CCTTCGTAAATATTGACATTGATTCATTCCTAGGTACATATGCATTCGATACTGTAAATGATATTGTTACTACGATGTATGCAATCTATGATAACTTTAATGCCTCAAACATTAACTATATCTTCTTTGCTACATTGAATGATGCTATGAGTTTGAAGAAATCTAGTTCAGATATCTTTAAGACATCATGGGTAGCTCTAGACATATCACAAAATGTTCTACCGGGTGAAAATAACTACAATACAGATATCGTGGATGTACAGCCGGGCGGTGCGTGTGATATTGATGAAAACATTGTGGTACCAACTCCACCACCATTACCATCACCATCACCAACACCATCAGTTACACCAACGGTAACTCCATCCATAAGTATGACTGTAACTCCATCGGTTACGGCAACGGTTTCATTTACACCTACACAGACACAGACACCGGCTCCAACTGGTACACCAGTACCTACACCGACAGCAACGGCAACCATTACACCTACTGTCACAACTACACCAGTTCCAACAAGCACACCAGATGTAACTGTAACTGTTACCCAAACTGTTACCCCAACATTGACAGCAACAATTACGCCTACTGTGACTGCAACTATTTCTATAACGCCAACACCATCCGTAACACCATCGGCAACATACTTGCCAGTTACGAATTATGATACGGCAGTTCAGAATAGTAACGCATTGGTTTACTACAAGTTCGATGATATCAACTCAACCATTGCAAAGGATAGCTCATTGTATGGTCGTGATGCTTTCTATAATGGTAATATCACTCAAGACGAAGATGGTCTGTTCCCTCAGTCTGGCCGTTCAATCACATTCAATAGTGATTACAATCAGGGTAACTTTGTATTGAATGATTATGATACTTACTTGGACCTAGATGGTGATTTCACAATCGAAGTGTTCGCTGATGCCGTGGCTGCTGATCAAGCATCTGCATTACCGATGTTGGTATATGTTCCATATGATGCTCAATCCTTCCAGCCACAGTTCATGCTTTACATTGACACCACAACCGGTAAGTATGCATTCCGTATTGCAACTACAGATCAGTCATTCGTTGAAGTTCAATCGGATGTAGATGCTGATGGTACCGCATATATGATCACATGTAAGCGTGAAGGTAATACAATTCATATGTTCATCAATGGTGTTGAAGTATCATCTGCAACTGCAACTGGTGCAACATTGTTGGCTCATACTTATGGTATCGCTCTAGGTGGTGCACCATACAGTATACCAAGTGTGAATAACTACATTGGTGGATTGGATAACTTCTCACTATATGGTGGAGCATTGGATGATTCAGATATTCGTCATCACTATGAGGTTGTCTCAGGTATTTTGATTTCACCATCTCCAACACCTACACCAACTGTTACACCAACTGTTACACCAACAATGACAATTACTCCTACATTGACAATTACACCAACGATCACTGCATCTGTTACACCTTCAGTAACAGCTACGCCACCAGTGACCAGAACAGTAACGCCTTCTGTAACGAGTACTCAGACCCCAGCAGCGTCACCTGAGCCTACCCATACTGTAACTCCAACACCTTCACAGGCTGGATCATATCAGTGGGTATTCGTAAGCTCACAGTTGATTGATGGGTGTCAGCCACCAAATACATCACAGTGTGGTGACTTCCCATCACCAACTATAACTTGTGATGCTAGCATGATTGGGTCACAGGTAAATTGTCCAACTTGTGCAAATGGAACTAGTGGTGATACCACAGATTCATTATATGAATGTCGTTTACAATAAACGACATTCATTCATAAATAATTGATTATTGGATAGTAGAAGAAATGGCTAACACGCTAGGTGAAAACATCAAACAATTGTTCAGACGTTTTAGTGATGGTGCATTAGTCGCTAAGAATGATTCGTATGATGTCGTGTCTGGTCATCAGCATATCCAAGAAGTTCCATCAACTATATGGTCAATCGTTCACGCTAAGGATTCAACATCCTTTAGTGTGAACGTATTCATTAATAATGAATTAGTTAAATGTGATGTTGAGATTGTAGATGATTGTAATATATTACTAATCTTCTCTGAGGCTGTTGCAGGGTATGCAAATCTATTATTTTTAATAGACCCAAATGAAGTTAATAATTGTGCACCACTACCAACAGCATCGCCAACACCAAATGTGACGGTTACTGTTACAATTACTCCTACATTGACGCCTACCATGACGCCAACGTTAACGATGAGTATGACACCGACTATTTCGGTAACACCATCAATTACCGCGTCTGCAACTTTAACTCCATCACCTACAATAACGATATCGCCATCGGCAACATCTGGTGTGTCACCGACCCCAACACTAACATCTTCAGTTACACCAACAGTTACAAGCTCTGTGACTATGACACCAACTGTAACGTTAACAAGATCAGCAGCGGTGACTCTAACACCGACAGTAACTCTAACACAGACACCAGAGATTACATTGTCACCAACTGTAACGTTAACACCATCATCAACAGTAACACCTACCATCACCAACACACCATCGCCTACAAGAACATTTACACCGACCCCATCGGTAACCTTGACGCAGCACAACTGTAACTTCGATGGTTCATCATTGAATGGTTGGGCAAACTCTGGTGCAGAGATGGTCGCAGACCCAACCAACTCTTCAGTTCAAGTTATTGGTGTACCAGAATATAGCTATGCATACATCAACTGTGTGCAGCCATTCGATATGTCCACACAGATAACTGTTGATGTTTATATGTCAAACTTGCTGACAGTTGCCGATGTATTGATTGGTTGTGATTCAACCGGTCATGGTATTATGGCTAGACTTGACTCAAGAAATTATAATAACACCGACCCAACCGACCCAAATCCAACTCTATACTGTGGATTTTTACAAAACTATTCATGGACAGGTTGGGACCAGAGCAGCGATCCAACACTAGGGAGCAATCTGCCTAAGTATGCATTAGCAACTGGTGTATGGAAAACCATAACTATTAAGGTAAATAGTCTGACTGATGCAGGTATTGTCCTTGATATGGTTATCGATGGTGCAGTTGTTGCAACATCAGTTCCATTACAACAATTTGGTAACTTCGTTGGCATCAATGGTGATAGAAATGATACATCATATGCATACATGCGTAACTTTGCAGTTAAGCGTGATCTGTTCATTACACCTACACCTACGGCAACACAGACAGTTACACCTACACAGACACCATCTGTTACTAAGACAATTACTATAACACCATCAGTAACTAGAAGTATTACAATAACTAGGTCTGTAACTCCTACAATTACAATCACTCCTACAATATCATCAACGCCTACACCAACTCCATCAAATGGATGGGCAGCGTTTGCCCATAGATATTGGAGAATGAATATCACAGCCAATAATGGTGACTCATCATACGTTGCTGTGACAGAATTGAGTTTGTATAATGACACCGGATCAGCAACAAATTTGGTTAACCCAGCATTAGCTACTACTAACTACATTGAATCTGGTGAAGCAAACACTGATAATAGTGGTAGCTTTGCATTTGATGGTGATAACTCAACAAAATGGACATCAAACACAAACACCGGTTATATTGGCTGGGACTTTGGAACAACACAAATAGTCAAAACTGTTGGCGTAATTGGTAACTATAGCGTTGGTGATCAAACTGCTAGTGCCCCTAGAAACTTCACAATCCAGTATTCTGACAACAATTCAACTTGGACAACGGCATTAACTGTAACTAACCAAACCAATTGGGCTGCAAGTGAGAAGCGAGTATTTACTCTAGATGCATTCCAACCAACACCAACACCAACTATTACACCAACGTTGACTAAAACACCAACGCTGACGCCAACAATTTCATTAACACCTTCATTAACAGCATCAGTATCGGTATCTCCGACTGTATCGATAACACCATCAGTTACAGGAACACCACCAGTTACCCTTACACACACAATTACACCATCAGTATCCTTATCTTCTTCAGTTACAGGAACACCATCAGTTACGCCTACCAGTACTACAACACCTACAATCTCGCTAACACCTTCATTAACAGCATCAGTATCGGTATCTCCGACTGTATCGATAACACCATCAGTTACAGGAACACCACCAGTTACACAGACATCATCTGTAACGCCATCTGTTACCGGTACACCACCAGTCACACATACATTAACACCATCACCTACAATCACCTTAACGCCTTCCGTAACTGGTACCCCACCAGTAACTCCAACCAGTACTGCAACACCCACAATCTCATTAACACCATCAGTGACAGCTACACCACCGGTAACCGCTACACGTACCGTTACGCCAACAATTTCAGTAACACCTTCAGTAACATTAACTGCTTCAGTTACAGGAACACCACCAGTAACTCCAACCAGTACTGCAACACCTACAATCTCATTAACACCATCAGTGACGGGAACACCACCGGTTACACAAACTATTACACCTACTGTGACAGCTACACAGACTATTTCAGTAACTCCATCAGTAACAGCAACCCCTTCGGTTACTATTACACGTACTATTACACCTACAGTAAGCCTAACGCCTTCAGTAACTGGTACACCACCAGTTACACCAACTCACACTGCCACACCTACAATCTCATTAACACCATCAGTAACTGGAACACCACCAGTCACACCAACAATGACAGCATCAGTAACACCAACAATAAGTTTGACACCTTCAATCACCTCAACTGTCACACCATCGGTTACCGTGACAGTTTCCCATCCAGTATTGGGATTCAGTTTGGTTGATGCCTCAAGCGGAAGTACATTACCAACAAATCAGGCATTAGCAGCATCGGGTACGACTGGTGATGCTACGCAGGGTGTGGGTTGCAATGGTGTTGCTGCAAGCTGCTCCGGTAGTGGAACTGCACCTAAATCAACATTAAATATTAAGGTTAAACCATCAGGTGGTAATGGCCCATACACTGTTAAAATAACAAATGTTGCTAGAACACAGAATGTCACGGATTGTCTACAGTTTGGTTATGGTACCGACCAATCAACAATATTGAACAACACATCACAGAACAATATAACCAACGAACAATTCTTTGTTGGTGATGGTACTACCGTCACTGCACCATTAACTGTTGGTGGTACTGCAATCTATTCATATAATGGGATTCCAACAGTTTACCTAACTGATTGGAGAGGTACTTTTGCATTATCTACATCACCACGTACTAACCTAGCAAATCCATCAAGCTATGGTAGTAACTGGACGCAGGGTGCTGCAACTGGTACGTTCAATTATTCTACTGTAGCCGGACCATCTGGTGCTGTGACTGCACGCCGTTCAGTGTTGATTATTACAGCACCAGCCAATGCTGGTTTAAGATTGAGTGGGCCTAATCAAATTGTTCTTGGCAGAACATATGTTGCTACATGCTATGTGAAAGGTATTACCGGTAGTGAATCATTTAAGTTCTATCATGGTGGTACCGATAATACTGATGGTCCTACGGCAAACACATATCCATTGATTAATCTAACTACTGACTTCACCCGTCAGCAGGTTCGCTATACATCTATAACAGGCGCAAGCGCATTAGGTATGGACCTAGTAGTCGGATCACCAGTTGGTCAGGGGTTTGATATTGATAATATTCAAATAGAAGAATTACCAAACGTAATACCTAACACAACAAATTGGGCAAGTAGTGCAGATATTGGAGTTACAACCGCAACAATCAACGCACCGGATGGTACATCTACAGCTAAAATATTAACTAAATTGACAGCATCAGCAGCCAAGGCATCAGCACTACCTGTAGCTACGTCCTTCGTAACATCACCTAGTGATGTATGGGAAGCATTATTTTGGGTATCTGGTACATCGACATCAACTAAAATAACATGTGGCCTTCGTGCTGGTGGGTCAGACGTTTGGGGTTCTAGTTTAACTGATCTTGACATAGCTATAATATCTGGTAGCGGTACGGTTCAAACACAGTCAAACCTACCTGCTGCTGTAATCATTACTGGTTTGTCAAATGGTGGCTGGACATTGGTGCGTATCCGTAGAAAGAACATGGCTGCCGGTGTGAGCTTGACCCTAAGCGTATATCCAGATACCAACACATCTTCAACCTTAAATGCTGCTAACATGGTTTGGGAAGCCCGCCTTTATAAGGTCCAAGATGGGACATCATTTATTAAGACAACGACAGCAGCCCTTACTGTAACAGATTACACTATTGCGCAGCCGGGTACAGTGACGCTATCGCCTGCACCAGCATCAGGTGTACCATTAACTTGGACTGGTATCCAGAATGTTGTAAACTTGAGTTTACCTCAGAATTTAACATTGACTGATAACGGTGATGGTACATTTGGGCCATTAACTCTTCTTGGTGATTGTAATCAAACTACTAGTGCTATGGATGGTACACTAAGCTTGCAGGTAAGCGATTACTATAATTTCACGCAGACTTTGAGTATTCCATACACAGTTAAGCGTACTTTCTTAACACCGACACCAACACCAACAATGACACCAACCCCATCGCCATCATTGACACCACCGATGGATATACAAGAAATAGATATGACTCAGAGTACTATTGATCCATCGATCAGTTTTACGAGAACAACATCAAAGTCTTATTATGATAATAATGGTGTGTTACAGTCAGCAGCAGCTAACGTTTGGCCTCTAGAATATGATCCAGCGACTTTACAGGTTCTTGGTAGAAGCGTATGGGAACAGAGAACAAACCTATTAGCTTATTCTGCTCCTACTACTAACTGGACAGCAATTGGAGCAACTAATACTGATGGTGTTACTGCACCTGATGGCTCATCAGTATCTAGGTTGGTGACAATTACATCAGCTACAGTGAATCAAGGATTGATCCAAGGTCCAACTGGCATATCACATACAATTGGTAGTAATTATGCTATATCTTCATATGCATTAGCTGGTTCAGTTGGTTGGATGTGTATACAGGATACGGCAGGTTATGCTAGCAAATATGTACAGTCTACGAATACTGTAACTGCTGGTCCTTATAATAATGCAACTTCTGTATCTACATATCTGCAACCACTACCTAATAATTGGGTTCGTTTTGGTGGAACCTATGTTCCAGCAGTAAGCAACAATCTATCTACACGACTATGGCCGATTAATAATGGTGCTAGTAATGGTGCAGTAGGTGATTCTGCATATTTCTTTGGTGCACAGGTAGAATTGGGTACAAATCCAAGTCCATATATCCCAACTACGACTGCTGCTGTAACAAGAACACCAGACGTTGCAGTCATTGCAGTTCCATCTAATGTCACCAAGATTGTATTCATTTTCTCTGATGGGACGGTACAGCAAGCATCTGTCACTAGTGGCACTAATTTCACTATTCCATCTTACAATAAGATAATTAAAACTATAAGACTATACAGCTAATGAATATTACTTTTTTAAAATTTTATGACGAACAAGCTGCACTATTTGCAATGGGGATGTATACTGACAATGATGGTAATTTCATATTTAATGACCCAAATTATTCAATAGACATAATAGGGATTATCTATGATGGGGGAACATATCAATATAATGATGATGGAACCACTACCGTTGTAGATGAGCCAACACCTCGTGATGGGTGGCATGTTAATTTCTTGGGTGATCTAGATTCTTCCCTGATGGATTACATCATAACCCCTAAAAATCCAGTCAGGATATTCGCCTAACTAATATAGGAGAGTGCTAATAAATAGTAGGATTAAAGAATCCATTATTACTATGATTATAACTTTCCGTCAGGGTATCATTACCGGCCAGATTTCGCAGAATTTCATTCAGTTAGTGAATGGAAAGGTTAATATCAACGTTGATGTACAACGTTTAGATATGGCCTTTGCGTATGGTTCAATGGATTATCTTTTTACTGAATCAGAAAATATTGTTGGTGCTTGGGGACCATTTACTAACAATACTAATACTTACCTATATTGGGATATCGATCTATCTACTGGTATCCGCACTTTTGGTACGTCAAAATATGCTTTGACTTTCGGTGCAGTTTTACCTACAAGTCCTAATATTGATCAACACTTTTTCGATTATAATGATAATAAGATGAAAGTGTGGGATGGTAAACGTTGGAATGAGAAGCTTCGCGTATTCGCAGGATACGTGCAGGGTGGTGCAGTTCTAAATTCTCAATCCTTTGGATCACAGGTAAATCTAAATGCGCAAATTTCTTTGGGATATATTCTTTATGATAGTAATAGGAATCCTCTTAAAATTTCTGACAAAACTGGAAGATCAGTATTTGTAACTACTGAAAGCTCAATCTACACACAGAATGATATCCATAATGCTTACAAGATAGATGCCGTTCTAATGGATGGTAAAGCTCTTGAGCCAATTCCTGCTTTCCATTGTATTACATGGAAAGGTCCAAAACAGATCGGTGTTGCATCATATGTTGATTACACGAGACCATGTATTGGTGTATCAGTTGAAAAGTCAGGTAAGGATGATGTAAAACAATTCATTACGAAAGGGTTTGTGACCAATTATAATAATTGGAATTTTACTGCTGCACCAAACACCCCACTTTTCGTAGGATCAACTGGCGAAATAACCACCACTGTTCCACAGCAATATTCACTTCAGAAGATTGGGCATGTCGTATCACCAGATACGATCTTTGTTGATCTTCAGGAAATCATCTTAATTGAAAACATAGTAACTGTACCATCACCTACACCTACAATTACTCCGACATCAACTTTAACACCAACTGCAACGCGTTCACCAACGCCTACAGCCACATCTAGTGCAACACCAAGTCCTACGCCATCGGTAACTGCCACCGTAACTCAGACTCCGGTACCGACTGTAACACCAAGCGTTACGCGTTCAATAATGCCTAGTATTTCTACTACTACAACAGTAACCCCAACACTTACTGCGACTCCACAGGCCACAATTACTCCAACTCCAACTCCATCGGTTACAGCTAGTGCAGTACCAGTGAGTGGAGACTCTGATGTTCTAGTATTATTATATGCTGGATTGGATGATGCAGACCCAAGATTGGCACTATCTGTTCTATCTGATTCTACTGTTCGTACAGACATCAGTGACTTCTCAGTTAACTGGCCGCAGATTCAATCGGCAACATTACTACAATCATTGACTGAAAATGCAAGTGTTGGTAATAAAATTACACGAAAGATAAGAGTAGGTGATTTGGGTGCTAGCGGTAATTTCATCTCAGTAAATGCACCAGATTCATTTACCCCAACATTTAATGGTTACGATAGAAGCCTATTCAAATCTGGTAGTTTCTCCAATGGAGCATTCAATCAGTATTCCGGTGGAACATCACAGATGCAACCATATATAGACAGAATAGCAAATAGTCCAGAGGGTGTATTAGCATTAACATCTTATGCTGTTGATACATTCACCAATCTACAATATGGTATTATTAAATATGAGGCACTTGAGAACATTGATGAATTATTGATGTTCTATAATGGTACTCAGTTAACAGTCACTGTTACAAATCCAGAAATATTCCAAAGCTATCAGCTAATAGGTATTGCAGGTGTAGACACCTTACCTAATGGTAAGGCATTCATGTTAGGTATGGATAATGGATATATGGCAGTATTTGTTATTGATGTAACAAATCTTGATACTACAGCACTTACTGTTACTGTAACATATAGAAAACTTTCATCAGGTGTAGCACCAACCAATGGTCTATTCCATGATGCTGATAACTTTAGCTATAATGCTGATGTTTATGAAATAAAGGCATCAGGTAGCAGATACTATATTTCTGGTGTAAGTAGATCATTTGCTTCACGTCAATCGATATTAGATGGCTGTAGTGATAAAAATTATCAACAACTATATTCATTTGTAATTGCATATAATGTTGACACTGATGACACTGATGCTGTTTATTTTGGTACCACATATGATTATGGTTATGTCTCAGTTACAGATGATTATGCATTCAAGATCGATCCAGACCTAAGCACTGCACCGGGTAATGGTAGTATCTTAAATGTTTATGCATTAGGTAATGGTGAAGCATTATTAAAGACCAATCAATATTTTAACTCAGTCTCACCACCGGGATATGACTTACGTCTACGTACCGTAAAACAAAATGATGGTAGTATTAATATCTACACATTTGGTGGTGGAACATATAGATACATTCCTACACAAAACATAATATATACATCGAATGTAAATGAAATGTATGCTGACATGCCTGTTATATCAATAACTGATTCAGGTAATTCTGCATGTCCAGATGCCTATAATAATATTGTTATCGACACATGGGCCGGTAAACTCGGAACACCATTTGTTATTACACCATCTGCAACACCACAACCATCACCAACACCAACACTAACCCCTGCACCAGTGCAGGCTAATAGTTATGATCCAGTAATTCTTGCTGATTCTCCAACATCGTATTGGTCGTTTAATAGTAATAGCAATGATGATATATCTGGATCACCATTGACATTAAATGGTGTAACATCATTAGTCAGAGACGTGTATGGTAATACATTGCAAATTAATGGTGCTAATTCTGGTGCATCAATATCTAATACTATTTCATTATCTTCAAATTTCTCAATGGAAGCATGGATTAAGCCTTCATCTTTCAGTGGATATGGTACTATTTTTGGTGATTCCAGAGATGGGTATTATGGATTACAGTTTGATTCCACCGGAACCCTTTATCTATATGTACAAAACTTCAATACAGTATTAATCCCTACAGGAACATTTGTTATTGGTAATACATATCATATCGTGGTTACTGTTGATAGTGATCGTAATATAACCACATATGTAAATAGTTCAAAGACTGGTGGAACTGATCTTTACCCTAGTGATAATGTGTTAACTGTTGGCTTTATAGGTACAGATGCTGATGGTGAAACTTTCTATGGGAATATCGGAAATCCTGCTCTTTACTTGAACACCGTATTGACTCAAACGCAGGTAACGGCACATTACAATGCAGGAATCACTGGATATAAGTACCCACTATAATGTCATTATTTTCTAATTTTAAAAAAGTTCTTTTAAATAAAAAGACCGGTAACATAATTAACACAGACAAGAATCTTGAAAAATTTCAGGATGGGTTTACTTATGCATCAACAATACCATCATCACAATGGACCATAAATCACAATTTTGATTCTACTGATATCATTGTGGAGATTTTCATTTATGACGATAATAAGAATCTTATTAAGGTAAAACCAGTTGTCACTTTCATGGATGGGAAATCAATATTAGTTGATTTCCTCGGTGAACAGGTAACTGGTAAAGCAACTCTATTATTCTTTGGTACAACATTGGACCCAATGGATTTGGTAACACCATCCCCAAGCCCTACCAGCACTCTGACGCCAACCCCTACACCAACAGCATCATCATCACCAACTCCTACCCCAACGATTTCATTATCGTTGACACCTTCACGTACACCAAAGCCAACCAATACAGCAACACCTTCTGTTACGGCATCTGTCACACCAACGTTAACCATTACGCCAAGTTTGACACCATCACCAACACAAACATTGACACCAACAGCAACATCGTCGGTAACACCATCAGTGACAGCATCAGTAACCCCAACGGTTTCGTTTACGCCATCGTCAACGGTTACGCCAACGCCTACAGCAACCCCTGAAGTTACCTCAACATTAACTCCAACACCTGAACCATCAGTTTCCCCAACGTTGACACCTACAGCTACGGTAACTCCAACAATGACTGTAACTCCAACGTTGTCAGAAACACCTTCAATAACACCAACACAGACCCCATCTGAAAGTGTATCACCAACACCTTCACCAACAATTTCATTCACTCCAACGCTTACCTCAACCAGAACACCAACTGTTACGCCTACGATTTCCGTAACACCTTCAATAACACCAACGTTATCAGTTACGCCATCAATAAGCCCAACAATTTCTCTATCTGGATCGGTGACACCAACTATTACTGTAACTCCAAGTATCTCACCTTCAATGGAGCCGACACCTTCAATGTCAGCATCATTTGCAACACCAACACCGTCTAGTACCTAAGGATTAGTATGAAAAATAAACCATATTTTGATCAACCATTTGCAAACTTTTGGTATGATGAGCAATTTGTAACATATATCACTAATACGATGGCCGTATTCTCAGAACTATATGTTAAGATTGGTAAGAATGATTTTGATTCACAGAGTTCTCTGGTTAAGGTTCCAGTCCGTTATGGTGGTGCAGATCGTGTTGTGGATGCAATTATTGCTGGAAATACACAGAACGTCCCGTTAAGATTACCAGTTATCTCAATCAAATTAGCTGATGTTCAGCCGGATCGTTCGCGCGCCAAAGGTACTGGAACTACCGAAAGAAGAGTATTCAAGACTCGCGGTGGTTCTCTTCCTGATGACTTGACAGTCATGCACAGAAGAACAGCTAACCCTTATGAGTTCTTCTTTGAAGTGAATTTCTTTGTATCAAATGAACTACAGAAGTTCCAGTTGCAGGAACAAATTTTAACGATCTTTGATCCATCCATTCAGATTCAAACAAGTGATGACCCATTTGATGGAACCAAAATTTATAACCTTGATTTGGTAAGTGTAAATTTCGAAGAAAATTATCCGGCAGGAACAGATAAGAAAATCATCCAGTTCAGCATGATTATGAGCGCTCATGGTTGGTTGCAGGTTCCGCTAGATTTTAGACTTGACTACATTAAAAGAGTCATGCTTAAGGTTACCAAACTTGATCAGAATGATAGTTACTTTGAACAAATTGAGGCTGAAATCAATCGCCCCGCAGATGAAGATGGCTATGAAACTATCATTGATGTAGACAAAATGGATGATTTACCGAGAGAATAATCCAAAATTAGAATTACATATTCTATAAATATTTAAAAATCAATATTAAATGGGAGATTTTTAAATGGCATCAAACTTAATTTCACCGGGCGTATCGGTCAATATCATTGATCAGTCATTCTACGTTTCTGGTATCGCTTCATCTGTTCCGTTGCTATTCATTGCAACTGCTGACCAGAAATTGCAGGCTGATGGTGTCACACCAGCGCTAGGTACTTATGACTATGGTGTTCTCCGTGAAGTAACGTCTGTCCAGCAGTCACAGAACCTTTTCGGTACTCCTAGATTCCTAACTTCCCCAACTGGTGATGCATATCACGGTGATGCTCGTAACGAATATGGCCTAGACGCCATCAATAAAGCTTTGGAAATTGTAGACCGCGTGTATGTTATTCGTGCAAACGTTAACCTAGATGACTCAATCGAAAGCATTCAGGGCCTATGGGAAAGAAAGATTTCCGATGCTGCTGACTATTTGAACACTCTTGTTCAGAGCTATGTTGACCAGACTAATCTAGCAAATGGTTTCCTACCATCTGATCCGGGTTATGTAGAAACTGTAACTGGTGAACAGTTGAAGACACTAGTAAACGAAGCATTAGCTGATACACTAGCGTCATTCTCATTCTCATCACAGAAGTTCCAGAACGCATTCATTCAGGACCATGATGTTCCACACGCTGGTTATCAGGATGTTCTATTCACAACATCAGGTGGTTTCCTACAGCTATCAGATATCACAGGTCTTCTTCCAGCTTCACGCTATAGCGCTGATGTTGAAGTAGTAAGTGGTACTGGTACTCAGGTTGTCAACGTCTCACTATTGGGTCGTCAGGCTGTCACCTTTGGTGATCTAGTCAGCTATTTGACAGCACATCTAGGTGCTGCCGGTTCCGCACAGCTACTAAACGGTAGATTGCGTTTAACCTCAAGCCTAGCTGGGGTAACATCATCTGTTAATATAATTGCTGACGGCGTAAGCGGTTCACTACCATTGTTCGCAAGCCTAAACCTATATCAGTCATTGGATGTTCCTGTTGATGGTACCGGTTCTGGTGCACTAAACATTTATGATTCAACATATACAACTATCGTTGGTTCATACACTGGTTTGGATGATATGATTGATAGTTGGACAAGTGGTAACGTCATTCCAGATGAATTTACTGCTGCTGAAGCTGAGGGTCTATTGTCTGCTGCTGGTTCAGATTTTGAATTCACCAATGAATTCAAAAATTACACTATTCTAGGTGCTAACGATGCAGCACGTCGTGCTGCCATTGTTAAGGCTCTTCAGGCTGCAATTAATGATCCATCATCTGGTGTAACTTCAGATGCATTGGATTACAACGTTGTTGCATGTCCGGGTTACTTCGAAACTTCAGATGAACTAGTACGTCTATCACAGTCTGTACGTTCAGAAGTATTCGTAGTTGGTGAAACACCATTCGATAAGGCTCCTACAGGTCCAAGCGGTATCACAACATGGGCTGTAACTCCTGCAAGAACAAACAACAGCCTAATTGGTTACTGGTATGGTCATGGTATTTCTTCAAACCTTGACGGTGCTGACATCATGACATCTGCTGGATCAACCGCTGTTAGAACTATCCTATACAACGATTCAGTCGGTGAACTATGGTATGCACCAGCCGGTGTAACAAGAGGTACATGCCCACACCTAAGCAATGTAGGTTATGTAACTGGTACATTAGGTACTGCAACAACATTTACACAGAACTACCTAGATGATGGTACTCGTGATTCATTGTACGAAAACCCAAAAAATATCAACCCAATTTCATACATTCCGGGTCGTGGTATTTTGGTAATGGGTCAGAAGACATCACAGACTGCAACATCAGCATTGGATAGAATCAACGTTCAGCGCATGACCTTGTACATCAAGCGTCAGCTAAGAAAGGCATTGTTCGCATTCTTGTTCGAACCAAACGACAAGAAGACTTGGGATTCAGTCAAGTCCATGGTTGACAATTTCATGAGTACTCTGGTTTCACGTAGAGGTCTATATGACTACCTAGTAGTTTGCGACGCATCTAACAACACAGGTGACACTATTGACAACAACGAACTTCATGTAGCTGTTTACATGAAGCCAGTCAAGGCAGTAGAGTTTATCTACGTTGACGTGACACTTGTAAACACTGGTACTGATCTATCCACTGTAGTTTAATCTACAGAAATAAGAAAAAAGAAACCCGCCTTTCGGCGGGTTTTTATTGGGATATTATATTGATTACTGGATTTTGTGTTCGTAGTAATCTTTCAAACGAGATTCAAGCTTAGCTTTGAAGTCTTTATCAAGCATCTTGTACTTGTCTTTACCATAAACTTCAATAGCCTTAGGTAGGAACTCACCAACGTTAGAGCCAACCATTTCTTTCTTTAACTTATTTAAACTTAGTTTAAGAACTTCTTTGTGGCCTAGGTCTTCACTAGCACGTTCAACTCTATCATCTACTTCTTTCTTAGCATCAAAATACTGAGCTAGTTTTGTATTAAGTTGATTTACGAGTTCAACATATGACTTCTCAAAAGCATTTCTGGTATTGAGAGCATTGGTCTGCTCATAAGACGAACCCTTATCGTCATCATCACTACCTTCATCAGGTGTTGCATCATTGAAGAATTTAAAGAAAGCACTCTTGAAATCTGATGAACGCTTAGCATCTGATAGAAAGGTATCGATATTATGGCGTTTTGGAAGTCTTGGGGTTGATATAAAAATAGCGTGGCGATTGTCTTCACTATGACGACCGATCTTAATACCTTCCTTGCCCTTTACAATATAAAGTTCAAGGTTATTGTATTTCTTGTTCTTGATTAGTCTACCTACATTCAACTTGATTTTGTCAGTTGAATAATCTACGTGACCATCATCAGCCATGTCAATGATTTTTTGAAGGACAAGCATAGCCTCATTATCTACAGGCTTTTTGTCGAAAAGCTCATAAAGTAAATGTTCTTTGAAGGATTGCATAGTTCTCTCATTAATTGTTTTTATTATTTATCAAAGAAGAACACCCATACCTTAATATCGTTGAGTTTAAGGTAATGATTTGTCCAGATTTTTTCTGCCAGTTGATAAATAATAAGAAATCAGCATTGGAGATTCTGAATGGCAACATTACAAGACGTTGGTAACGATACCGGTAGTATTGGTATTTACCAGCCAAAAATTAGAAACAAGTGGAGATTGACATTCATTGGTGTTGGTAACAGCATTGATGACGGTGAAGCTTTGACCGTTCAGGCCGTAACTGCTGAGCGTCCTAAGTTGAACTTTGAAAAGATCACGCTTGATCGTTACAACTCTCGCGTATTCATTGCTGGTAAACACAGCTTTGATCCTATGAACATTACGTTTGAAGATGATATTGGTGGTAAGGTAGCTACGTCTATTCAGAACCAGCTTGAAAGACAGCAGAACATCATCGCTCAGACTCCTAGCCCATTGCTACCATCATCTGCCGCTGGTGAACTATATAAATTCTCCATTAGAATTGACATGTTGGATGGTGGTGAAGTTATTCTTGAATCATGGTCTATCGAAGGTTGCTGGTTAGAGAGCGTCGATTGGACTGACCTTGACTACACTGCAAGTGAACAGGTTAAGATTAACATCACAGTTAGCTATGACCATGCACGTCAGAGAAACACTGGTACAGAGTTAGATGCTCACAACGGCTCAGGCCCACTATAAGGTTATTTCAACCTCATCGAAAAGCCCCTTTTTAGGGGCTTTTCTTTTTATAAATATATTAAACAGGATGTATCATGACCATAGTATTTAAACCAAAATTCTCCATTGATCGTATTCAGTCGAATTATTTTTCTAGAAGTTTAGATACTTCACTCGCTACATTCATTACAAATAATTTTACCTCTGATACATCAAGTATCAGCAGTCAGGCTGTGACATTACCAGCTACTGGTGTTGATAAAGTTTTTTTATCATCTATTATAATCGATTATGGTAATGGACCTATTTCTCAAGGACTAGATTCCATTCTATTAATTAATAGAAATGTGATAAATGGGACAACCGCAACCAGTGATATTTTTGGTAATGAAATAGTTGCATATGGTAGCGTTGATTTTAAAACATCATCCAAGGACACCGCTAGGCAGATTATAGTAGCTAACTTAAAGATGACAAATGTACTCTCATATGCCTCTGCAAGTTTGCAAGCAACATACTATGCACAAATAGATAGTATCGTCATTGATGTTAAATCGGGTAAATACACTGTAGACAAATATAAAAGTACTTTGCTGAATTTGTCTAAGCAGATTGCAAGGGTACTATTGAACAAATAATATGGCACAAATAATTAGACCAAACACATTTACTCCAACTAGAAAGCTTAAAAACTCTATTGGCTCAGCAGATACCCTCGACTCACAAGGCTTTCCAGCTTTAGCAGCCGATATTCCTGATCGCTTTGCTACTACTGAGCAACCTAAGTTAAAGTTTTTATTCACAGTTACTTTCTATCCAAGAGAAGAAAACATGACGCTTCCAGAAACGGGAGTGGATAACATGGATGAGAATAGTTTTGCATTGAAGCGTGCGACACGACCTAATCCACAAATCACATATCAGGATGTTAACTTTTACAATTATAGAACAAAGATTGCAACTAAAACTGATTACGGTACAGTCTCTCTAACATTCTATGATGATGTAGTCCATAGAGCGCACTCGATTTTCACAAATTATCTAACTACGGTAAGCCCTATCTTCAGCGTAAATAAGGATCAAATTGATCTTCTAAAAGAGATTGATGACGATACTGGCTTGATCAGGGGATCAAGTATTGGACGCTTAAATAAAGGTGCAGGACCATTTAAATATATGCGTGTAACCCACTACATGATAAATCCCATGGGAAATGATCCAATGGATAGAACCATGTCACAGATGGTTCATTATGACTATATAAATCCTAAGATTGTTAATTTTAATCTTGATGAACTAGACATGTCACAATCTGATGTTAGCAGCATTGAATTCGTATTCAACTATGATTCTGTAAACGTTGTTTACGACAACCCATTGGTTGCATCTAATAACAATAGCGCAACATCGACATCTGACAATACACAGAATGTAAAAGCAACATCAGTCAATCCAACAGTAACCGTCTCCCCAGCAGGTGATGTTAATGGAATAGGTATCTCATAATGGCATGGGCTAAAGGTTTATATACAGCAAAAAACCCACACAAATATCTAGGTGATTTGGACAAAATCATTTATCGATCTTCATGGGAGCGTTCATTTTTTGAATTCCTCGATGATAATCCACATATTATAAATTGGGCATCAGAACCATTCCCTATCCCTTACATGAAACCAACTATGGTAAATAATAAGCCTACTGTTAAGAAAGCTAATTATTTCCCTGATTTATTTGTGGAATATGTAGATAAGGAAGGTAATGTTCATCAAGAATTACTTGAAATCAAGCCTCAAAAACAAACAAAGCCTTCAAGATCAAAGAAGGCTACTGTAAAAATACAGGAAGACTATGCATTCGCTGTTAACACCGCCAAGTGGAAGGCCGCTAAGGACTGGTGTAAGCATAATGGAATGGATTTTAAAATAGTCACAGAAAAGTCAATATATCTGTAATTTTGCCATAAATATAAACAAATACTGGAATTTATAATGGGATTTAAAAACTTCCTACAAGAAAACGCATCAGCCGGTTCAACAAGTGCAAGTTCAATTGCTTCAGGTGACTCACGTACAGCACGTAGTGAACACCGTTCAGCCGACAATGACTGGCATTCAACCCGTGACCGTGAGAAGCATGATGAGAAACATTATGCTGGAATGCGTGAGAAGATTTCCGCTGCCAAGGAAAAATCCGCAGCACAGAAGAAAAAGAAAGGCTCATTCAAAAGTTTTTTATTTGGTAAAACAAATGAAGCATTTGATATGGGTGATGTTGTCTCACGCCTAAAGAATGTAGATATGGAATCATCTGCCTCCGGTCAGGAAGACTCCGTAGTATCCTATGGTGTTGAGGACGATAAGGGTAATATAATGCGTATTACCGTCCGCGCCCATCAGGCAAAAGAATTTGAAGAAACTCTAGCTACTCAGCTAGCAGACAATAAAGAAAACAAGAAGAATGGTATCAATCTTCAGGGTAATTCACTTGCTGAAATTCTTTATAATTTAAGAGATACATTTGAAATTATCACTGTTGACTTCCCTATTATTCCTAAGGATGTAGTCTACAATGCTGACATGGCGAGCAAAGCTCCTGCTGTTGGTATGGCAACTGATGAAGATGCAGGTGGTGATTTGGATGCAGGTTTTGATAATTTTGATCAAGGTGCTGATCTATCAGCCGATTCATTAGGTGGTGATGCTGGTTCAGACGGCCTAGGTGATGATCTAGGTGATGACCTTGGCGATGGCACTGGTGGTGCTGATGATGGCCTTGGTGGTGATCTAGGTGGCGATACTGGACTAGGTGGTGGTACTGGTGATGATCTTGATTTAGAAGGTGATAATGTTGAAGACTTTTCAGAAGACCCAGCAGCATCAGATGATCAAGGTTCCATTCTACAAAGCATTATTTCCATGTTGAAAGCACAGGCTAATGCACAGGAAGCAACATCCAATGCTGCTGCTGAAGAAGCTCGCGCAAAGCAGTCCGAATGGTCAGCAATCGCAGCCGATAAGGAAGTTCGCAGACAGGAAGAGCTAGCTAGAGTTGATGCACAGTATCAGGCTCAGAAGAAGAAGGATAAGGAAGCTAAGAAATATGCAGACCTTGCCCGATTTAATGTTGAAAAAGCTCAAGGTGGTATGAGAGAATCATTTCTTATGGCCGCACTAAAGCTAAATGAAGATCAATTTGATGACCCACGAGCGCTTCAGAAACAGAAGGACAGTTTGACATCAAAGTATCAGCTAAATGCTGGTGACAGTGCTGAAACCAAAATCTACAAGCAGAAAATGTATAAATTAGAACTGACACAGTTGGATAGCAGAATTGCTGCTGCCCGTTTGACTGCACAGTTTAATGCTGATAATCAGGCTCAGAACCAAAACAATCAGCAACAGCAGAATCCTAACCAACAGCAACAGCCACAACCAAATCAAAATGCACCAGTCCCAAACACAGCAGCACCAAGCGCTGGACAAGGTGCGGGTACCTCACCATCTAATAGTGGAGTAAACTAATGCGTTTTGAATCTTTAGAAGAACTCATTGTGTATTTTGTTAAGGGTGACAAGAACGTTCAGGACTATGACATTGAACTCACTGTCAGGCCGGAAATTGCTCCTGCTAAAGATTCAAATGATGAAGTTGAACCCGAAGATGGTGTGGAACCAGCCGAGGAATTGGTAACAGAATCCACAAAGGTTAGATTGACTGGCTTGAATGGTTTGAGTATCATGGAAGCATCCATTGGTGATGAAAATATTTTATACGTTGATTCCTATGAAGCAGTAAAGGATTACTGTGGAACAGGTAAGATCAATGTGTTTGGTAAAACTCTAGTCGTTAATATGTGCGAAATGAATGATGTTGCACAAACACAAATGTCCATTGACATCAACGGCGTTTCTTCTTATAATGTTGACTTTAAATTACGCTTACTTTCTGAAAAGCCAGAGGGTTCGCCGGTAATTCAATTAAAGGAAGTATTATTGGATGTCAAACAAGTATAAATCCCCGTTCATCCTAAGAGAAGATTTCATTTCACCTGAGTGGTGTGAAGAAATTATTTTATCTTTGAAACACAATGTCCCTAATAGGGACATTAAAAAGAATCCCATCAAGACCATGAAATTTAATGCTCTTGCTGAACTACGTCTGTTACCTAAGGTTGATGACCTTTTAGATGAAGCAGAAGAATATTATGGCTTCACTGCTGTAGACACAAAACAATTTGTGTTTGAATGGTACACTGAAGGTTATAATGCAATCACTCCCACCTCGGACAATTCTAATTTTTTTGCTGGTAAGTGGCATAAGATGAAAGATATTGACTTTACAATCATTATCTTCTTATCATCCTCAAAGGGTAGCGACTTACGTGATACGTTCGTTGAATCATTTGGTGGTGAGCTAGAATTCATTAACCATGATTTGACAATCAAACCTAAAGCGGGCACAATGGTTATGTTCCCCTCAAACCATTATTTCTTGAACACTGTGTCTAGCGTGTCTCTAGGAAATAGCAACATGATCCGAATCCATGTAACAGCAAGCACACCATTCCAATACTCACCTAATGATTATCAGGGTGACCATAGAGTTTGGTTTAAATAGGAAGCACCATGAGTTTTAATTTAATTCTAGATGTTGAGTCGAATGTAGATAATGTGACAATTTCGGTTGATCCGTTTCTTCAGGTTGAAACAACAGAAGATATTCTCAATATTAATTTCACAACAACTAACTAAGGTAATTTAAGATGACTACAAAGAAAGAAGATTCCTCATTTATCGTTCCAAGCAGCCCAACAGACCGCAAGGCGATTCGCGAAAAGATTATTGAAATCAGTAAACTTCTAATTGAAATCAAGGATTTGAATTCAGCAAAGAAGGATTTCGCCAATGATCTATATGAGAATTTCAAGGTTCCAAAGAAGTTGATTAATAAGCTTGCAAAGGCTCAGATGGATCACAACTATACCGAAGTGACTGAAGAGAATTCAACCTTCGAATTGATTGCAGAAGCTATCATGACCACAACTGGTCCTGCACCAGCAGCACCAACAGCTTCAGACGAAGACTGATTGTTAAAACAAACTAGGTTAGATATACTAAGGTGGGCAGAAATGCCCACCTTTTGTTTTTGGAGAGAGTATGACATATATTTCAGCAGCGTTAACGGAAGACAGGAAGCATGTCGCCGTTTGGGAGCGTGATGACGCTGGCCTTAGATCGACTAAGTATTATGATGCACCATATTACTTCTACACTGAAGATAAGAATGGTAAGTATAAAGATATTTACGGTAAAAAGTTAAAGAAAACTGAGTTTGCTTCTTCTCGTGAATTTTATGATGAAAGAAAGCGAAACAAAGAAGATGGTATCTCGATGTATGAATCAGATATCCAACCACACTATAAGGTTATTTCTGAACATTATTATCAGAAGCCTGTAGGTAAGCTAAACTTTACCCTATTCGATATTGAGACGGACTATGATCCGGCTAGAGGCTATGGGTCAACTGACAATCCACACGATCCAGTAAGTGCAATTTCTATCTATCATCATCATTTAGATAAAATGCTGGTGTTTGCTGTACTTCCTAGTAATGATAAGTGGACAAAGAAAGATGTTCCAGATGACCTTAAAGCACTATCAACCATCATAATTTGTAAAAATGAAAAGGAACTTCTTGAAAGATTTCTAGATGAGATTCAAGACTCTGATATCATCAGTGGTTGGAATAGTTCGTTCTTCGACGTTCCATATCTCTATATGAGAATGAAGAAATACTACAGTGAAGCAATGGCTAATCGCCTATCCTTCTATGATGCACCAAAGCCAAGAACTAAGGAAATTGAAGTATACGCCGGACAGACTCAGCTACAGGTTGATATCTTTGGTCGTGTGCATATCGATTACCTTGAGCTATTTAAGAAGTTAGAACAGACCACGAGACCATCATTCTCATTGGAAGCTATCTCTGAAGAGATTATGCCCGAACTAACCAAGTTGTCTTATGAGGGAACATTGTTCACGTTGTATCATGACAATTTTCCAGAGTTCTTAAGATACAACGTTAGAGATACGGAAGTTCTAAAGGGTTTTGAAGAAAAGCTAGGCTACATGGAAGTCGCAATTCTTTCCTATCACTCAAATACTTCGTTGATGAACGATACTTTAGGAACGGTTAAGAACGTTGAATGTGCGATGATTAATCGTTGTCATTATAAGATGGATGCTCGTGCGCCAGATTCAAAAGAGCCTGACTATCGTAATGGTAATGAGAAATTCGCTGGTGCCCTTGTTCTTGATCCTATTGTAGGTATGCATAAGTGGGTGTTCTCGGTAGACGTTAACTCACTATATCCTTCAGCACTCAGAACCCTGAACGCAAGTCCAGAAACGATTGTTGGTCAGTTCCACAATGATTTCGTAGCTTTCGATGAAATCACAGAAAAGACCGATAGACGATTGACTTTGTTGTTAGAGAATGGTGATAGTGAAACGCATGAAGCGCGCGAATGGCCTGTAATTTTCAAGTCACGTCAGTGGTGTTTAAGCGGGTTTGGTACAGTATTCTCACAGGAAGTCAAAGGATTCATTCCTGAAATTCTGGAAGAATGGTATTCAGATAGAAAAATCTTCAAAGCTAAGAAGTCAGAAGCTAAGAAGAAGGCCGCAGAATATCCTAAGGGTTCACCAGAAAATCTTAAGTATGAGCAAGAAGCCGCTTACTATGATCGAGTACAGACGATTAAGAAGCTTCTCCTTAACTCAACCTATGGTTGCTTGGGTAATCAGTTCTTCAAGTTCTATGATATTCGTTTAGCAGAATCAACCACTCGTACTGGTCGTGCTGCACTGATGCACATGGTAAAGACTGTTGCGTATCACCTAGACGGCGAATATACGTATCCATCACCATCATGCATCTATTCAGATACAGACTCATGTTATGCGCTGGCCCCTGTTGAAACTCTTGAAGAGGCAGTGAAGGTTGCCAAGATCATTGAGAAGAAAGTAAACAATTCATTCCCTAAATTTTCCGAGGATGTATTATTCTGTTCAAAGGATTACCAGAGTCTTATCAAGGCCGAGTTGGATACCATTGCTGATAACAGCATCTTCGTAAAGAAGAAGTTCTATATCATGCATTTGCTATATGCCGATGGAGCCCCATCCGAAAAGATGAAGGTTATGGGTCTTCAGATTAAGAAGACAACCATTCCTAAGCCAATTAGTAAGAAGCTAACAGCCTTTCTTGAAGACTTTCTCAAGGGTAAAGACTGGAAGATCATTGCTAAGGAAGTGGTGGCCTACAAGGAAGATTTGATTCAGCAAGAAGTAATGAATGTTGGTCTTCCTAAGGGTATTAAAGGTATTGAAGGTTACACGATGCGTTTCAATGCTAAGGAACCTAATCTAAGACTTCCGGGTCACGTTGCAGCAGCCATGTTCTATAACAAGTGCTTGGAGGTGTATGGAGACAAGGAATCACCAAAAATTATTTCTGGAAACAAAATCAAGACCTATTATCTTACAAAGAAGTTTGATATCTTCAAAAGTATTGCTCTTCCTACAGACTTGAAGCATCCACCAGAATGGTTCACCAAGCATTTCGCACACTTGATTGACCGTGAAGGGCAGTTAACCAGATTGGTAGATAAACCACTACAATCTATTCTAACAGCAATCGGTGAGTACTCGCCAACACCGCGTACAATTATCATGGATGAAATGTTTGAGTATTAAAATTAACCGTGACATAATGTCAAAAATGAGCTAAATAATGGAAAAATTAGATAAAAGAATTGTTGACTATATTCAGTCGGTGATCAAAACCTGCACAATGTGCAACATTGATCAGGTATCGATTGAAACTAACATTGTTAGAGGTCAGGCCATTGATAGCGGTAAGAATATCATTCTCTTCACGGAGAGTGATATTCCTGCCAATCTACCATTTACCGCACTTGGTATTGGTAGAGTCAAGGTCTTTTCATCCCGTGTTTCAGTATTGAATCCAGATGAATTGGAAATTTCCTTCGAAAGTAAGGATATGGACAATGGCGATAAAGTAGCCAAGAAGCTTTTGCTTAAGAGTAAGAGAACAAAGTTTGATTTCTCTTGTACTACTCCTACGCAAATCAAAGCACCAAAAAAGTATGGTGATACACCGGGATATATTTTTAAGGTTGGTGAAGAAACCTTACGTGTCATCACCAAGGCATCAGCAGCCATGGAAATGAAGAAGATTTCTTTCTCAAATGAGAAAGATGGTTCAGTCAGATTCGTAGCAGCAGATGATGAAGGTGATATGTTGAACCATACCATTGCAACCAGTTATGAGGTTTGTGATGGTGTAGATAATGAAAATTTCTTCTACAGTTACGACACAAAAGATATTCTTCCTCTGTTTAAGACGGCATTGGGTAACAATGATTATGTTGAAGTTTCAATCTCACGTCAGCGCGGTATTATGGAATTTAATATCAACAATATGAGACTGCTAGTAATCCCTGAGAAATAAGGATAGATATGATTAAATTAATTAAAGACTTCTTTGAATATAAGAAGAGAGCAAGAGTAGAAACCTCTACTAAGCCACATTTCACCATGAACACCGTTGCTGGTGAAAATGATGATGTCAAGGATGGGTTTAAGGTTGAGATGGACTGGAATAAAGCATTCATTGATCAGCTTCGTAGTGCCGGTTATCAGGGCATCAATGATGAAAAGGTCATCGAGGCTTACCTGTACAAGATTTTCTCTACCGCACGTTCGAAGAGTTTCTTGGATCAAGATTTGCTGAACTATGAGCCTAAAGACGAATGAAGACATATTTACTTGTAGACATGTCTAATATTTTGTATAGAGCATTCTATGCAAATATTAGAGAAGATGAAGACATTCTAGTTAGCATGTGCCATCACTCTGGTCTAATGACCATGCAGTATCTAAACAACAAGTATAATCCTGATGAAATCGTTGCAGTATTTGACTCCACGTCATGGAGAAAGGCATACACCAAGTATGCCTCCATTAGCCATAAGAAGTACAAAGGAAATAGACGCCAGAACCTTACTGTAAGGCAGCAGGAACAGTTGGCAGTCTTTGATAACCACATTGTGGAGTTCTATGAATTCATTAGGGATCATTCATCCTTAATTGTTCTGAAAGCTCCTATGTTAGAATGTGATGACCTTGTAGCTGAGTTTATTGACTCTCATCCTGACGATAAACATATCTTGATCAGTACCGATAAAGACTTTATGCAGTTGTTGGATAATAAGAATGTAACTTTGATCGAACCTGATAAAGAGAAGCAAAGAACTCTTGATGACTGGAATGGTGACTCAAAGCATTTTATGTTTGAGAAATGCATCCGTGGTGATACATCAGATAACGTTCAATCTTCTTATCCAAAGATTCGTAAAACTAAGATTGATGAGGCATATACTGATTCATATTTAAGAACTAATCTTATGAATCATGAATTCGATGTTGAAGTCCTACAGGATGATGGAACTATGAAAACACATCATTATAAAACTGAAGACCTTTACATTGAAAATATATTGTTGATGGATTTGAGACAGCAGCCACCAGAAATTAAAAGAACAATGAAGAAGGCTGTAACAAAAGCTCTTAAAGAAAGAGGAACCTTCAATCTCATCCAATTCTATAAATTCTGTGGTAAGCATGAGCTTGAACGAATTCAGGACAACCCAAAGACCATCACTAAGATGCTTAATACAAGGGCTAAGCCCGAGTTTGGTGATTTAGGTGATATCTTCGGTTAAGGTGTAGGTGGTTGGGTAGGATGATTATTTGATTCAGCCCAATCAAGCTTACTGAAGTTTACGGTTTCCCAACGTTTACCTGTAGCGGTATACAAGCCAAAGATTCCCGTGGAAAGACCGATGATAGTAGTCACAAAAGTAGATTGGGCTGGTGTTGGGCCACCCACTACATCAACGATAGTACAAGCTAATCCTTGTGCCTGATGCAACGCCATCCCACCATCAATAAATATCTTTAGAACAGCAGCATCACATTTCTGTTGCATGAACGTTGGGATAGATTTATACCACATGTATAGGTTGACCACCATCGCGCCATATGCGATAAGCATACCTCTAGGAATGATACGCCATGCATCGATGCTTTCGGCAGCGATGAGTGAAATTTTTCTGATTCTTGTTAGCTTATCCATGGTCCGTAAGTCTGTTTCCTAATATTTATTTTTATTGTTGAAATGCCAAGAAAGAAAAGAGTTCTCCCACCTAAAAAGGGCGGTCGCCCTCGTCGCTGTCTTCCATTCGAAGAAGCACGTTTTATTATATTAAATGAAAGACTTTCTTCTTCAAGAGAGTACGCTAAATGGTGGCTGTTCAATAAACCAGTCAGAATCCCTAAGAGACCTGATCGTGCCTATGAGAAAGATTGGCAGGGATGGAATTATTTCCTAGGAACACACAATATCTTTCCACAGAAACGTATTGCTACCCGACCATTCGAAGAAGCCAAGGCTTTTGTTAGATCATTGCGATTATCTACAATCGAAGACTGGAATCTTTATATTAAAAGTGGTAATCTGCCACTCGACATACCAAGAAGACCAGATTTTTGTTATCGTGAATCTAAGAAGGTTGAGCGTGGTGGTGTTTGGTACAGTTGGAGTGATTGGCTAGGCTCTAAGAGTATGGCAAATCAAATTGAAGCAGTCAGATCACAAATATTAGCCATTTTGATTGTTAAGCCTGATCAGGTTCCTTCTAATGTATATCAGTTCGTCTCGGTGAGAGGTTTCGATATAGATATTAAGGACAAGATTAAAAGAGAAGGCTTACAAGTTTTAAGAGGCTATGAAATGGGAGACTTTGATTGGAATAAGGCATTAAAGTCAAAATACCAGAATTATTATGGTGTGGCAGATCATTTCACAATTAGTAATGTTAATGATGTGTTCTATTTTTTTGACATGAATATGAAAAGGTACGTTTAAGCCGGTTCACGCTTTTCTAACCCCCATAAATATTTTCGACTAAACGAATATATTTTAAGGAGAGGATAGTCATGACTCAGAACGTACCCCATGTAACAGCACTAGATTTGTTTAACAACGGTATTGACTACGAAGTAGTTGTACTAAAGCAGGATCGTAATAACGGTGACGTATATTTCATCAGAACCGATTACCTTGACGAAATTGACTACCAGCGTATCGGCCAGATTTTAACTCGCAGAGATGCAGGTCGTATGGAAGCTTGGGATTTATTCAGCGGCATTACCCTAGGTAATGGCATGAATGCTCTTGAATACTTCCACCAGTTTGTAAAGGTAAAGACTCGCTCAGGCGAAATCATGGCACCAAACCCACGCCGTCAGGGTTCAGCAGCACCTAAGCTTCTAAATGCACAGTCATTTGCTCAGGCAGCAGCACAGAATAGAGCAAATGCTGCAAATGAGACTGCCACCCAGCAGGCCGCAGCACCAAAGAAGGCTGGTCGTCCACCAAAACAAGATAAGCAGTAATAAATCACTGTTAAATCAAGTTTAATGAAAGGGTAGGATTTCCTACCCTTTCCGTTTAAAACCATTTAAAAATAGAGGATAATAATGGATACAAACTCAATTTTCGTACAAATTGCTAGTTACCGTGATCACCAGCTAATCCCAACGCTGCTAGACATGGTATCAAAAGCATCATCACCAGAATTACTAAGAGTTACCGTTTGCTGGCAGCATGCCGCTGACGAAACTATTGAAGATTTCGTAGATAATGGATTCGATGTCGTCTCCACCGATGAAATCCTAGGCGATAAGGTTCATAGCCTAACAGTCAAGGGAGCTAAGGTCGAGTTAATCGACTTGCATTATCTTTCAACTCATGGCGCTTGCTGGGCACGTAATAAGATTCAGCAGCATTACCAAAATGAGAAATACACCCTACAGCTTGATTCCCACCATAGATTCGTTGAGAAGTGGGATTCTCAATTGATTGATATGTTGGAGTCTGTAAGAGACGTAAGTCCGAAGCCTCTATTGACGGCTTACATCCCTTCTTTTGATCCAGAAAATGATCCAGAAGGTCGTGTACAGGAACCTTGGAAGATGGACTTTGATCGTTTTATTCCAGAAGGTGCCGTATTCTTCCGTCCATCAACTATTGATGACTGGCGTGAACGTGATAAGCCAATGCTTTCCCGCTTCTACAGCGCACACTTTGCCTTCGCTGATGGTTCATTTGCCACTGAAGTACAGCATGATCCAGAATACTTCTTCCATGGTGAAGAGATTTCAATCGGTGTTCGTGCATTTACTCATGGCTACGATCTATACCACCCACACCGTACCGTTGCATGGCACGAATATACCCGCAAGGGACGTGTAAAGGTTTGGGATGACCACACTACCCAGCAGAAAGTAAAGGGTAAGATTAATGAAGATTGGCTAGAAAGAAACAACAGTTGCCATGCACGTAACCGTATTCTTTTCGGCATGGATGGTCAAGACCCATCACAGATTGATTTTGGTAAGTATGGTTTTGGTACTGTACGTACTGTAAAGCAGTTCGAAGAGTATGCAGGTATGAGCTTCAAGCTACGTGGTGTTCAGCAGAAGGTTCTAGATAATGTTGAACCAACTCTTGACTACCAGACTTACGAGACTGATGAAGAGTTTAAAGCAACTATTGCTCGCTCAAATGATATCCGTGTATGTATCCACAAGAATGACGTTACATGGTTTAACCCGGATACCCAGCAGGTAGAGAAGTATCCCGACACCGATTTCGATTTCTGGTATGTTGGTGCACATGATGCTGATGGTGTTGAAATCTACCGTAAGGACTTGTCCGAAGGTGAGATTGCTACATACTTAAAGAACGGTGAGTGGATCGATTATCGCTTCATCTTTATGTGTGATCCGAATAAAATTGCGAAGACTTATACGGTCCTTCCTCATAGTAAATCTAAGGAATGGCTAGAAAGAATTGTACGCTCAGCAGATAGCTGAGCGTCACAATAAATACCGGTATAAGAATAAAGAGAAAACATGAAAGATAAATTAATCCTATCCGCTTATGGATCACACAATGCTGCAATAGCAATGTATTATAAGGGTGAATATAGGGTAATTGAAGTCGAAAGGTGGTTAAATTCCAAGAATATTGGGTTAACCACCTACATGCCGTGTAAACATCCACAGATTGTTTTCGATGAGATTACTGACTATTTGCTATCTACCACAGATCGCAGCGATGTAGACGTTTTCCTTACTGACTATGTTCAGAGAATTACCCCCAAGTTCCATGTAAAAGAAGCTCTAGGCTTCGACCACCATACTGCTCATGCAGCAACTGCATTCTACCAGTCTCCTTACAAGGAGTCTTTGGTGTTCACGTTTGATGGTGGTGGCGATAATGGGTACTTCAACGTCTACCTTGCAAGCCGCCAGAATGGTATCAAGTTAATTGACAAGTTTGATCAGGATTTGGGATTCCCATATATGATCATCGGTGATTACTTGAATGATATTAAGAAAGAATCATTAAGTATTGGTAACCTAGTTTATGCAGGAAAGATTATGGGACTATGTTCCTATGGTCAGATTCATGACGATTGGGTTCCACATTTTGATGAGTTCTATTCGCAGTTCAACTACATTGGTAACTCCTTCATCGGTGGTGCAGAAGCACGCTATACTGCATTAACAACATTATTCAAGGCTATTGGTTTTGAAGATTTTGATTTTGAGACCAGTAGATATGAAGGCCAGTTAGCATGGGACATCGCTGCTACCTCACAAAAGGCTTTTGAAAATCAGTTCTTCAAGTACGCACAGAAATATCTTGATTCATATCCTGATATGCCAGTGTCTATGGCTGGTGGCTGTGCCCTAAACGTTTTGTTAAATTCAAAACTATTAGCTTTAAGAAATAACAAAGTATTCGTTCCACCTAATGTCAATGACTGTGGTATCGCCTCTGGTGGTCTTCTCTGGTATTTGAAACCAGATGGTCAGGTTGATCTAACCTATTCTGGAACTCATGTTCTAGATAAGAACCAGTTTGGTACGTTTGTGCAGGAATACGACCTAGTTGTTCATGAAAACGTAACGGTTGAAGATTTGGCTCAGTACATTGCTGATGGTAACATTGTTGGTATGATTCAGGGTAATTCAGAACATGGTTCTCGTGCACTTGGAAACCGAAGCATTATTTGTGCACCGGGTGAAGGCATGAAGGATGTATTGAATAATAAGGTGAAGCATCGTGAATGGTATCGCCCATTTGCACCTATTGCTCGCCTAGATGATGCATACAAGTACTTTGAAATTGATGAGGGTGTAGAGTCCCGTCACATGGTTTTCGTTGCTAACGTCCGTGAAGAATGGAGAAGCACACTTCCTGCAATTACGCATGAAGACTTCACCGCCCGTCTTCAGACTGTCACCAAGAGCCAGAACACCTTGATCTATGATCTAATCACCGAATTTGAAAAGATTACAGGTTATGGCGTTATTTTGAACACTTCGTTCAATGTTGATGGTAAGCCAATCCTAACCCGTTTATCAGATGCATTTAAAATTCTTCGTGATACTCAGTTGGATGCAGTTTACTTTGAAGGCAAACTGATCATGCGTCATACCAATGACACCTTTAAGAAGACTAAGGAAGAAGCGGTTAAAGTAGCTAAAACTGACGACACTTCCATCTATGTTCTATCTTTCAAGGAAGATAAGGCTGCAATGGTTCAGGATATGGATAAGATTAAGGAATTGATTCGTGATGGCCGCAAGATCGGTGTCATGATTCCAGATTACAACTATCCAGTTTATGCTGAGGTTCTACCAGAAAGTGACTCGTTGAAGTATTTCAAGATCGGCAATCGTCAGCGTTATTATGATAGTCGTTTGATTAAACCATTTAAATTAAAGAAACAGGATGTCGTTGAGTATTCCAGATATATTAAGCTACTTTGGTGTAAGGAAATTTTACATGCCAACTTGTTTAACACAAAGTATCATCTATATGTAAATCTTGATGAAATGGCAATCCGTGAGTACGCATACAATATTTCTCGTGATGTCGATCTGCTTTCAATCTTCGCTAAGACTGATGATAATATCATTATCACTTCCAAGAAGAATTTAGGTAGCATTTTCACTCCTGAATATGTTTTGAAGCGTTTCAATAAAGAAATTGAGACTTATCCTACAGCAGCATTGTTCTGTGGTAATGATGAGAATCTTGAATGGATGTTCAATAATTACGAGGGTGTATTGTTGTGGTATGTAGGTATGGATATGTTTGGTGAAGACCATGATTACCTACTCGTCTCGGCAATCGAAAACGAAAGCAGATATAAGTTCTTAGACGCATGAAATTCATAACAGCAATTTTTAACGGGTTACATGGTTCTAAGTTTGGTGGAAGATTGAATAGAGATAGGCACTACACCTACTCTATTCGTACTCTAGCTAATTTAGGACATCCAATGGTGTGTTACATCGCAACAGATGATATGCCATTTGTACAAGAGTACTTGGCTAAGCATGAAGTAACTAACATTGAGTTTAGAGAATATGATCTTGAATCTTTTGAATACCATAAAAAGATTCAAGAGATTAAAGAAATAAACAAAGCGGTATATGCTGAAGACAACGTGTGGGAATATCGTTCAGTTGAACTGATGTGGTTGAAGTTGTTCTGGTTAAAGCAGGAAGCTGACACTATGGCTGACATGGATAAAGTGTTTTGGATAGATGCTGGATTATCACATGGTGGTATCATGCCTAAAAAGTATAATGAAAGCCCATTGGATGAATATGAGCAATCATTCCGTAACATTAAGGCTTTCAATCCTAAATTAGCATCTAAGCTTGATAATCTAACACAAGAATCATTGTTTACCTTTTATTGTAACAACAGACAGCATCATTACCCACCACTTTATTCTCATGATAATGTAATGAGCGGTAGTGTTGTGGCAGGGTTGTTTGGTGGTAGAGTTTCTGATGTGAAGACTCTATTTGAGAAGGGTAAGGAAATTATTGATTATATTGTTACAGAAGACACTCTTCTACAAGAAGAACTAATTCTGACATTAGTACATCAACATAATCCGGGACTCTTCCGTGCATTTGATTTTGATACATGGTACCACGAAGACTGGAATTGCTTTGATCCATCAATGAAATCATTTAGCGCATTCTTCGAAGGTCTTGCATGAGTGGCTATGATTGGGATAGCAAGATAGTTTTCGTTACTCTAGCCATTGGCGAAGAGTATCTAGAAAAGTGTTTGACATTGGTGCAGAGTGTGATGAAATTCACACACTCTGACATCTATATCATGACTGATCTACCCGAGCTAGCCCAATCTCATGCTAACTATTATGGTAAGCGCATGAAGATTGTGGATATTCATGAATATCCATTATACACATCACACATCGATGGTAAGTTTAATTATCATTTGAAGTCAGTAGCATTATGGTCTGTGTCAAGAATGTGTAGTGAAGTTATGATTTACGTTGATGCTGACACATTCCTCTTCGGATGGGATAGCAGTATTTCCAGATACGTTAATGGATTTGAAGAAACTCTTATGTGTCGCTTCAGAGAACGTGTATCAGACAACACCAGCCTCGCTAGATTCGTCCCTAACAAGGCCGCAGCACATGGCGTAGACTTCCATACTATAGATGCTAGGTTGGCCGTAGAGACCGTTATGGTGCTTACCAGAGGCTCTTTAACTACTGAGTTCCTTCAGGTATGGAAAGACATCACAGATTTCTCAATTGAAAATAAAATTGATCCATTTATTGAAGCTTTTGAGCTTGCATTGGCAATTCACAGGAGCAACATGAACACAATAAATGTAAATAACAAGACACCGTTCGCAGATAGTTTCAGGACGGTACATAATAATAAACTAATATCTACGAACATAATTTAAATTAGGATTGGCATGAGTAAAAATTTAACACTAGTGACAGCTTTGTTCAATATCGGTCGTGGGGAAATGGACACCGATTTTAAACGTTCATTTGACCATTACATTGAATGTTTTGAAAGACTGTTGAGATTAGACTTTCCAATGGTCATTTACATTGAAGCAGCAAATGAACACATTGTTTGGAAGCATAGAAAGCCAGAAAACACCCGAGTCATTCTTAAGACTTTGGAAGATGTTCGCAACTTTCCATTTAATGATAAAATTCAGAAGATCAGAACTGATAAGAATTGGTACGGTCAGGCTGGCTGGCTAGAGAATAGTACTCAGGCTAGACTAGAACTATACAATCCAGTTGTCATGAGCAAGCAGTTCATGTTGAATGATGCTTCGCTATTTAATCACTTTGATTCGAAGTATTATATGTGGATCGATGCTGGCCTATCAAACACTGTAAACATTGAACAGTATTTTGATGCTGAATTTGAGCAGAGAATTACACCACACCTTAAGAAGATGATGTATATTGCATTCCCTTATGATGGTCAGGTTGAAGTTCATGGTTTCACCAAGTCAGCAATGAATCGTTTTGCTGGTAAGGATACGGAATACGTTTGCCGTGGTGGCCTATTCGGTGGTTCTAAGGATGCCATCAATGAGATGAATGACATCTACTACCATACATTGAATGACACGCTAAGCAATGGCTACATGGGTACAGAAGAGAGCATCTTTACCATCATGTCATATCAGCACCCTAAGAAGTGTAATATTCAGTTCATTGATGGTAATGGTTTGATCGTCAAGTTCCTAGACGATCTTAAGCAGAACAGAATTGAAGCTGAGCCAGAGTTCCCACTCGCGTTCTATACGTTGACCTTCAACATTCCAAAGCAGTTTGAAATGTGGGCAGAATCCCTAAAGACAGCGTATCCTCAGGACTTCGATAAGGTTAAGAAGTACGTCATTGACAACTCAAATGATCCAGACGTTGCCGCCGAGTATTCAGAACTATTCAAAAAGTACAATTGCGAAGTATTCAAGTTCGACAACATCGGTATTAATGATGGTCGCCAGTTTGCAGCAGAGCATTTCGACAAGAGTAATCACAAATACATGATCTTCTTCGAAGATGACATGCTTATGTTTGAAAATGGTAATAGCCGTTGTGTAAGTGGTTTCACGACATGGCAGGCTGACTTGTTCAACAAGTGCATGGAAATCGTTGAGGATGAAGACCTAGATTACTTAAAGCTTGTGTTCTCTGAGTTCTATGGTAATAACCACAATGATTGGGGATTCAAGAATGTCCCATCATCAAAGAGAGAAGAACTCTATCCAGATACCGGCGATGCTGATAAGCGTTGGAAGACAAAGATTCATTATACCCATTCGTACAAAGGTCTCCCATATTCTGTAGGTCATTATCACTACTGCAACTGGCCTATTTTGTTCACCAAGAGAGGAAACAAGAGAATCTTCTTGGATGATAAGTACGAACATCTTTATGAGCAGAACTGGATGAGTCTAGCCGCACAGTTCCAGCATGACGGTTCAATGAAGTCCGCTTGTTTGTTGGCAACACCAGTAAATCATTTTAGAAAGTACCATTATAGAGAAGGTACAAGACGAGAAAATAAGCATTATAAAAATTAATGTTTGACACTACATTGGGGATCAATTATGATCCCCAAGTCATTTATGAGGATTTAAAATGTCATTTCCATATGCAGATGGTATCTTTCGCACCGCAGATGGGTCCGAACTTCAATTGGAATTTCATCTGAAAGAAAAGTCACAATACAATGGCATTGTTTTCCATAAAAACGAAATCATTAAAATGTTTGAAAAGTTAAAGTTCTCATCGAACAAATTGATTGGTAATTGGGATCAATATTTTCTAAATTATGACTTAGGTACAGTTTGGGCTTCTGTAGACTCTATACTTTTCTATGATCATCGAATTGTACTCAAATTTAAAATTTTAGATACACCTGTTGGTAAAACAAACAAAGAAATGTGGGATACGCTCATTAATGTGAAGCATGAATTTTTTGTATCACTAACACATAATAATGGTAAAAATCTTTCATTTTTAACAATTAATTACACCCCAAAATTTGAACCATCGGTACCAGCTAATGCTTAAAACTATTCATCAAATTGTAAGTCACAATGATTCAATGTTTGCAACTGAAAAATACCTTGTAAGCCGTGACCATTCAGTATACGAAGATGGGAACCACTATTTTAGTTATAATTTCTTCATTTCAAGAAAGGAAGTTATTATTCCTGTCAAGAAGCCTAAAGAAGGTCAGCCTAAAGAAGAAATCAGAATTATTGATAGCAAATGCCCGCATTTCTTAGTTAAGAATGAATATGGCGTGTATGTTCCAGCAGATAAATCAATAACAAAAATGCTGGATTATTATGGTGTTGAGCATAAGTATTTTCAGCGTTACTATCAAGATATGAAAGCAATGGATATTGATGCCCACCGAGAACTGGAACCTTCTCAGATGTGGTTCAGCGATTACTATACAATTTGGAAATTTAATGACCAAGAAAAAGAAACTGGAAAATAACTGGCTCCGCGAACTAATCCCTGATCGTTTCAGTGATTTGGATTACTTGTATGCTTCCGTACTGTACAAAGGTTTAGTGTTCTTTTGGACGAAAGATGATGGTGAGAAGACACTTCGATACCAGTGGGAACACGTAGAACAGATGAGAGCCGAGCAGGATGCGGATTACCTATCTGAGACAAAATCATGGGATGATCGTTATGACCATTTCAAAATAATTTACGATGAGTTAGCCGAAGCATATACTTGGGCTACTGGCTTCGATGATAGAATGAACAGATCGTATGATTCTATCAAGGAAAGGCAGCGTGAGCGCGAGTTAGATGATAAGCATTTAGCCAATATCATCAAGCACAGATGTTCTATGTGGACCTGATGATAATATTTAATTTTCCAGATAGAGCATGCCAAACTCTTGATGAGCTTTCACAGAAGGCGTATTACATAACGCATTACGAACATGTTAAAACATATCTTGGATACTTCGGTCACATAAGATTGATCGATGCTGATACCACTATTGTCACTGATAGACACAACAATAACTTTACTGTGGCTCTCCATGGTAAAGGCAAGAAGATCATATTCGATTACTCTGATTTTGATTACAATGTCCTCGATATGACTCTTTTTGACAGTAGAACACCGTACTTTAAATTTCATACCACGAAGAACACTAACCCTAGATGCATAGCATTCCCACCAATGTCTTTCACGGATTGGGATGATTACCACTACCTTAAAGACAGCATAAGTTACAATCCACAGGGAAGTATCTTCTATAAGTGCAGAATCTATGGTGGTGCTACTGAGCGTAGAACTCAGGTATTAGATATGCTCAAGGGCTACTATGGCGTACCCGTTGACTTTACATTCGTAATGCAGTCTAATTATTTCCAATCTATGAACGATTGCAGGATAAATGTTATTGTTCCGGGTGCTAGGAATGATATCCTTGACAGGACTCATCTTCAGTCGTTTGCATACGGAATCCCTGTAATCACTCCTTACATATCCACGATCCTTCCATTTGGTATGCAGTTTGAACCAAATGTGGATTACATTGAATGTGCGAGCGATTTCAGTGATGTCATCGAATTGATAGATAGGTATAAGGACAATAAAAAATATCTTGACTTTATATCCAATAACTGTAAGAATAAATTTAGTAAAACATGTTCATTAGAAGCAGTTCAAAGTTGGGTGTTACAGAACATTTGATTCAGGTTTCATACAGATAAATAATGGTAGGATATACCCAATGAAGACAAATCATCCAGATTTTGATGAATTGACTCAGAAGCTTAATAGGGAAGCTAAAACCTTTCCTAAAAGAGAACAGGGATGGTGTGATGGATGTGATGCTAATATAGTAGCTACAAATACACGCTGTTCTGTTTGTGGATTTAAACTTAAAACTAAACATAGGAAACGATAACATGTCTTTCACTTAGACGATTAACGCAATGAAGGCCACCAAGCAGGCCAAGAATCAGTCCATTATTCAACATGGTCTGAGTGTTTGGAGTTACACTCTTCGCCTACTCAATGGCGATACCGAAGGCTTCCGTTTACCGCAATGGTACAACGACTATAAAGATGAAATTTATAGTAACCTTCACGATTACAAAACCATTAAGCATTATAACATTTGGCACGATATTGGTAAGCCTTTCTGCATCACTTTTGATGAGAATGGTAAGCACCATTTCCCTGACCATGCCAAGAAATCTAAAGAAATTTGGGATTCTCACTTCCCGGATAGGACTGTCATTTCGACTTTGATCGAACATGATATGGATTTCCATACCCTAAAAGCTGATCAAATCCTTGAGCAGGGTCTATCTACACAAGACCTCTGTACGCTCATGGTTACCGCTCTAGCAGAGTTGCATTCTAATGCCTCTATGTTCGGTGGCATTGAATCAGACAGCTTTAAGATCAAGTTTAAGAAGCTTGAAAAGCTCGGTAACCAAATCTGTAAGAAGCTATTTGATCACGCTTACATGTATGTCCTTGTTCGTAATGATTTGAGTAAAGCACAGCAGGCCGTACAGGCTGCACATGCTGCTATTGAATCTGGCCGCAAGTTTCTTAAGCCCGGCGATGAACACCCATCTGTCATCCTATGTTCTGTTAAGAGTGAAGCAAAATTACTTAAATGTGCTGATGAATTTCGGGCACAGGGTATTGACTTTACCATCTTCAGAGAGCCAGATATTGGGAATCAGGCAACAGCATTGGCTTCTCGACCCCTTGTTGGTAAGGACCGTAAAGCCTTCTCTAGATTTCAGTTGTTAACTTAAGGAAATAAAATGCATATTGAATATAATAAAAATCCATTATACAGTGCTGTCGTTTTGAACGATACGGATAAAGAATTATTTAAACTTAAGATAAGAGTCTATGTCATGGAAAACATGCTATTAGATGGTGGTATCTATCTTGAAGATACGAAACATTTTGATTTAAAAATGGCAAGACGTTATCTATCAGTTACCTATAATGAGGATGGTGAAACGACTAGCATTGATACTAGAACTGATGAAATGTATAAAATTCTTTCCAATGAATTATCATACATGCACTGTGGTGACTGTACATGTGTGGCAATGTCATGTGATAAATGTTTTGCTGAAGAAATATTGGGAATTGATACTCTTAAAGGATTAGGTAAGCACTCAGCATATAAAATCGATGCCGCATTTGGTAGCAAAAATGAAAAGGATATTGATGAAGCACTGGAACATTTAAAAAATTATGATCCAACACCGAAAGACCCCGAAAAATGGGATCGTGTAGGAGGATATGAGCAATATATGGAACGTTGGAAGGCTGAAGGTAAAGTTGCTTATGACTGGTTAGCCAACTATGCTAAAACTAATTTTGGAGTAGATGTATGAATTACACAGTATTAGCATACAATGCAAGCTATTCGAACCGTTGTGGTGATTATTATCGCAGTGATTTTGAATATGAAACTTTTACTGATCCTGATAAGGCAATTGAATTTGCTGCAAGATATTATCTTAGAAAGATGAATGACTCGGAGGATTATGAATTAACATTCTTATTCAATGGTCTCCACAAGTGGCATATCGATGAAGAAGATGAAACTTACGCTAATCTTCCTGATATTGAAGATGCTGCATACAGAATGGCATTGACCAAGAATGCTGCACTCAAAGCAGCCAAAGAAAAAGAACAGGCTGAAGCTCTTGCCAGACAGCAAGAACGTAAAAGAAACGAAGATTTAAAATTACTCGCTCAACTAAAACAACAATATGGAGAATAACATGACAAAAGAACAGTATCTATCAATCAAAGCATCTTGGAAGAAATTCATTGCAGATGGTCGTCACAAGAAATACAAGCAGCCATACACCGGCATTGCTTACGGCCCTTACAGGAAGATTGAATGCTTCTATTGGAAGTCCGATCTTGTAGCCATTCATCATTACGTCTATGCACTAATTCGTCGTCGTGATCCTAAAACTATCTTCTCAGAGGCTAGTCTTAACACGGTAGAACAATTACTCAGATGGTATCGCCATCGTTCATCTGAATCAGACATAGAGAATCATGTAAAGCCTTTACTTGCACCATTTGGTGAAAACTTCACATTTGATATGTTCAAAGAGTTGGTTGCTAAAGTTTAACTAGCACATAAAGAAAGCCCACCATTCGGTGGGCTTTTGTTTAGCTAATCTCGTTAATTACCGTTGATGTTGACGGGTTAACTGATACCGTCAGGGTGTAGATGATAACAATTTCATCATCTGCACTCTTACGAATAGGAGAGAAGACCAAGTGAGTTAGTAAGCGCTCGCGCTCATTAGCTGTAGTAATAGAATCATTTGCACTACCAGCATCCTTGCCCGGTACTACTGCATAATTCACATTGCCACAAATACCAACTGAAAGATTATTAAAGAAGTCATTAACATTTCCTGATGTACAGGATAGCGAGACTGAAGATGCCGCACCAGTTGCTTTACTTTCAAAATTTAGAAAACCATATGACTGAAGTGAAAGAATAGATGGATATGTTCCATTAGTAACATCAGTGATATAGACAAAAACATGATCGTTAATCTGGTCACCGCTTACAATCCAACCACCACCATTAATACCTTCACAGATATCACCATAAGTGATTTCACCTGCAAGGCCTGTACCCGAGCTAGGAAGCTTCAGTACAGCATTAAAGATTGTGCCATCAACGGTTAGGGTGATGTTATATTGCCCATTTGGAGATAGTGTAGAGACATCAGAAGACTTCTTGTCACCAACATTGACCGTAGCATAGCCGGAAGAATCACGAGCAGGCTGACCCGCAGTGTATAGCCCGATTTCATCAAAGTCGAAGTATTCATCAGCAGCACCTTGTGATGCATCAGTAATGCTTGCGACCTGACCATCAGGCTCATTCTGGTTTAAATAAACAGTGACAATAACGTTTGATTTTGTACCAACTTCCTGAGAAACTGTGTTATCTGTACCACTATCATCACTAGGAACAGCACCACCACCGGGACGGACGTTATTAGCATCAGCAGAACCCGGATCAGTACCAACTAGTGCACTGGTCTCATCAACGATTTCAGAATATGTTTCGTTATAAAGGCGAGACTCCCAACCGCTCCCATCACGGCCATCATTGGCTGGGCGATACACAGTCTGGCCGCTGGAATCAGTAAAAGTACCACCATTACCAAAAGCCATGCGATAGACATAATAATTATCTTCCTTGGCTAATGCTCTAGCGATAACACGAGTCATGTTTTGTGGATGAATTGCATTATACTGGTCTAATAGAACTTTCCCAGTTTTAAGGCTTTTTGCCAGAACATGACCGGTAATGCTGACATTAAAATTTTCGTTACTCATTAAATAGATTGCTCCAAGATATCTGTATTTATCGTTGTTGAAAACATGAGGATATGGTATGTTTGCAATCATTTTCACGGAGAACATTATGGGTGGTAACGCAATTAAAGATGCAAGACGTGTCCCTAAAGAGGAATATGTACAGTTATGCCATGAATTACATGAACTATTCCCCGAGTTAAAGATGAAACCGGTCAAGGCATATAGACAGAAGCCGGATTTTGGTGATATTGATATCGTGGTAGAAACAAGCCCTACGTTGGATATCCCAGCATTAATCAAAGAACGTATGGGTCCAGACTTGACCTATTATCACAACAATATGTTCTTTTCCTTTGAATATAAGGGTGTTCAGGTTGATTTCATTTCTATGAGTCCAGACATCTTCCTTTCTGCATTAAATTACTTTGCATGGAATGATTTGGGTAATTTTATTGGTCGAACTGCCCGCTCAGTTAATTTCAAGTATGGACATGAAGGCTTGATGTATGAACTACGTCTTGGTGACCACTACAAGCAAGCTATCACTGTATCTACAGATACTAAAGCTATCCTTGAGTTTCTAGGGTATGAATATGCTCCTTGGGAGACTGGGTTTGATACCGAAGATGAAATCTTTACTTATGCTGCAAGTAGCACTATCTTCAATTCATTGTATTTCGATCTTGACGAACAGGGCCACAATGACCGTGTAAGAAATAGAAAGAGAAAGATGTATCAGAAGATGTTGGCTTACCTTGAAGCTAATGGTATTAAACCTAAGTCAAAGAAGACATCAGAAGAGTGTAAAGAATTTTATGAACTAGCCAGAAAGGTATTTGGTGATGCATTCCACAAAATCGTATTAAGCGAAACTGAAAAATATGAAAAGGGATTAAAATTTAAAGAAGTCTACAATGGTGATATAGTTTCGGAAATTACTGGTCTAACTGGTAAAGACCTTGGCACATTTATGAGTACCTTGAAGAACAATGAAGTATGGATGGGTGAATCTGCATGGGATAGATTTATTGATGCTTGTCTTGAAGACGAATATTATGCAACTGATGCTATCGGTGCGCATATTGATAGAACATTTGTACATAAACAGTTATTACTATCACCAGATGAAAAGAAAGCTATAACAGATTCATTGGATGGTGAAACATTAATCTATGGTACATCGTCGCAGAGTGCTGGAATAGATGTTGCAATTCACAAAGCTGGCGACAAATTATATCGTTACATCTATCATTATTATACTAAAACTGATATTATCGAAGAACTTATGTACAGGTGAACAGGTTTAAATGGAATACTATATTTTTACAGAAAATAATGAGTGGGAAGGCGAGATTTGGAACTTCTACATCCCTATGACTAAATCTCATAGGGATGCAGTTGATGCGCTGATTCAATCTACTGATGAATTTGATAGTCCTTACTCAATATCTACTCATAGTCTTAGTGAGAGCGAAGTTGAAGACTTGACTGATGATGCAGACGATGAAGGTTACATGCCTTCAGATATCAAATGTGAGCCTATCAACCCTCGTTTAGTTGAACTATTTCCAATCATCGATATCACCAAGAATGACCCATTCTACAAGGGTGCTTGTTGGTTGAATGAAGATTTTGATGTGGATTTAGATGAAGACGGTGAAGATGAATGAGAAGAATGACTTGGACTGAATTACAAGATAGTGGATTGCTGTGGTGGATCAATAGAATCCTCCACACTTTTGGGGTTGCTATAGTAATTTCTAAAAATGCAGAGGGATTAATTGATGGAGTATATCCAGCAGAAGTTGACTTCAGAGGGTTCTCCGAAGAATCTGAAGCCAACGGATATGCAAAGGTGAATACCTTTATTAAACAGAAATTCGGAGCAACTGATGAATAATTTTGATTTACAATACACAAATGTAATGAAGCGCGTCATCGACACTGGTGTTGATCGTCCAGACCGTACCGGAATAGGCTCTAGAGCCATTTGGGGTGCTATGGTAGACGTTGACTTGGCTGATGGTTTCCCGATCCCTACAACGCGAAAGACAACGTTTAGGATCGCTTTTGAGGAAACTTGGTGGATGCTTCGTGGTGAGACGGACACAAAGAAGCTTGAAGAGAAGAAGATCAATATCTGGAAGGGGAATACGACCAGAGAGTTCCTTGATAATCGTGGACTACATCGCCTTCCCGAAGGCCACATGGGTAAAGGATACGGGTTTCAGTGGAGAAACTTTGGTGGTAATTATAAAATAGAAAAGATTTATAATTCTTTCTCTGAAGTTGTAGATGAGAATGGAAACATCCTGATATCAAAAGAAGCATTTGATGAATTCAATGATCCATTCTTTACAAATACCAGATATGATTACACTAAATCAGATGGTAAAGGTATTGATCAGATAATCAATGTCCTTGAAGGTATGAAGAAAGACCCGAATGGTCGTCGTCATATCATTTCAGGGTGGAATCCACAACAGCTTCATGAAATGGCTCTCCCACCATGCCACTTGTACAATCAGTATCAAATCCTTAATGGAAAGCTGAACTCATCCTTCGTGATGCGCTCACATGATTGGCTCTATGGTGGTCCATTCAATTTTATGGGATACGCTTTGCTTAATATTGCTTTTGCAAAGTACCTTGGACTTGAACCCGGACATCTAACCTACTTTGGTAATGATGTTCACATTTATGACAACCAAATTGAAATGGCTAAGGAACAGGTTCTAAGAGACTCATTCGATCTACCAAAGATTGAATTGGTTAAGCCAGTGAAGACCTTAGATGACTTATTCGGACTACAACATGAGGATTTCGTATTCACAACTGAATATAAAGCTCATCCAGACTTCAAGAATAAGCCTAAAATGGCAGTTTAAAAAAAGCCCGCTTTCGCGGGCTTTTTATTATAGGTATTTCTTAATACTGAAGTTATCCCACATATAGACATCACCGGTTCCTATACCCGAGTTGGTTGAACCACTGGTTAGCGTAGTTGGTGTTAATACCATCGAGAACTGTGTTGCAGAAGATGGGAAGGTAACATAAGTGACAAATGTTCCAGTACCATTTAAGTTATTGGAAGTAGAATAATATGTATTTGTACCATCACCAATGTTTACATTCAAATACTGAACAGCAGCATTCGTTGCTAGATAATCAAATTGTATTTTGTAGGTAATGGCTTGAGTGTTTGAGATTGCTCCACTCAATTTTGCTGTTACTGTACCCAATGCCAATGATACTGTGGACACTAATCTACCAGCATTAATACTCAACACACAGTTAGTACCACTGAATGCCGATGGTACTGAACCTGTTGAGAATGTACCATCAGTAACCAATTCTGGACCTGCCGCAGTTAATGTAACTGATGGTGTTAGCGTTGGTGTCACTGATCGTGTTTGTGTTAATGATGGTGTGATTGATAATGTTGGCGTTACTGTTGGTGTAATCGTTCTGGTCACTGTAATTGAAGGTGTTGCGGTTACACTCGGAGTCACTGATTTGGTTGGTGTTACCGATGGTGTGATTGAAATAGTTGGTGAAACTGTTAATGTAGGTGTAACAGTTGGTGATACCGTCTTGGTAACGCTTGGTGTTACGGTAATTGTACCCGTCACTGATGGGGTCGCTGTCAATGTTGGCGTTGTTGTCAGCGTTGGGCTCATTGTTGGTGAAAGTGTCAGCGTAGGCGTCACAGCCATTGAAGTGGTTGCAGTAACTGATGGCGTAACTGTTATTGTCTGTGTCACTGTTGGTGATGGTGTTGGCGTTGGGGTATCGGTCAACGTTGGAGTAACAGTCACACTTGGTGTCACGGTAATCGTTGGTGAAGCTGTCACGGTATTTGTCACTGTTGGCGTGAATGTCACGCTTGGTGTCATTGAAATAGTGGATGTCAATGTTGGCGTAACAGTTAATGTAGGACTCAATGTAACTGATGGGGTTAATGTGATTGTTGGTGTAATTGATGCTGTAACTGTTGGTGTTACCGTTACTGATGGTGTAGTAGTGGTGGATGGTGTTGTTGTTACCGATGGAGTCACCGAAATGGTTTGAGTCACTGATGGTGAAACTGTTGGGGTAGGTGTTGCTGTCATACCTGAAGTGCCAGTAACTGATGGTGTTACTGTATTTGTAGGTGTAAGTGTTGGTGACACGGTTGCAGTTACAGAAGGCGTCATTGATGCTGTAGTTGAAATTGTTGGTGTGACTGTTGGCGTAGCTGACAATGAGATGGTAGCCGTGACTGATGGTGTCACCGTCACTGAAGCTGTTGGTGTTGGTGATTCAGTTAATGTTGGTGTAGCAGTCATTGTTGGAGTCAATGTAACGGATGGAGTCACAGAAATTGACTGCGTAACTGTTGGACTTAAGGTTACCGATGGCGTTGCAGTCATTGATGGCGTCAACGTAACTGATGGCGTAACTGATACTGACTGAGTTTGTGTTGGTGTTGGGGTTACTGCTGGTGTATCAGTAACGGTAGGTGTCATAGTAACGCTTGGTGTAAGTGTTGGTGAAACTGTTTGTGTAACTGTTGGAGTCATTGATGGAGACACAGTAAGCGTGGCTGTAGTTGTTGGTGTAGGTGTAACAGCCGGAGTATCTGTCATCGTAGGCGTAACAGTAAATGATGGTGTTACCGTAGTGGATGCGGTTTGTGTTGGTGTAATTGTAGGTGACGGTGTAGCCGTCACTGAAGGACTTAATGAAACAGTAGCCGTGATAGTTGGTGTAATAGTTGCACTTACTGTCTGTGTAACAGTTGGAGTTACCGTAGGTGTTATTGTCGTAGTCGTTGTTGGTGTAGGGGTTGGACTATCTGACACTGTAGGTGTAATCGTAGCTGTAACGGATGGTGTTACAGACGCAGTTTCAGAAATAGTTGGGGTTACAGTCAATGTGGGTGTTGATGAAACTCCCGGAGTATTTGTCACTGTAACTGTAGGCGTCACAGACGCGCTCACAGAAGCCGTCTGTGATGGTGTTAATGAGATTGTAGGCGTAACTGTAGAAGTCGCTGTAGGCGTTAGTGAGGCAGTCACAGATATGGTTGGCGTGACTGTTGCCGTAATAGAACTTGTAACTGATGGTGTTAGTGAGGGGCTGACTGTTGTAGACACGGTAGGAGTTGGAGTTACCGTAGCTGAAGCACTTAATGAAAGGCTTGGGCTGATGGTAACCGTAGCCGTTACAGTAGGGGTTGGTGATTTAGTTGTAGTTGGCGTATTTGATGGAGCCACCAGCGTACCACTTGGAGCCATCGTTGGGGTTACTGTCACAGATGGTGTAGCGGTGGTGGTTGGTGTTGGAGTTACAGGGACGTTATCACGAGTCACTTTATAGAATGCCAAATCTTCTATAAAGTATTGTTTTGTTCTAGCAGCAGGAATCTTATAGTTTGCATCATCAAATAATTTTATAGTTAATGTAAGATTGCTATCAGAAGGCATGTAAAGATAATAAGAAATTCTTCCACTATCACGGATAGGACAATAGATCATCAAATCTTGTTGTAGATCGGAAATAGAATCACCAAACAAGAAGGGGTTATTTGATGATAATGTTACGATGGCATATCGACATATACCTTGTTCATAGTCAAACGAGAAATGATAGTAGTTATTACCCGAAACCGGCATATTACTTGCTGTAAAGGTAGGGAACTGAGTTTTGTTGGCTGAAGCAGAAATCAACTGAATCTGATTCTTACCATTCTGAAATCCAGTTTTAGTAGTGCCATAAGCTGGAACCCACTGATTAATGTTTTTGAACCAATTATCTATAGCCATCCAAGTCATTGTAGGAGTCATGGTAGGTGTGGCAGTAGCAGCAGGGGTCTTGGTAGGCTGTCTAGACGGTGTTACCGTGGGTGTTGGTGTACGTGTTACTAGGGATGCAGCAGTCAGATAGGCATTGGTGGTAAGAACAGTGTATGTCTTCCCTTTGGATACTATTACGTATGAGATTAGAACACCATTTGTATAGTTGATTGATGTGACCGCACCATACATTACAATAGTACCACTTAGAAAATATACAAAATCGCCAATTTTAAACATGCCTATCCTTGGATTATGGAAATTATTTATTTAAATGAGAAATAAAAAGGGAACCTTTCGGCTCCCTTTTAATAGGCATTTTCGGCAAATCTTTAATATGTGATATAAATCACATTTCTGCTGGCTCATCAGGAACTACAGCCATAGGAATATCTGGTGTAGGTTCAGGGGTCACTACTGGCGGAGGTGTAGGTGTAATGTCTACAATCAAATCATCAGGATAAGTCATATTCCAAATAGCAACCCATTTAGGATCAGTAATTTTTGGTTTAACTAATTCAGTTCTATCAGAGAAATACTGACAATAACTGAACAATAGTTGCTGATCTGTGATCTGTGTAAAGAAAGTAGAGTCATCTAATTCGGTAGCCCAAAAATAAATCAAATCTTGAGTAACGATAAATGGTGCAAATCTATCATGGTCAGAAGCACGGATATATTTAACCCAACTGGACATGATAGAGGGTTCGGTCACATAATCAATTACAGTATCATAAATCTGGAACACTGTAGCCCACATGTATGCACTAAATGAGGTCAACTGAGTAAAATCAAAATAATTGGAAAGAGTAGCAGCATCAAAAGTTTGACCAGAAGCAACTACAGTGCATTTTGTTACAAAGGTAGCCAAAGGGTCAAATGCATAACTAGCAACATCACTTTCATCAAATGATACAATAACAAAGGTAGGGCCATCGAAATAGTCTAAATGTCCATTAACTTCAGCAACTAAAATTCCCGGAGGATTATAGTAGTAATACCCTGAATTATCGTCATAGATTTTAGTTGAGTCAAAGGTATATACATCACCGGGTGTCGTAGACAAGGCCGCATGATATCCATCTTCTACAGTGTAAATTTTTCTTATAGCGTATTTCATATATTTCCTTATGAGTAAGTATAGCCAATGGTGGTAGCATTTTCTCTTATTGTGACCGCATGTACTCTAACTGGTGGACCAACACTCAAGGTAGCATAGGTGAACTTTGCCGATGCAGGATAACTAATAGTATTACCGCTACAATATTGTACTATTACTGAACTTCCAGTATTAGATATAAGATAAGTAAATGTATCAGTAGGTTGCGGTTTAACTAATAATAAACCTGCCGGAGCCGATCCGGTTGCTAGACTGAGAGGTAAACTATTGGTTGCAACTGTTGCAGCACCCACTGTTGCAGCAACAGGATTATATGCTGATATGTATACATTGGTTGAACCGGCAACTCCAACCGAAACATATGAACTGGCGGTACTTGTTGATATACTTTGTGCTAAAACAATGCCGACTGGTACTGCACTTAGCACAGTTTGGGTAGATGTAGTAGCTAGAGTAAAAGTATCATCATTATTTATTTTATATACATTAATGTATGGAGCGACAGCTAACCCAAAAGCAACATACTCTGCAAGACCGTCAACAGTTATAGTAGTATCAACGCAATACCAATTTCCTGTAAATGTGGTTAATATAGAAAATGACTCTGCTGATGAATTGAATTTGATAGTTTTTCCACCAGCACCATTAGTATTGGCAAAAATATAATTACCACCCTTGGAAAATTTAAGTGCATTATATGTATATCCCATTGCTAATGTGCTCAAACGAGTAAATGTCCCATTGAAATTATTTTTGTAAACATATACGTTTGTTAACGCAGAAAGCGCAATGTACTTATTATCTGATGAGATATCTATCGCAGTAACAGCAGCAGCAATATCAGGAAATGGATTTGTCAATGGACTATAAGCACCATTATTTAATGTGAATGCTTGTGCGTTACCTACTGCGGAAGCATATCCAACGAGCAATAAACTTGCATCAGAGCTTAAAACACAAACTTTTGCTGCATCACTAGCATAGCCTATTACTGGTATGTTAGTGCCATCATTAAACTTAGTTAACTTCTGGACAGTGATGGGTGCTAAAGTAGAGTTTGCTGCTATAGCTACATAGGTATTAATGATATCATTATGTTGATCAACAACCGTATAATCAGTAGTTAATATTTTCTTTGCTGAAACAGTGAGCCCGTCTCGTAAAGCTAAACCGCCTCCCGATAATGGTGATGATATTTTAGCTAATCCACTAACTTTACTAGCATAAGCATTACTAGTTAATGTACTATCAATATTGATAATATCACTAGCTCCCATTACATTTGAGCTTGTATATGATGTAGTAGTTGGTGGATTACCAGAAAGTACACTGTAATTATTTGATCCCGTAGAATTCCACTGTACGGTGTTATCTGAAGTTAGCGGTTCACTTACTACAGAACAAGCCCCTAGGCGGTTATAATTTTCTAATCCGCTACCATCAATAATATACATATCACTGACCTTCATAGGTAAGGTAACTTGTGATGATGTATTCACATCTCTCTTAAAGCATATACTAATAGGACCAGATAGAAATGATTTAAATTCACTAATATCAAAATTATTATATGTACCTACACCAGCATATATGGTCAAACTTTTTGAGCCTATATACAACAAGGCATTGGTAAGTCCTGTGTCGCTGGTAGAATTTATAATTAACTCAATATATACATTACTAAAGACACCATTAGAATATCCTACTGCATCGGCTGAAAGCTCTCTAATTCCATTAATGAAGCTACCACCAGTAGTAGATGAGAAATAGGTGCAACTTATAGAATTATCTTCTAAAGTTATAGAAAATCTAGATGGTCCATTAGCATAATTATAGTTATCGGATAGAGTGTTACCATTATAATTACCCGGAGCAATGACAGCAATGACATTGATTTGATTATCATATCTAACAATATTTGTGTTTGATGATAGTACTACGTAATTGTTATCAGAACTATAAGCAATTTGATTATAGTTATCTATTGGGTATGAATTAGGGTAGGATGTTATACTACCATTTGATATTTTGTAAACTTTGGGTTGATAGCTACCAGTAAATAATACGGTGTATTTGTTTTTATTTGGATTATATAATATAGATTTAACTGGTGCAGTTAAAGCTTCAGGTAAAGCTACTGAAGGCATACCTGAAGCAATTGTGTATATTTGCATGTAAGGTGCAGAAGATGATCCTACTAACATGTATTTGTTGTCTGTGTTCTGGTTTGTATCAATACTAGTAACGTTAGTTAATCCAGATAGGGAGTATACTGGTTGATATGTTGGTATTGAAGTTGAAAAAAGAAAAGCAGATACTGATGTTTGGGTAGCCACATATATATAACCAGAATTTACATCTACTGAAACTGCTCTAGCACCTGCTGGCGGTAACGTGGCTGGATTAGCTGTTTTAGTCCAAGTATCAGATCCTACTGTTTTAAGATAGAAGTTTACATAAGGTGTCGATCCGCCAACAATAATAAATGAATTATTATATGTGAACACACAATCAGTTACAGTTCCTGTTATACCATAACTGGTTATATTAGTATATGTATTTGCTCCAATATCTCTTTTATATATGTAAACATTGGAAGTTGCACCGGTTAATAGCATTAAAAAGTACATACCATCTGGTGAAAATCTAATCTTAGTCATAGTCAGTGTAGTTTGTACTTGAGAGAATATGCTCGTCCAATATGTATAACCATCTGCGCCCATTGTATTTCTGGTATAGAGCATAATTCTATTTGTATTAGATGAATCCCTAAAGGAAACTAATAAATGTGATCCATCAGAATTATAGGCGGCAGTGACATTTGTTAGGCCTGTAGGTAAGCTAGCTAGTGCAGATGACTCTACGGTCTGTGATCCACTATATGCATATTCACTTAAGCTGAAACCTATACCAACACGACCAAGGCCACTCGCAAATGTAGGTAAATTTGTATTATTAAGTGTAATACCAGTTTTGGATGCATAATAGCTACCATGAGTGGAACTAGCGGTTGTTACTGATAAGTCTAGACCATTATTAGAGTACCCATTTTTTGGATATGCATTAGTTAAATTGGCAGCACCTTCAGCGGTAAAAACACCCCATTTTGTAGATGGTATGGTTGCTGTTGTGTTATCAAATTTAAAATTATCAAAATATACGATGGACATTATAATACTCGTTGTTGTTTATTTATCATGTTTTTGGAATCAAAACTAGTCGCTTTATAGACATAATATCAATTTCTGGATTAGGCGCTGGTGCCAATACCATTCTTCTTAATGAATTAATTTGAATGATAGGTGCAGCCGGGGATAGTGAAACTGAAGGTGTTGGTGTAGGTGACACAGTTCTAGTCATTGTAACTGTAGGCGTAGGCGAAGCCGTTATGCTACTAGTAAGTGTAGGTGTCGGTGTAAATGTTCTAGTTACAGACGGTGTTGGAGATGCTGATATAGAAACTGTTGCTGTAGCTGATGGTGTTGGTGACACTGCCGCAGACCTAGTTACAGAAGGTGTAGCCGTCAATGTTGGAGTCATCGTTAATGATGCTGTCACTGACGGAGTAACAGATGCAGTTATTGATGGTGTGACTGTTGCGGTCAATGAAGCCGTAACTGATGGGGTTACTGAAATAGTAGCAGTCATCGTAGGTGTAGCAGTAGGTGTAGGTGTAGGTGTTGAACTCACCACCGGTGGAGTAATCAAGGTATAAATCTTGATATTGTCTACAGCACTGGTATTTGTAGATGTATCACCACTGAAACCAAAGTACATATTAGAATCAGCTACAGGATAGTAGTAAACCTTGCAATCATTATCTACATATACGCTGATATAACGAATATCATTAAAGTAATCAAAACGAATTTCACCGTTATACCACTGACCAGCATTCAATGTACCAAACTCAGATGTAGCAGCAGGGTCATTATGATCAGTCCACGATGTAGCTGATGAGATACCAGAGCTTTCACCAGCAATGTTAGTCAACTTCAAATAGCTACCACTACCTGTTGCATCATTACCAAAGAAGAAATCAAATGATGAGTTTGTACCCAAGTTGAAGTCAAAGTTGATTCTGTTGAAATACTTACCGACTGGAATACTATTGTAGGAGTAATCATCACTACCATACACAAATGCAGGCTGTGGATTACCGATGCTATTATCTACAATACCACCAGCATTGGTGAATGCACTCAAACTAGTACCGTCATAGTACTGAATCATTGTACCCTTATCGACATAGTAAGCATTCTGGATCAATCTGTTGTAGTTTGAACCTGCACCATTATTGTAGAACCAGCTAATTTCTGCCGCACTGAATGACTTGAAGCAAATGAAAGCCGAATCAATACCACCAGCCCAACCGCTTGTGTGGAATCCATCGTTACCGATGATGAAGCTCTGAGTTACACCGTAGTAAGTTGAACTGTATGTCAATTGCTGGGTAGCACCATTATTAACGGTAATCTTTAATAGATGGAATGATGAATCGTAGGTGCCAACAACTGAGAACCATGCATCTTTGATGCCGATTACATTAGAATAGACTGTAGATACATTGTCACCATTGTCAGAGATGGTTAGGAACACCTTATCCTGTGCTTTATCATAACCAAGTTTAATCTGCTTCTTGGTATCATCCCAACGAGACATGATTGACATTTCATTATACGTAATCTGTGCCAACAATGCAGAATCGATCTTAACGAAAGCGCCCAACGTAAAGTCAGTAGTTCCGTAGTTGACAACGTTTTCTGAGAAGGTGCTTTCTAATCTGCTATCAAAATTGGTGACAGGATTAAAGAATGCAGCATTACCTTGCAAACCAGTTCCAGTAGTTACATTATATGGAGTCATCAAGACACCATCTTTAGCATCCATACGGGATGCTGTTGCAGGCTCTTCCATATCCCACCAGTTATGCAACGAGTTTAGAATAGACTGTGCATTCTGGTCGTAGATGGTTGAAGGTGTGACAGAAATTGTAGGTGTTGGTGATGGAGTTCTTGTTAAAGTAGGCGTAATCGTTCTTGTAGCTGTCAACGTAGGCGTAATGGTACGGGTAGCGGTCAACGTTGGGGTAATTGTTCTGGTCAATGTCGGAGTCATTGTCAATGATGCAGTAATTGATGGAGTCACTGAAATCGTTGGAGATACCGTTAATGATGCAGTTATTGACGGAGTTACTGAAATTGTAGGCGTAATTGATGGTGTCACCGAAATTGTTGCGGTAACCGATGGTGTCAATGAAATTGTAGGTGTAATAGAATGTGATGCTGTTACTGATGGTGTGACTGTAATTGTAGGTGTTACTGTACGCGTAGCAGTAATCGTATGCGTTGGTGTCATCGTTACAGATGGTGTCATCGAAATAGTTGCAGTAACCGATGGTGTCAATGAGTGTGTTGGTGTTACTGATGGCGTAATCGAAATTGTAGGTGTAATTGATGGAGTTACAGAAATTGTAGGAGTAATTGAACGCGTGGTTGTTATTGATGGTGTTAGTGAAATGGTTGGAGACACCGTATGTGTCGGTGTTCTTGATGGTGTAGTTGTAAGCGTTGGCGTAGGTGTTGGCGTCACAATGAAGCCAGCGTTGTAATGTGAGTTAATGTATGTCGTGGTTAATGCATAATTATAGATAGCAAGTTCATCTATGCTACCAATGAATCTCTTATTTGGTAGATATGCAGATGAGAAGAGTTCTAGGTCAGTATCACCAACATCCAAGATACCATTTCCCGGAATAGATGTAGTAGCAACAACATTCTTATTGATATACATTGTCAAACTTCTACCACTTCTTACTATCTGATAGAGTCTTGAAACATCATCATTGATAGCAAAATTAGTGTTAAGAATAGTAGGCTGACCATTTACATATACTGTAAACACACCAAAGCCACTAGAATCTAGACCAAAGCTGTAGTTATAAAATCCTAACACTGGATCAGAAAACTTACCAAAAGCTGTTGGTTGGTCGTCAAGCTGTGATGCGCTGGCCTTCAGTGCAAACTCAAAGGTAAAATCACCACCTGAGAAAGACAGATCGGAAACGTTATTAGAGATAGTGACTAAACCATTACCAGCATTTGCTGCTGACTTATCACCATAATTTTGAAGCAAGCTTGACTGATTTAGAGTCAATAGTCCGTTAGTTACGCCATTATGGCTTCCCTTTGCATCAAGTAGAGACAGACCATTAGGTTCATCAAATCGATAATAAGCAACAGGGACAGCCTGAAGAATCAATTGTCTGTAAGAGTCAACTGACGGAGTTAATGAAGGCGTTGGTGTTGGAGTTAAAGCCGTAGCACTGCTATTCAACCAAAAAATATAATGGTTCTGAATCTGGAAGTCAGTCATCGCATAGCGATACATGCTGAAGTCATCCATAATTCCTGAATAGTTTTGTGTAGCATCATTGACGATACCACCAACATACAAGAAGTTATTTGTTGTTAGGTTGTTACCTAGAACTGGAACGGAAGCTAATTGTAAACCATTTGAGTAAATCTTTAATGTGTTAGACTGGCGAATGATAGTAATCATTCTGTCAACATTGTCACCTAAGCTTAAACCTGAATTTAGAGTGTAACTACCTTGATCAGTTACTAATTTGAACACTAATTGATTGGAAAAAGTCACCAATTCGAAAACATAAGTTCCACTGCTTAGTGGTAACTGGAATAGCGTAGCATTATGTGGTTGAGAAGCACCATTGATTGACAACTCAAAAGAGAAGTCACCTAGAATATTTTTATATCTGTTGTCGCTGTTAGCCACAACGTAAGATGCTTGAGTGCTACCAAATAGTGCAGAGAAGCCAGAACCATCAACAATAGGTGGTTGACCGATAGTAACGTTATGGTAAGTACCATTGATGTTATTACCACTATAATCTAGAACAGCGGTTCCAGTCATTTCATCAAATTTGTAATAAACGAGAGGCTTATCTGCGATCACGTTTCTTGCATACCCTGAAAGCGGAATTCTTACAGGTGTTCTAGATGGTGTTAACGATGGTGTAATCGTTGGTGTTAACGATGGTGATAATGTTGGGGTTGGTGTTAGTGAGATATTGGTGTTGATTTCTTTCAACAACGTATCTGACAAACGATAATCAAAGTTCTTGATTGGTGAGTGGTCATAATTTGAGTCTGTATAGAACTCAAGTGTTAAGGTGACATGGGATGCATCTGGTATGAAAACAACAGATTCGAATCTACCACTATCACCAAATAGTCCTAGGACAATGGTGTCACCATGATTAATGTAAGAGTTTGATACTTCGAATAGGTCACCACGATTGGCTTTAAGGCTCAATCTGTAATAACGCATGGTTCCTTGTTCATAGTCAAAATTAAAATTATAATAGGTCTGCTGATCAACCGTAAAATTCTTCGTGAAAGACACTGGAAGATTATCTGTTGATGCAGTGCTATTGAATTCGATTGAACGCCCTTGATCTACAGAGTCAATAGTACCATTGACTGTTGACCAGCCAGTAGTATTAGATGAAAGAAAAAGGTTTGGCTGAACTTCAAAGCTTGGTGTCATCGTCATAGACGGAGTAACTGAAGGCTCAGGAGTAGAGGTTACACTAACCGTAGGAGATAGCGTGGGTGTAGGCGTTGGAGTAATTAATGAAAATGCATTAGGGTATGCATTCTGCGCTGCAACTGTTTGTGTTGTACCATTGGATAACTTAACCAAATACGAAATCGTGCCGCTGCTATCAATTACTTGAGTGCAAACACCATATTCAACGGTATTAGAAGTTGACACAAAGTATATGATATCGTTGACATTAAAATAATTCATTGTTCTTCATTTTCTTTAAAGCTATTTATGTTTTTATATTACGAATTGGAGTCCGAAATAATAAATAATTTACCAGAGAGCGTTCCCATGCCTAACCAATTGATTCCTAAAAAAACTGAACACGTAATCGTTGCTTGCCTTGTAGGAATTCTTGTAGGAATTCTGGCAGGCTTGACAATTAAATATCCTTTTGAAGTTGAAAAGCTTCAAAAATATCAGACATTTTGTGGTCAGGCTAAAATAAAAACAGTAAAAGTAGGGTTTTCAGGTGATATCTATGCGATCACCTGTGATAATGGTGCCGAGGTTAGAGTTCGTTAATCAGCTACAGGGATTGCTGTCATAAACGCGGTGATCGGAGCAGCATATGGTAGAGATACCGTAATCTGATTTACATCATTAAATGTTACTACTGCATCAGTAATTAGGGTATTCGTGCTGGTATTGATCAAGGTAAATGCACAATATTGCACACCTAGAGTATGAATAATCAAATGGTTCTGATTTGACTGATAATCATCATATCTCTGAACAATGGTCTGCGCCTTAAATGTGGTGGATGCGGCATTATATACCAACACCTGACCATCAGTAAGTGATGAAACATCAACGTCTCGTAAAGAGGCAAGTTTTAATTCTGAATATGAATCAAGCAATGAGTTGATGCTAGTAAATGAATATTCTGCACCGTTAAAGAAGAGAATGTTACCTTCAACAACACCGGATGACGCAACGTCATCCAAGTCTGTAAGATTACGAACCTTAGCAGATGTGATAGCAGAATCTAGCTGTGAAAAAACATCGAATAGAGAATTATTAGAGGTAAGACCTGAAACGTTATCCAGCGTGTTAAACGCTGTTGGATTAAAGGTATAGGTACTATTAATCCAGTTACTTCCCAACGTGGTAATTAGATTATTAAAATCAGATGGAATGGTGACATCGATATACTCAACACCATTATCTAGGCGTAGAACGTTTCTATCCGTGTCAAAATACATACGGCCTGTGGTGCTGGTGTCTGGAACTGTTGTTCTGTTTTCAACAACAAGATTAACAAGCTGTCCGCCAACAACCTCAATATTACCGAAATACTTCATTTACTTACCCTTAGATTCTGTTTATATTTATTCTTAATACGTGATATCAGACTTTATCGTGAATGTGTCATCACCATTGTTGACATAAACACGGATCGGAGCAGAAGCACCAGCCGCATAACCCGGAACGTTGAAACCAGCAATCAACATACTACTGTCCTGACTCCAAGATAATGTATCCTGTGTAATATATGTATTGGTTGGAGTTACAGGGTTTGTCAACAAAGTAAATGTATCATTGTTATTATTCTTCAAGATAAGAATGGTATTTGTTGATGTTGCAGATGAACCTAGGGCCAAATAGTTACCATTTGGTGAGAACATACCTGAAGCTAGCCCATTTGCTGGGATGGTAGGTGTAGATAACTTTGTAAATGTATCATCAAAATTATTCTTATAGATGTGCAAGTATGGTGCTGAAGAATTTACAAAAGCCAAGTACTTACTGTCAGCAGACCATGTGCAACCATTTGTTAATCCTGAAGTTGGGAAGGTTGCCAATACACCAGATAAGCTGGTGAATGTTCCATCACCATTATTCTTATAGATGTTATAATATGGTGAGTTGGCGCTTGAAGTCACAGCCAAGTAGGTTCCATTTGGAGACCAACCCATACACGCAACAGTATATCCCGGCAATGATGCTGGGATTGCTAGTTTAGTAAAGGATGTACCAGTTCTACTATAGAAATTGATGAATGGTGTTCCACCTAAACCGATAGCTAGAATATTATCAGTTGGTGAAAATGCAGATGAATATGCATTAGCAGTCAATGGTACATCAAGATTAGCTGTGATATCAGTAAAAGTGTCATCGCCATTATTTGTATAGACTAAAATTCTCGGTGTTGTAGTTGTTGAGTTAATAGTAAAGAAGTTACCAGTGAATGATCTACTGATAGTATTCTGTGTATTTGCATAATTTGTTGGTCCAGTACCTAGACCACTGAATGATGCTCCATTATTTTTGTAGACAGTGAATTCATGTAGCGGTGCAGTTGTTCTGTTTTTGTTAGCCATTGCATAATTACTTGAACTGAAACCTACTGAGTTAACAGTCAATGCACCCGGCGTTGCCGTAGGTGTTGGAGTTTTAGATGGAGTAGGAGTTGGTGAGCTAGTTATAGATGGCGTTACCGTAATCGTAGCTGTAACTGTTGGTGTCACTGGTGCAGTTGTACTGGCTGTGATTGTAGGAGTTGGAGTAGGTGTTACTGCTGGTGTTCCAGTTACAGAAGGTGTTGTTGATATTGTAGGTGTGATTGTCTGAGTAACTGGTGGTGTTCCGGTTACTGAAGGCGTTGGTGAAATACTTCTGGTAATTGTTGGAGTAAATGTCACCGTTGGTGTTGTAGTTAGTGTAGGTGTTAACGAAATAGTCGTTGAAACTGTTGGTGTCACTGTTAACGCTGGTGAAAGCGAAACGGTTGCTGTGACTGTTGGTGACATCGTTACAGAAGGTGTTACTGTAATGGTAGGTGTCGTAGTTCTGGTTGGAGTTACAGACGGAGTGGTTGACACCGATGGTGTTACAGAAGCCGAAGGAGTTCCTGAGATTGTTGCGGTGACAGAAGGAGTAGCTGTCAATGCTGGTGATAATGAAACCGTTGTGGTCACTGAAGGCGTAGCTGTCAATGTTGGAGTAAATGTTAATGTTGGGGTGACCGTATGTGTAACTGGTGGAGTTCCAGTAACCGATGGTGTCACCGTAGCGGACGGTGTACCGGTTATCGATGTTGTGATCGAAGGTGTCAGTGAGATGGTTGGAGACACGGTTACCGTAGGTGTAATAGTAACACCCGGTGTACCTGACACTGAAGGTGTTGGAGATACAGTTAATGTTGGGGTAGCCGTCACACCAGCAGTTGCAGTAATTGATGGCGTAACTGAGATTGTCTGTGTAGGAGTAATCGTTACCGTTGGTGAAGGAGTCAACGATACTGAAGCACTCAATGTGATTGTCGGAGTGACTGATGCAGTTTGAGTAACTGAAGGTGTTGGCGTTGGAGTTACTGACGGACTCAATGAAACTGTTACACTTGGGGTTATAGTAATTGATTTAGTTACACTAGGTGTAATTGAAACTGTAGCCGATGGAGTCACAGTCAATGCTGGGGTTGCACTCACTGAAACCGTTGAGGTAACCGTAGGTGTGATGGACACAGTTCTAGTTACTGACGGTGTTATCGATGCGGTAACTGTTGGAGTGGCTGTAACAGTATGTGTGGCCGTTGGTGTAGGTGTAAAGGTAATAGCCGGTGATCTGGTTACTGAAGGCGTAATTGATGGTGTTACTGAAATAGTAGCAGTCATCGTAGGTGTTGAAGTAACTGTCGGTGATGGTGAAATAGATGCTGTAATTGATGGAGTTACAGTTGCACTAGCAGTTTGTGTTGGTGTGACTGAAGGGGTAGCAGTCAGCGTTGGAGTAGCAGTAACACCCGGTGTGGATGAAACTGAAGGAGAAACAGTTACTGAAGCCGTAATCGTTGGAGTTACAGTCAATGTTGCAGATGCGGTGATTGATGGGGTTACTGTGGGTGACACCGATGTAGTAGCCGTAACCGAGGGTGTTGGACTATTTGATGCTGTTACCGATGGCGTAATAGACACCGTTGCACTCACTGAAGGCGTTCTTGACGCTGTAGGGGTTGGTGTAGCCAATCGTGTAGCAGTTGGTGTTTGAGACAGTGAACGCGTAACTGTAGGCGTTGGTGTAAAGGTTCTTGTCGCTGTTGGTGTATGAGATAGCGAACGGGTAGGCGTAGGAGTTGGTGTGGCACTGTGAGATGCCGTTACAGATGGTGTTACAGTAATAGTTGGCGTTACAGTGCGAGTAGCTGTAGCAACCGGAGTTCCAGTTGCATGCGGAGTTCTTGAACTAGTAACTGTTGGGGTATTTGTTGTAGTCGGTGATGGAGTTACAGTACTTGTTTGAGTAGAGGTGACTGTAGGTGTTGGGCTACTCGATGGAGTAGGCGTATTTGAAATAGTTGGTGTGATGCTAGGTGTGACAGACATCGTTGGTGTGGGAGTTACCGTACCGTGATTGAAATTAACATAATGCTCATTAAAATCGACATAGATGGTATTAGGTGATACGATGTATCCAACTTTCTGGAAAGAGAAGTTGACATCGAATTGAGTAGTTAATTCACCATTTCTACCAACAAACAAAGCCGTGTGAACAGGTTCAGACCAATTCCAATCAGTTCTATTGATGACAAAGCCAACATTATGTAAGGTAACAATTTGTCCAGTAGAAACACTTCTTTCAGCCAAGGCAAATGCAGGCTGTGATAATTTCTGCTGATCAGCAAGTTCTAATGTATTGTAATTCTTCCAAGTGACGCAGAAATGCTTTGTTATATCTTCTTCTGCAACACCATTTGCCTGTGTGATTCTCTTATATGTAAAAGAATCCTTGGAATCATTTTTAAATTGGGTGATGGTTGTCTTGTTGTAGAACTCAAATCCACTATCTGTAAATCTTTTAATTGGATTTGAATTATTGTCTAGCACGATTACATCAGTTACACATGGTTGCAACACGTTAATCTGTGTTCCATTTGCCTGAGTGTTAACTCTTCCTGAAGCATCAATGGCTGCTGCAATCACACGGATACAATCAATCCAGTACTGCCCATTCCATGTTTTATACTTGAATGTGAATTTATCGAAATACATCTGGTTTTCGATAGGGTCAGATGGAGCTACCCATGAAAATGGATTTGCGCTAGTGTAACCAAAAGTTAAGGAAGCATCTTCAGTGCTGATATCCCAATATAGCCAGATAGCTTGACCTGATGGTAAGTCAGACCAAGCATTTGCAGTAGATGTAGATTCAGTGACAAGATAATTAGATGAACCATCTGCGAAGGAAATTAATGTTGGTGATGTACCAGCATTAAAATCAGCACCACCTGATGTGTTCAAAGTAATGAATCTTGGCAGCTTTTGGCTGTCAATTATTCCTTGTCTAAAATTGATCTTCATGATAATCCAAATATTCTAATATTTATATATTAGATCATGGAGAAACATATCGGGTAGCAGTTTTAATGATTAAATTTCCCCACATGAACTGTCCACCAGAACCAGACTGAGTTGTATTATCAAATGTTATCAATACGAACTTATCATTGTATGGGAAAGCTACCGGCCACGGCTGTGTGCTTCCACCACCATCCTGTGCAGCATCAAGATTACCAAGGAAATTCATTGATGAATCATAAACCAGCATGGTTGATCGGCCACCAGTTAAGATATAATCCTGACCATTAACAACAAAATGCTTAGTTCCTTCATATCCTTGGCGGGTAGTATCCGCACCAACCAAAGTCCAATTGACAAGATCAGTTGAAGTTGCTAGTGCAGCATAAAAAGGTGATCCGCTGAATGTAGTATTATCAACTATAGTGTAAGCTAATTTATAAGTGGTTCCATCGAACAGCATGCATGGATCATATGTGCCAGCATCAGCAGATAGTTTTCCCGGTAGATTTAGGATAGTTCCATTATTAAGAGTAAATCTACCACCACCAATTAAATTGTCAGTTGTGTGGAAATGTTCTACCTGAATAGTACCACCCGTACCAAACCCATTACCCCACGTAGCAAGATACATTTCAAATGAACCATCAGCATTCTTAACTATCTGTCCTGCAATATCTGAGGTTAGTACACCACCACGTTCAATGATTATGGCAGAATCTTGTGAAACGGTGTAGGTAGTTAAATCTAATGAATAGACACCGATATAGCCAGCACCAGATGAATCAAATGAAGTCGCTGAGAATTGAACAACACCATTTGTGATAATTGGGCTATTGTCTGGATTTACGACAATGGAAAAATCTCTCATCTTCGAAGTACCGCAGATTCCTGATTTGAAATCTGAATATTTGAACGTAGCTGACTCTCCACTGAGTAGGCCAAATGCTGAATAGAATGTATTGATGGCAGTTGGATTCTCCATGAATGCAAATTTATTATTTAAAGAATAATTTTCAGAGGTATACCATCCCGCCCCAATATCGTAATAAGAAATCACAGTATCATTTATCAAACTCATACCAATCTTAAATGGCACAGTTGGTATACCAATCGATACACCATTAGAAAAGTATTGAGTACCATTTTGTTTAACCATAATAGATAGGTAACCATTCTGATTATTAAAAATTACACCTACGAAGTTATTGGCATCCTGAGCAACACCCGCAAATGTAATTTGGTAATTTGATGCACCAGATGGCATTTGTGTAATAGTGGATGATACGAATGCTTGAGGTGATACTAGAGGATCGCCCTGACCTAATAACGTTATAGAGGTGACTGCACCATTTATCGTTAGATTGGTGCCATCAGTATTATATGTAGATAGGCTATCACCCAAACTTATTAAGTCTGTTAAACTAGATAAGTTATTATTAAAATCCAACGCATTACCCATAGGCTGAATATCAAAGTTTGATACTGTAGCCGCTGTAGTATAATGCTGGGATAACGGAGCTACTTCAAAAACTGCTACTGGACTTGCTGTTGGTGTTACAGAAGGAGTAGGCGTTGGCGTTATAGAAGTTTCACCCGTTGGCGTGAAACCAACAGGAATTGGATAGTCGAATTCGCTGTTTAGTGTTATATACTGGAAGTTCTGTAAACCATAATAGGTTGAACCGCCGAATTGGAATATTGCGGAGCCGGGAGTAAACGTTTGAGTTGGATTAGTTCCAGTTGACGGATCACTATCATCAGCCCAAGTTCCGTTTAATCCATACCAGATATAACCAAGATCAAAGTCTACTGCCATCATGCATAGGTCACCTCTATCAGCAACACCTAAGTTAACCGAGACAATATCGCCCGTAGCATTTCTCAACACAACTGGATTTCTATACGGTTGGATACCATAACCACCTGTTGGATTATCAAGTGATTGATAGGTAGAGGTGGTCGGCATCATACCGTACATTGGCCCCTCAAGGAAAGCTTGCGCAGTACTATTAGCTAGGAATTTATAACCCATGATATACTTACCAGTGGTAAACTGTCTTATGGATTTAACCCAACCATGCCCCATAGTATCAATTTTATCGGCTTCATATTTTGATGGGAATGTATATAGATCATTTCCCGTGCTTAAATCCATAGGGTTTAAAGATGTTATCAAAGTACCTGAAGTAGTAATGGATGGCGTAGGGCTTGGTGATGGTGTAGGACTTGGTGTTTGTGTTATAGAAGGATTTTGAATGGCTAATGTTGCATGTGCCGCAACACGAGCAGGTGTAAGAACCCTGCTGTAATAAGCAAAGTCACTACCAAAGCCAACAGGAATATCACTATACTGTAAGCGGCCCATAACGTTCATTCTACCATACAGGGTAGGCGTTTCATTCACGGTAGCAGAAGCTACAAGAACACCATTTTCATATAGACAAGCTATTTTTGTGAAATTATCAAAGGTAAACACCACATGTAGTGTTTGCCCCAACGAATTAGTGTTTGGTGAAATAATATCTGTGTTCAACACACGCGCATTTAATGTACCATTATTATACCAAATAGCTGTACCACCACCCAAGTTATCCCATTCAGCACCCATAATAATCTTATGGGTAGCACCACCGGTAATTTTAATGATAGCTTCAAGTGTAAATGAACTTGAAATTTCAGTAACCATTGGGCAGTATGCAAGATTTGTCTCAACTGCAAGAACATTTGCCGATGCCGATGAACCATATCGTAATGGTGATGATCCAAGCTTAAGGTTGGTGGATGTTGAATATATGCCAGTATTACCATTCCCTGAGCTATCAATCATAGCTGTTGAACCGCTTGCTTCATCTAGTTTCCAATATGCTGTTGGACTATCAGACATTACAATACCTTCATATGTTGTAGGTAGAGGTGATGAAACAGTCACAGATGGTGTGATTGTTGGAGTCATTGTTGGAGTAGCAGTCAATGATGCTGTTGGAGTAATAGAAAGGTTAACTGAAATGGTTGGAGTAACTGATGGTGTAATAGAAATCGTCTGTGTAACTGATGGTGTCACAGAAATGGTTGGTGTGATCGTTGGCGTAATAGATATCGTTGGCGTAATTGTTGGTGTAATAGATATCGTTTGTGTAATTGATGGTGTTACTGTAATAGTTGGGGTGACGGTTACAGTAGGCGTAGGTGTAACTGCTGGTACTAATGGAAAGAACTGTGCAGTTTTATTTGTTGAATCATAGACCAGTGTACCAATGTCTGAACCATCAACGTTACTTGCTGAATTACTTTCACAGTTTACATAAATGACAGCATCGTTAACTAATAGACCACCAACGTTAATAAAGTCAGTACCAGACTGCTGCATCGATCCACCTAAGAAGCTCTGGAATTGAACGCCAACGTTACCGGACACGCGCTGACCGTACCAGTTCAATCTTAATCTAATCGTAAAGTCTTCCTGTGGGTAGTCATCAGCTAACTGGTTGAAGTTAACTATAACAGCCTCAGGACCACTTGGAGAGGTATTGTCGCCACCCCATGTCAAATAAACGCCATCATTAGTCTGACGACTCCAACCTACATCTACATCGCGTGCTGGATCAATAATAGCAGTTCTTGTATCCAAGTCAGTACCATCTGATGGAGTCCATGTGTAACGAACCAATGCAAAGTCAAATGGCTGGTTAAATGAACCCGGTGTTGATGATGGCGTAATCGTAGGTGTAGGTGATGGCGTTAACGTCAATGAACGAGTAACTGTTGGCGTTGGTGTAGGAGTTGCCAATGGTGTTGAGCTAACTATAATTGTTGAAGATGGTGACATTGATGGTGTCAATGAATGTGTTGGAGAAATTGTAGGTGTGACTGATGGTGCTGGTGGAATAAAGTTCACCGGCTTAACCATAAGAACATCTGGATATGTCTTTTCAACATTCGTAGGAGCTACAAAGAAATCAGTCGAATCATATGAGAAATAGTCAATATCGTTGTCAACCATGTTGGCAACGTCAATAACTTTGTCCTTCACCTTGTCATTTGAGGTGAATGGAGTTGTGGCAAGCATGATATACAAGCCTTCTGGTGGAATCGGCTGTAGAACACCAGTACCGTAATCGATTCTGGTGATTTTAAGCTGTGTACCAGAAGGAATATCACTGAACTTCAAACTATCACCCCCAAGGGTTCTGAAGTCTAGAATGCTCTTACTGAATAGGTAATAGTTTCTACGGCGGCGAACAAGGATTTCGTTCCAACCAGCCCAAGGTACTTCAGTAAGGGAGTTTGACAAGTATTCTGTACATAGTTCTTCTTCTTCATTTGGCTTCTTGATGCTTACTTCGATACGAATAGGAGTGTCGTCCAACTTGTAAGGGAGTGCAGGAGTAGGAAGCAATGAAGGTGGATATTGGAATTTAGTAAGGTACTTAGGCACCGCGAAGGTAAAGTAGCCTTCAGCAGTAACCTGAAATAGGGCCACATCGTTAGCAACCATCTGAGGGGTAAGCTTGATTGAGCTTCTTGAAACAAGCTGAGCTTTACCATTGTAGAAGTTATCAAATGTTACACGAATCTGGTTCTTATTAACGAATAGTAGGCTATACTGGTCAGGATCATCAAGTTTTTCTAATTTATTGTTTACATCGTAAACATAAATGGTGGTAGCTGGGTTTGTACCCAAGTCATGATCAATCACCCAAACGTTGTTTGGAAGAGTCTGAGTATAATTAAACAGAACACGTCTCTGACTATAATCTTCCAGACCGGGAACCTCTGAAGGGAATTTCTCTCTGATATTATCAGGATTTCTCTTCGTTTTAAGAAGTTTCCCTTTGCATCCATAAGTGATGACACATTTAGAGAATGTGGTTAGACCATTACTGTTTTCAAGTAAATCAATATCTCTATCACATATATTACATTTATATGTTAGCGTTGCCATCCATTATCACCAAATTCGGGTTATCCACCTATTTATTTAATTTGGTTGCCAGTATTTTTTGATACGTTCATCATTTACGGAATGTGGTCTTGGATTCCCATGAAAACAAACAATACGGGCATTCTTAGGGATTTCAATCTGCCCTTGCTTATTAATGCAATGTCTTTTGTAAGATACGATCTGATTAGGGAACATATCCTGAAGATAATCAATAGAAGGCTTGTTTTCATCAATCCAACGCTGATCACCTTCACGATAGCTGGTAATAATTTCTCTGGAACGTGGAACGAATCTAGTATAGATCAAATTAGTTTCAGTTGGATTCCATGACATGACACCACTTCCTAAAGAATGTAGAGCATAGAAATCACGTAACCCAGCAAAGTTTCCTCGGTACGAAACAATTTCATCTATATTTCCAGTAATGATAGTGTCCAAATCCATATAGAAGACATGATTGGCAAACTGATCATGCTTAAACAATTCAAGCTTACCCCACCATGTAGGATAATCATTAGAGAATGGGATCACTCTATCAATATCTTTAGAGAATCCAGTTGCATTGTCTGTTATACACACAATTTCATGATCAACAGTGATATTCTTCTTGATGCCCTTGGCAAGTGCATTTACATAATCAGCATTGTAAATCTCACCACCAGTTTTTAATACCATAGCAATCGTAACTTTTTCAGGTCTTTCGAATTTAAAGTTTAGTGGACGTTTGCTGATATCAAGACATTTGATCGCAATAAATTGTTCCTTGCGACCATCTACCATCATTTGACGTGAAACATTGATGTCATCAGCATGGCGTGCTAAGAAGTCTTTAACTGCCATATGCTGCGAATGATTGTGCCCTTCATCAAAGTCTGAAATATAAATGGTTCCAGAATATGTCATCTTTGTCCACAAATAATCCAATGCAAGTGAAGTAATGTTATTCTGTTTAAGATCGACTACAGCAAAGCAGAATGTCGTGTTCGATGGAATGATATCATTTAGGTCATGATACCCATTTGTTTGTAAAATCGAATATTTTGTATCATCAACATTATTTCTTTTTAAATATGCAAAGACGGGCTGTGGGAGAACAGCGTACTGGCCTTTCTTAATTTCATTAAAATTTGGATGACGTAAATCATGCTTATCTGGCTCTGGTAGACCTTTGAAGGTATCGATACCATAGCATTTCTTATTAGTGTGTTTAACAAAAGTGATTAGGTCAATAAAGCTCCCACCATCATTGATTCTCAAATCTATGACATCACCCTGTAACTTTAGTGAATCTTTAAGGTGTAATTTTTGTTTGTTGTGCATCATAATGGTTTGGATAACTTCTTTACGGCTGCTGATAGGGTATAACGCGGAAAGCAATCAATATTGCTGGTTGGACTCGCATTGATAACTTCGATATTGGCAGCTTTCAATTGAGTTAAAGTTGATCTGAAGATAGATGGTAAATGACTTAGTGATCGGGTGGTCTTCTTTTCATTATAGAAATATCCAGCCGATGCATCGAGACCAAAGAAAGCAATTCGTTTAGGTCGTAAATGATAAGCCAAATTCAAAGCACCAAATCCTGAGTTGCCAGTATTGATACAACTTGGGTCTTCATTTAATCCCCAAGTGAGCATATCGTATGGTTTAACATCAGCACAACTATGAAAAGGAATTCTATGCAGGTAATTGATGGTTGGGTCAGCTTCAATCTTATGATCACCACTTCTTGCATCCATCATCCCGTAATCTTCTGGAACAGCAGAAAATAGATCACCAGTGAAACCCTTTGGAATCTGGCCTTTGGTTAAACCCCAAGGATCAAGAGTGAACCATGCATCAGCATAAGGAAGGTACTTACCTGCATCATTTACGGCAATGATGTAACCCTTATTTCTCAAGTTCTCAAAATTAAAATTCATTAAACTTGGACCCGAACAGACTATGATTACTGTGTCAGGACGTAATGTTGTGTTGACTCTTGACCATCTGATACCGCTCATTCATGATTCCTTAGTAATTCTTGATAGAAAATACTATTCTCTACCTTCACCGCGTTAGACAAATCACTCCAATTCATTTGTCTTTCATATAGTGAAACAATTAAATTCTTTCTTTCTTGATCAGAATTTAGATTTCTGGATGTAACACCAGCACCCAAACTGATTACGTTAGAATGATATAGCATCGTCTCGATCAATACTGTGGAGTTGATCCCAACTACCATATCTGCATAAGGTATATAGTGGTGAACATCACCCTTTACCTCTATAAATTTGTCATAATTTCCTACGTTTGCTGGGACAAGTGGGTGTCGTTTGAAAAGAATATCTCTATCATCATACTGATAGATGTCACTAACATATTGCATTAACTCATCCATCGTTTTAAATGGTGAATATTTGACAATCTGAGTATCAGTCTCTACCTGTAGTGGGACAAAGATGAATGGCTTATCATGAAGCCTATTCTTTTTATTATCTTCTTGTAATTTATTAATTAGTGAATCAGTATAATCTACATCTTTTGATTGTAGGGGTGATGATATGTTTGACAACCTGCAATTGACACCAACAAGATCGAAATAGCATGTCTTTCCATAGTGATTGAAGAATCCTAGCTCACCATAGATAATTTTTATACCTCTGGCCTTCAACGTCTTGATTGTCAATTGGTCGGAGGGTAGGTTTCCATTCCATATAAAAGAAAAGTCAGGTTTAAATCGAATAGCATTGAGGTAGGCATCAGCATTACTTTCATTAAAAGTATCCAATTGATAGACTTTATTGTAGTCATCTGTAACAGCGCCAGCCTTGGTGTGACAAATGATATAAGTTTTATGTCCCATTCTTTCTAATGTATTAGCTAAGTCTTTAAATAGACTAAGAATAGACTTGTAATTCTGAGCAGTTTCATGATTATTTAAAGCTACAGTAAAAAGGAAATTCATTATCTGTACCTTATAAATTTGGCAGGTGATCCCGCTACAATGGCTCTAGCCTCTACAGATTTGTTAACGAAACTGTTGGCTCCAACGATACAATCATTATTGAGGACAATGCCATGATTGATGGTACATTGACCACTTACCCAAACGTTGTCCCCAATCACCAATGTACTTCTAAGCATCTTCTCTTCAATCAAAGGAACATCTGTAATCTGGTGAGAAGAGGCCAGTAAGATAGTGCTTGGGCCGATCAACGACCCTTTTCCAATGGACATCTTGCCAGTACATTGAATAAAATTATGATATCCAATAACACTCTTTTCACCAATCTCAAGTTCACCTTCCATTTCTATAACAGTATAGGCTCTGATCTGGACCTTATCACGTAGGATGATAGTCCCGCTTCCGATAAATTTTACCGTTGGATCGATTCTAACGTTATTTCCTTTGATGATATCTAATGTCATTATAACTCTTCTCTAATAAGTTTTATTTCTGGATGAATTTTTGAATATTTATCCACTAGATTTAGGTAGTGTGGATAGCCAAGATTCTTATATTCTTCAATATCTTTAAATGGTTGCCTATTAGGGATTATTTTATTAAAGCTGCTGTATCGGGTCTGACTCAATAAATGAATAATAGGAGAACTTAAGGCGAAGGCTACTTTTTTATTCTTTCTATAAAGGTTTTCAAAAATAAAATCATCACCACAATAAAAATCAAGAACAGAAGGAATATCCACCCATTCTGACTTTCTAAAAGTAAAATCCCAACCTTGTCTGGTCTTTTCATCAAGAACAACGTATGAGAGTTCTTTTTTAGCTACAGTCCAATCTTTATGATTAGTTGGGTGGATTACACAGGAAACATCTGATTCAATATCAAAAATTTGTCTTGTATCACTTAAAAAGTTAGAAGGGATGCGAATATCATTGTTCAAGAAAGAACAAACATCACCTTGCGCTATTTTTATGAACTCGTTCCATATAGCGTTCAATGGCCTGTTGAAGCCATTCTGTATAACTACGTTACCTTCGGCCATCATCTGGTCTAGGAATGCCTCTGTACCCGGTTCTACGGAGTTCTGATCCACTATGATCAACTCATAGTGCTTGTAATTTTGTTTCTTTAAATCTTTTACCAGATTCTTTGTATGTTCTAAACAATTGAAGTTGACGATTAAGCAAGATATCATAAGTAGTTCTCTAGTTTGTCTTTTCTAAAGCAATCAAGAGCCGAAGATGGTGAACAGTTGACCACATCAATTTTCATATTCTTCAGACCCGGTGCCATGCTGTTGATAGATGGGATGAACATATCATCATAAACATAATTGCCCATAGGCAGACCATGACCTTCATGCCAGTGAGATTGTCCACGGGATAGTTTCATATCGTAGCCAAGAAGGATGATTCTTTTCACCTTAATATTGGCTAAAAGGTTTAACATGTGTGCCCCACTGTTATTTCCTCTTACGTTATCAATATTCATGTCAATCCCATAGTCTCCTGTTCTGCGAAGAACAGTGGCATTTCCAGAGGCTAATATATTTCCTTTAATATAACCATCTGCACTATGCCTTGCAGTGAAACGAAGTTGACAGGAATGATTCATAACGTTATCATAGTGGGTTCCGATCCAGCTTTCATCGCACCAATACAGTGCAGTTGCATCAGGAAACTCTCTGTACGCTGTATTCAGACAGATAATGTTTTTGCCTTTTAATGAAGATTTATCGACCATTTTGAAACTAGGACCACCTCCTATAACAAAAACGTCTCTACCGCTAACTTTATCGTAAAGTTGTTGTATTTTATCTCGCATTTTGCTACCATTCATCTTCTAAATACCCAATCAGTTACACCATATTTAGAGGCCAAAAATGCTACCTACTTTAGAAAAAGAATGCTCGGAATTTTTGAAAGCATCTAATGGATATCCATTACTCAAGAACCTCCCGCTGAACAATGATGGATTCAGAAAAGTAAAAGTCCGTAAGAAGAAAAATATAAACAGTGATATCGTAAAGATTTTCAATGAAACCTTTAACGATCACACGGACCTAATCATGCAGCGCTCTATATTTGCGCATGGGCCATCAGGGTTTAAGCCTTCTGATAATCCAAATTTCGCCCCATTCTATATCTTTCCAACTGATGGATTTAAGTTTCTCTATGCACAAGACGTAGCAGAGACTACAGAAACCTATAAGGATACGTTGAGTGTCCTCATTGATCATTATGGTAAAGATGGAATTCAAACTTTTAAAGATGTATTGAAATATCAATACACCTTCGATGATCTAGAAAAAGGTCTAAGAACAAAAACGGAAATGATCATTTATGACATCCCGTACTACTATGCAATCAATTACTTTTTGATTGAAGATTATGCTAATTTCATTTCTGAATAATAAGATGATGATTTAAAACAGAAAAGGTGGAATGCCTTTTGTGGTACCTAAATATTAAACCAAAAACAAGAACAACGAGGTAAGAAAACTTAATGGTAGACGAAAGTAAAATCTCCGTAATCAAGAGAAATGGAGAGAAAGAACAACTAAATCTTGATAAAATTCATAGAGTTGTATCATGGTCATGCGAAGGAATTAAGGGTGTATCAGCTTCAGAAATTGAAATGCGAAGCCAGCTTAAGTTCTTTCAGGGCATTACCACCAAACAGATTCACAGCACACTCATTAGAACAGCAGCAGACCTAATTTCTGAAGATGCTCCTAACTATCAGATCGTAGCCTCAAAGCTACTAAACTATCAGTTAAGAAAGGAAATCTATGGTCATTTTGAGCCATGGGAACTAGGTGATGTTGTAAGTCTAAACATTGAACGTGGAGTCTATACTAGCGAACTCCTAGAGTGGTATACGGTTGAAGAAATAGCTGAACTCAATAGTGTTATTGATCATAATAGAGACTTTGATATCGTATATGCTGGTACTGAACAGTGGTCAAGTAAGTACTTGGTGCAGAATCGTGTAACCAAGGAAAAATATGAGACTCCACAGATTGCATATATGTTGATTGCTGCGACAGCATTCAATTCATATCCAAAGGAAACACGTCTAAAGCATGTTAAGAATTATTACCATGAATTAAGCAAGTTCGATATCACCATTCCAACACCTGTTCTAGCCGGTCTACGCACAGATGAAAAGCAGTTCAGTTCTTGTACTGGTATTTCAGTTGGTGACTCACTTGATAGCATCAAGGCCGCAAACTCGGCCATCATCGATTACGTATCACGTAAAGCAGGTATTGGTCTAAGTGTTGGCCGTATTCGTGCTGAAGGTTCACCAATTCGTGGTGGTAAGGCTGTGCATACTGGCGTAACACCATTCTTGAAGGCATTCCAAGGAGCTTTGCGCTCATGTTCACAGGGTGCAATTCGTAATGGATCAATGACAACCCACATTATCTATTTCCATCCAGAAATTGAAACTCAGTTGGTATTGAAGAATAACAAGGGTACGGAAGACAATCGTGTTCGTCAGATGGACTATTCTTTTACAGTAAATCGTTTGTTCTACAAGCGTGTTCTTGAAGATGGTATGATCACTCTGTTCAACCCAAGCGAAGTTCCAGATTTGATGACAGCTTTCTATCATTCTGATAATGATGCGTTTGAAGCTTTATATGCGAAGTATGAAGCTGATCCACGTTTCAAGAATGCTAAAAAGATTTCAGCATATGAACTGTTGGATAACTTTGTGGAAGAACGTGTTAATACGGGCAGAATCTATCTGCTTAACATTGACAATGCAAATCACCACTCACCATACAATCCAGACCTACATCCGATTGAACAGTCAAACCTATGTCAGGAAATTCTTCTACCATCAGTCCCAATGGGACAGACTATTAGAAAGATTCTTGAAATCCCTATGGATGATGAGTTGTCGCAGGTTCTAAAGTGGGTTGATGATAAGGAAGTAATCACATTTAAGCGTCTTGATGCGGATGGTGTGAATTCAACATATGATGTAACGTATAATTCAAGCCGTATCTTCCTTTGCACATTATCTGCAATCAATTGGGGTAACATTCGTAAGCCTGAAGACTTCGAAAAGCCAATGGAATACGCGGTAAGAGCATTGGATGCTATCTTGTCTTATCAGGATTATCCTTTGATTGAATCTGAACTTTCTACCAGAGACTTCAGAACACTAGGTATCGGTATTAACAACTTAGCTTATTTCTTGGCTAAGCATGGCGTTAAGTATGATGAAAGTGCTTTAGAATTGGTTGATGAATACATGGAAGCCATGTCATTCTACGCAATCAAGGCTTCTGTCCAGTTGGCGAAGGAATTTGGTCCATGTGACCGTTATCATGAAACCAAGTGGGCCAAGGGTGAATTCCCATGGGAAAGAAGAGCAAAGGCTATTGATGAATTAGTACCTATGAAGTTGAGACTTGATTGGGATGGCCTACGTGCTGACCTATTGAAGTATGGTATTAGAAATGCGTCACTTCTAGCTAACATGCCAAGTGAAAGTTCAAGTCAGTTAGTCGGTGCAACGAATGGCGTAGAACCACCACGTACCTTAATTTCTAAGAAGAAGTCAAAAGATGGTGTTCTAAAGTTAGTTGTTCCAGAATATTCAAAACTAAAGAACAAGTATGACCTTCTATGGGATCAGAATGGGGCTGAAGGTTACTTAAAAGTAATCGGAGTCATTTCTAAGTGGGTTGATCAGGCAACATCGGTCAATACTTCATACAACCCTCAGAAATTTGGTGATAGCATTCCATTTGACACCATCGTAAAGGATATCTTCATGCATTATAAGCTTGGTGGTACAACCCTTTACTACAATAACGTTTTTGATGGTGCAACTGATGACTACACAGAAGACGAACAAAAGGTAAAAGCAGTGGACAAGTATTTGGCTGAGCAATATGCAAAAGCTCAAGCTGAAGAAGAGTTCGAAGATGATTGCTCAGCCTGCAAACTATAAGGATAAGAATGAAGTCATTATTTAATATTGAAAACACAAAATCACCGATGGAATGTAAAATATTCCTCGATGACGATAACAATGGGGTAACTTTATCTCGCTTTGAGCAGGTAAAGTATCCACGTATCCAGAAGCTAAGAGAAATCCAAGAGGGTTTCTTCTGGCGTCCACAGGAAATCGAAGTAACCAAAGATGAGAGAGACTTTAAGTCTCTCTCTGAAGCAGGTAAGCACATTTTCACAAGTAACCTGATGTTCCAGACCCTATTAGACTCTACGCAGTCTCGTGCACCTGAAGCATTGTTTGCATCGATCACTGCACTACCTGAGGTAGAACATTTCTGTAAAGCATGGGGATTCTTTGAATCAATTCATTCATTCAGCTATTCCTACATTCTAAGAAACATTATTACTAATCCATCAGAAGTCTTTGACAAGGTAACTGAAATTCAGGAAATTATTGACAGGGCTTCCTCAATTACAGCACCATATGATGACCTACATCACTATAATCAGTATGTTGACATCAATGGCTATGATGATACACACACCAAATATAACCATAAGGTTAAAGTTTGGCGTGCATTGATGGCAGCTAATATTCTTGAAGGTGTTCGCTTCTACGTATCATTTGCTTGCTCGTGGGCATTTGCTGAGCAGAAGTTAATGGTAGGTAATGCAGATATTATTAAGTTCATCTGCCGTGATGAAAACGTACACTTAGGTTTTACTCAGTTCCTTCTAAAGACCTTACCTAAGGATGATTCAGACTACATCCAGATTTCCAAGGATTTGGAACAAGATAGTATTAACATGTTCCTCGATGCTATCCAGCAGGAAAAGGATTGGGCAAAGTATTTGTTCAAGTTTGGTTCTATTTTGGGTCTAACTGAAGGCCTATTGGGTGATTACGTGGATTTCATTGCTAAGAAAAGAATGGATGCTATTGGTTTGAAACTTCCTTATTCCGTTCCTTCAAGTGATCCGCTTCCATGGACCCAAAGCTGGATTTCAGGTAAGGAAGTTCAGGCAGCAGCACAGGAAACCGAATTGACATCATATGTGATCGGTGTTCTAGATAAGAAGGTTGAACGACGTTCTGTCATTCGTAATTTGAAGTCTATGGGCATTGACTGATAGACAAATGTGAAATTAAGAACTATAATCCCTTGGCCTAAAACCAAGGGATTCTTTTATGTATATTATCGAACCACAAGCCATGCAATTGCTAATTGGATTGTATAACTCACCTCAGCGTCATTATCATGACCTGAATCATATCAATTTTAGTTTACATAAACTTGGTGAATGTTCGACTAAATTTAGCCTAGAAAGGGCTGAATTGACTGTATTGAAGTATGCAATCTGGTTTCATGATGCAATCTATTCTCCATATAAAATGGCTGGAACATCTAATGAACTAGAGTCAGCAGATTTGTTTAGCTCATGCCTTAAAGATAACATAATTCATGATAAGTTCTTTTATAAGGATTTTGAGGAACGTGTTGTTGAAGCCATCCTAGAAACTGAGTACCATGCTGGAAACCCTACCACTGATCTATACCGAACAACAGATATCATGATGGACATCGACATGGCAGGCTTTGCCAAGCCGTATGCTCTTGCATATGGTGATTCTGATCTTATTTTTAAGGAATATGCATTCTTGGGATATTCCAAGACTGATATGATGAAGGCAAGAATTGATTTCTTACAGAAGCTCCTTTTCAAGGAGTACATCTACAGAACTGAGTATTTCCGTGAAACCCATGAGGCCAAGGCTCGCCAGAACATTACAGACATCATCAAGGCCACACAGGAGACCTCTTAAAGCTGGGACCGTTCAATTAAACTGTAGAGTCTTCACATTTCATAAATATATGAAAATCGGAACTCTCAAATGTATCTTGTCGAATTGGCTAATCCCAAGCAATTAAAAACCCATCTGGAATACCATGCAACGCTTAACCCTAAGCTATGGAGTACATTTGCAGATGACAAGAACTACCCAATGCTCAAGCCTGAAGTACAAGAGGCATTAGAAAAGATTTCTAATGCCTTTTTAGCTTTCTTGAAAGTTGAAGCAGACAAAGTTGCCGACATTATTTTCACTGGTTCTAATGCAAATTATAATTGGTCAAAATTATCAGATATTGACCTGCACATTATTTTAAATTATGATGCTATCTGTAAGGATTGTCAGGAGAACAGTTCAGGATTTGATTTAGACGATTGCTACAAAGCAAAGAAGACCGTATGGAATGAATATCATGATATTACTATCAAGGATTACATTGTAGAAGTCTACGTTGAACCAAAGACTGAAGAACGTTCTGGTAACGCAGGCGTCTGGTCACTAGTCAAGAAAGACTGGATCAAGGTTCCTCAAAAAGAAGAAGACTTAGTTTATGATGAAACTCAGATCAAAGCCAAGGCTGCTGATCTAATGCATCAGATTGATATGCTAAGTAAAGAATCAGATGCCACAGCCATTAAAGCTATGCAAGATAAGATCAAGAAAATGAGACAGGCCGCTATCTCTTCTGGTGGTGAGTTTTCTCTAGAGAATCTTGTATTTAAAGCAATCAGAAACAATGGTTACATGGACAAACTTTACGATTTAGGCAACAAAGCAGAAGATGATGAATTGTCTTTAAAATGAGAATTTTCTGTCCATTTTCTGTTATTAAGAATTTTATAAAATAAATAGACAAATACCCCTTAAGGAAGGTTTTAATGAATACTAATTTACACGGTTATGCGCCATACTCAGTAAATGATACGCTATGGATGTTAAATCTATCTACTCACGCTATCACTAGCGGTGTTGTTAAGGTTATCCATGATACTGCTGGTGTTTACTCATATGATGTTTTAGTAGATGGTACAAACAACACAGTCACTGTTGCTCATACTGATGCATACGCATTGCAGAGCTATGCAGAATTGAAGTTACAGTTGATTGTTACTCCTACTCCGTCACCATCACCTACTGGTACTCCACCAGTTACACAGACTCCACATGCTTCTCCAACCCCATCAGTAACCGTAAGCAACACTGTACCATTCGGTCCTGACGTTCTAGATATCAACGGCGGTACATGGACATTGAGCCATGCAACAATCGCTAATGGTAAGATCGTTTCAACCTCAACCGATGGCGTTGCACCTGTATCTGTTTCAACTGTTGTAACTGTTCCAGTCAATCGTCAGGCTGTCTTTACTCTAGGTTACAATGAAGGTACTGTTTCCAGCGCTAAGCTAACCCTAACCGGTAACAACTCTGGCGTTGTTCAGCAGCAGTCACTTCTAGGTAGCGGTAAGGTAGACGTTGTTCTATTCACTGGTACCAACACCTCATTGACCCTAAAGGTCGAATTGTTTGAAGATTCAACCTTTAAGAAGTATGCACTAGCTGGTTACACATACCTATTGACTGATGGTGTTATCAAGGTTGTTGCTCCAACCACAACTGTTACTCCCAGCCCAACAGCAACATTGACACCAACACCGTCAACATCTGCTTCTCGCTCGGTAACTCCTACGCCTTCACCAACCAAGTCAACAACACCTAGCCCAACAGTTTCAGCTACAATCTCAGTTACACCATCTGTGACTGCCTCTGCCGGTGTTCCTGTAACTCCTACACCGTCTCCAACGCATTCTACTGGCACTACAGTGACACCTAGCCCAACAGCTACAGTATCAGGTACACCAGCAGTAACACACACCGTAACACCAACACCTACAACATCAGCTACACACTCAGCAGGCGTTTCACCTTCACCAACACCTACCATTTCATCCAGCGCTGGTTTGGTATCTCCAACACCAACACCTACCGCTACGGTATCAGGTACGCCAGTTGTGACGCCAACACCATCGGTCACAGCAACCCACTAAGTATAATCACAGGGGAACGATTATAAAGGAAATTACATGAGCGTATATACAGTAACATACAAGTTTAACCCAAATGATTTAGTTTGGGTTCTCGATTCAAATTCTGTAAAGAAGGGTACTTGTGTGCAATCTGTAGTAAAAATCGCCCAAAAGAACAAGACTGACATCCAGACGGTAATTGAGTATTTGATTCTCTTGGATTGTAATTCTGGAACTATTTGGGTTGATGATGCCAATGCCTATGAGTCATTGCAAGATGCGATAGATGCGTTGTCACTACAGATGCAAACGACATCGTGTCCATCTTGACATTAAACTAATAAATGGCGCTTTGAGTTTTCACGAATTCAAAGCGCCATTATCGTTTCTAGAGTCTTTACATTGACATTAAAGATTAGAATGGGTATAATTTAACCACTTTCATTATGGAGAATTATATGAATACTGTTTTAAATACAACTGATGTCATCGACATCCGCCGCGAATCAAAGATCGGCACAACCACTCGCGATATTTCCCATATCTTTGGGGTTTCACCGCGTACCATCCAGCGTATTATCCGTGGCGAACTATGGGCAACTGTCCCAACTGATAAGTCTATTAAGAATTTCACCAACTATGACATCACTTATGATGGTCGCGTTTGGTCAAACTCAAAGGGTGGATATCTTGCTCTTGAAACTCGTGCTGGTGCACCAGCAGTACGTCTGCGTAAGACCTTGAAGTCAGCACGCAGAATTGAAAAGACTGTGCCGGTATCAACATTACTAGCTAAGCATTTCTAAGAATAAAGCCCGCGAAAGCGGGCTTTTTCATTTACAGAGTTCAATTTTTGCTAATAAATAGCCATAAATGGTTTAGCAATGGCAGATTTAATTACTAGTTTGAAACAGGTAAAGATTGGTGACTTTGTAAAGTTTACTGAGAAGGACAAGCAAGGTAAGTTCACATATGTTGGTGAAGTTATCTCTATAGAGCAAGGTTGGATCAACATTTTAGCCTTTGAGGGAGAGATTGGATTCAAGATAGACAAGGATAATCATTTAGAGACAATCCTCACCCAACCTACCGGTTGGAAGAAGTACAAAGATAATCCTGAGGCTTATCGATTTAAGATTAATACTGATAAGTTAAAAGCTCGTCAGAAAGAACAGAAAGCTCGTGAAGATGAAGTGGCTAATATAAAAACAGTGAAGGAAAAAGTAAAAGAGTTCGTCCTCTCACAGAAAGAACGAACTCTTGAAAAGCTTCTCAAGAAAGTATCCAAGGAATTCAAAGATACTGACCAGAAGTTGCTAACTAACTATATTCAATTAGCGTTGCTTAAAGTTTAAGCAACGTCCTCATCAGCAATAGATTCTAGAACAGGAAGTGCCTTAAGCTTATTGGCAAAAGCCATGCAGGCTTGGCCGCCATTAGCTAATAGTGTTGCAAAGTCATCGAATGAAATCCATGCATGACCCTGTTGACCCCAACCCTTACCCCATGAGTTCTTGATACGAAATAACTTCTTCTCTGTATCAACACCATTCAATAGATAAGCGTGACCACCCGCCATGCCACCTGTAGGCTTCACCAAGCCGTTCCCATCGGGAGTGAACATCGATGTGAACCAACGAGTACCAACGACGACAGGACCGATTGTGAGAAGGCAGGTAACGATGTCATCTACACTGTTTGCCCAGCGATATTCACTGACAACACCAGCAGACTTCAAAATTTTTGCAACTGCACGGACAGTAGAACCATTATAATTTGAACCGGGAATACCATCGTTAGCCTGAGCCTTGTGGTATAGATTGGTTACGTTAAAGAGAGGTTTCTCTCTATCACCAAGGCCGTCCTGAATCATAGGACCATCTTCTAGCCAATGCGACCATGAAAATACCGTACACATTGATGTGTTGCCTTGATCACCCCACCAGCCATTATCCCACCACATCTTTTCTGTGATGAATGGACGCTCTGGTAGAACTGCGGCCATAGGATACAACGCATCACGTTCGTCAGAATGTTCGATGTGACCCAAGCCAAAATATACATTACCCATTTTACAACTCCTAAAGTTCAAAGTATTTATTGAACCGAAATGGGCTATGATAATTTAGGACTTTTTATGCTTCTTTGAGGCTTTGTCTAGGTTGATTGTAAGGACATGAACAAGAGTATTGAACTCACCCGGCATATTCAGGGTTTGCATCTTAAAAATCTTGTCAACTTTGTGGGATTCGCCCATTAGATAGCGAACGTATGAAGCTGGAATCATTGGCTCATAAGAGACCAAAACCTTCCCAGCATTTGATTTATCCTGCATGGCAATATTAGCACTCATGCGAGTCATGATAACTTCTTTCAAAGTACCACCAGTACCAGTGTTCAGCTTGAAGTTTTCAAGTTTTTTGATGAGAGGAACCAGCTTATCATAAATCTTTTCCTTAGCATGTACTGGCTTCCAGAAAGGATTGTCCATGCATCGCATAAGAACAATGGCAATCTTCATCTTCATCTCTTCATCAAGATATTTCAACGAATCAGGATTGACTTTTATGATACGGTTTACTGTTGTAGAAATAATATCAACAGCATTGATACGTCTACGAATCTTTCTCCATTCATTATATGTTTTGTTAATGAGCGAACACGTATATTCAAGCTCCTTTTGTGAAGCTTTGTTATTCTCTACTATAATGAAATCTTCGAATAAACTCATGATTATCTCTTTGTAATGCCTAGGTATTTATAAATAATTCTAGTACCGGAGCGTTTGTGTTATTAAGTAAGTTCGACCTTAACAATGTTAATTTTTGGAATAAGTATACCTGTACTATCGAAGGTACGGTTACAGATGGTGTGACTTTAAATTATGGGACGCAACGCCTTGAGCTTCACTTCAAGTTTCCTAGAAGTAAAGGTATGTGTTACTTTGAATCATTTAGGGATTACGCAGAGACATTCTCTAAGACTTTAGAGTATATGGAGTTGGTGGATCAACTCAAAATTGCGTTGCCTTATCTTGAGCATATATACTCACATACGGAGCTATTGTGTGGATAAGACAAAGAAAATTAAAGAGAAAGAGTTAAGGCAGGAGCTAGTGTCTGAGAAGACATTCACTGAGTTAACCCAAAAGATAGCAGAATATCTTTATAGTTATACGATTAGAACAAAGGATCACGTCTCAAAAGAGCGTCCTAAGATCATCGGTGGCGTATCTTTCTGGCTTGAACAAAAGACCATAGATGACACGCCACAAATAATGTTAATGTACAATGTACATCCTAAAAATTGGAACGTTAACAGAGTTACTTACGAATTCGACCTTGAAGAAAAGGAATACCTAGAATACTTCCTAGGTGTACCATTCCATGTCAATCACTGACCTAGCATCTTCTTAAAGATAGTTGTGGTCAGCTTGTAGAAGCGTACCGAGCCTTCCCTAAACCCTTCATCTTTAGCCTTTTCCTTGGCTTCTTCCCAACGCTTCTCAGCCTCTTCAACACTGATACCAGCTTTGACCGCAAAACTCTTCACAACTGATGACGGCATTGCCGTTCTCCTTTAAAGAAAATATTTATTCTTAATGGAAAACGGTGGTGTTATTCCACTCGCGTAGCAAGCCATTACTCATGCATAGGGTGTCGTCATCGTCTAGATCACCCACATCTAAAGATTTGCCTTCAGGATCATAAACCGGCGTTGAATGGATGGGCAGCATCGTGAAATTCTTTCCTTCAGTGTCATCAACTGCAACAACATAGATTCTACCTTTAGATAAGAAATCATCTTCAAGATGAATATTGATTTCTTTAAACTCTGTCAGAGGGCACCATGGCTCTTTCTGATCGATGATGCCGAAGAATACTTTATCGTTAGACCTGTAAGCAATGCTGTTATAGAACATCTTTAAATTAACCTCTGGCAAGTACTAGACTACGAGTACGCTCAACATACGCGTTTTCTAGAGCTTCCGCTAGAGGGAAGGTGTAACCAATACCACTGTGGAGGATACGTAGGTGAATGCCCTTCTCATCTAGTTTGCCTAGAGGCATGACATCGGTGAAGGACACCTTGGTACCGTTTTCACCCTCTTCAACGTTAATGGCTAGAGCATTGGTGACGTGAAGATACTGTCCATCTGAATCTGAGACCTTTGCAGCGAACAACTGACCATTGTTTAAAAATAGACCGACCGGCTGGTTCTTAATACTATCAAATACTGACATTTTTCTTTTCCTGTTATTATTCTGGTTTTACGTAAATTAATTCTTCAATATATGAGCGATCATCCTTGAATAGGGGAAGCTCAGTTGAAGGGAGTAATTCGTCTTTGCGCATTGCTACACCATGACGAAATACAGTTGGTAGATCATCCCATGATTTACCCTTTTCAGCAAGTAATTCTTTCATTGCAATAGAATTCTTACCTTGAATTTCCTTATGTCCTAAAACATCATTGGCGTACATGCTAACGCTGTTACGGATACCGTCATGCTGACGATAGATAAAGTAATTAACTACTTCATCCTTAGGAAGGTTGAACACACGAGCATCAAAAAATGCTGTGGTAAAATTATGCTTAGCTGATTCGGCATTGAATATACCGGTAGTTAAGCTTGCAGAAACGGATACCATCTTCTGCACTGTGCTACCAAACCATGATTCTGTTGATAGATTATCGTAGTCACGTAGAAATAATGATATTTCATCTGACTGTGAAAATGCAAATACACAACCCTGAATTTCTTTCATAAGAAACTGCATTGTTTTCTGCATAATCTGTGGTAGACGTGGATCAAAGGGACGTTCTAGGTTTGTAGTTGTCCAGTTCTTAAACGCCTTACCATCTAAACGAATGATAGTTGGAGTACGTCTCATCAAATGTTTGGTTTCTACTTGCTCATATGCCTTCATTCTATCTGTTAGTGAAGGGCTTGATGCTTTGTCTGTATGTTTCATTTAATCTCCGAATAAAGTGTTGTGAGTTCTATTTGCTCTTATGAATGTAGCGTTTTTATTGAATTCGGAAAGATTCTTAGCATTAATATATGTGCCAGTTGATCGTAATCCACCTTGGATTTTTTCAACTGTATTACTAACCGATCCTTTATACTCGACTAAGGTTCTAATACCCTCAGAAGCACGGTACTTTGCCATACCACCGTGAAAATTTTCCATGGCTGTTTCGGAAGACATTCCATAGAATTCCATTTTCCCATCTACAAGATGACCACCACATTCATCATGGCCTGCAAACATAGTTCCAGACATAACAAAATGTGCGCCAGCAGCGAATGCTTTGCTGAAATCGGATGGGACATTGCATCCACCATCTGAACATAGGAGGCCACCCATCTTGTTAACAGCATCAATAGTTTCAAGGATAGCTGAGAACTGAGGGATACCTACACCGGCCACTGTACGTGTTCTACAAACGGCTGAAGAGCCGATGCCAACCTTTACGATGTCTGCACCATAATCTAGGAGTGCTGTCGCACCTTCGGGCGTAACAACATTACCAGCCATAATAATAGAACCACGGGCGCGAGTTCTAACCCTAGAAACGAATTCATGGAATGACTTCATGTATCCATTAGCAACATCAATGCATATCAGCTTAGGTACACCATACGTTGCACAGAAGTCATTGAACTTCGCAATATCACTTTCACTCATTCCAAGTGTATAAAATACATGTCGGTCTAGTTCGTCATCTTCCTGACTTGTGTAGAAGTCGTATAGCTCCTGAAGGCTATAATGTTTATGTAGTGCACAGAACATATCATTACTAGCTAATGCTCTTGCCATTTCGAATGTTGAAACTGAACTCATATTCGCGGAGATAATTGGTACTCCGCGAATAGTCTGCTTAGCATGTAGTGTTAGATGTTGTGTTACTAGAGAAACCTGCTTGCGTGATGAAAGGGATGAAATCTTTGGCTCAAGTAATACATCCTTAAAATCTAGCTTAATATCGTCTTTAATAATCATTAAAACCTCAACGTGGAGCTAGATTGTACGTCTTAATCATACACGATAGCAAATATTCTCTACCTTCATCGGAAATGTATGGATTGATTTTCCACTTATTGGCTTCTAGATTAGCCATTATCTCTTGAGCTTCCTGTCTAGTAACGGATACATTATAGATTCTTTCCGGTAGCACACATGCTGCTGCCGTAATAGCTCCGTCTAATGAATCAGCATCTTCATAGAAGCAAGTTACTGGAATAACTTCCATTAAATGACCAGAAGAAAAATTGCACAGATTATGGAAAGCCTGACGCACACCCTTGCTGTTGATAGCATCAAGAATGATGATGGTTTTATGGTTTGTCGCCCACTCTTTGTAAAAGTCATTGTTTTGTAATGAAAGATTACTCACACAGTGAGCAGTCTGAAGGCCGTATTGTAGTTGATTTAGGTATAAACCATTGACGAATGAATATAGTCTCATTTTGAAACCCTTGTGATTTGTTTTTATAAATAGATAAGATTTGAGGAATCAACAATAATGGAAACACTTAGAACATTTCTAAACGAATTTGCTGTCCTATCCCTACCTACACCGGATGAGGATGGTAGCGCAGATTCCGATTTAGATCAAGACGAGTTTTCATTCTCAGCGGGTCCAGAAGGCGATGAATTCTCTTTTGGTGCTGACGATGAAGCTGGTGCCAGTGAAGATGATGAAATGGGTTGCGAATGCAATTGCCCAAGCCATAAGAAGTTTGACGCACAGGGTTCAGAAGACCTAGATGACGACAAAAGTCTTGACAGCGAAAATATTGAAGTAGTTGATGGTGATCCAGAAGGTGAAGAGGAAGAATTCTCACTTGATGATGAAGATGAGCCAGAAGACGAAGAAAGTAAGTTTAACTTTTTCTAAGGATACATATGGAATTACTAAAAGAAATGATGCTAGAGAGTGAACTAGCAGATATTAAAACAAAAGTTCTTGGTCTTCATAAGGCCTATAGAACAAAGCTTAATGAAGTGAAAGCATTTAATGCCAAACTTATAACAGAAGGCCTAGAAGAAGGTGTATTGGATTTTGAAAGTGATGATCTAGGTTATCAGTTTGATGAAATCAAAAAGCGTTTTCAGGCTTCACAGCAGGGTATTAAGATAGCTAACAAGTTAGGTGATCCAGAACAGAAGCGTCGAGTTTTCATTAACTTTAATAAGTTGAGAGCAGGCGTTGCTAGATTGGAAAAAGAAATTAAAGCCAAACTTGCAGAACTTGAAGCACAGATGCGTGGTCAGACTCGCCAGAATTATTTTGAACCTGAAAGCATAGCTCCAAGGACTCAGACTCAACAGGCACCTAATCGCCCAACACCGCAAGCTCCACAGCGTCAAGCTCCACAAAGGCCAGTACAACAGCAACAGGCACAGCCTCAGCTATAAACAAAAAGCCCGCGAAAGCGGGCTTTTTTATTAACCATTTATATGGCTCATGAATCCAATTCCAACCTTAGATTTAGAATCACCATTTGAGAATTCAGATGTGCTTTCCATGTTGAAAATTTCACCTAATGACATAATCTTTTCTTTAGGCTTTACATCCTCACCATAAATCTGTTTAACCAATGCTTTGGTCTTATTTTCATCCAAACGAGTGAACTCATATTCAGCAAGCAAACGACCCGGACGCTTTAGAGCATGATCAATCTGATCATAACTCGTGTTGAAGGTACAGATAACTTGGAACTTAAGACCATCACCTAGAATACCATCAGTAACATTAAGTAGGTTAGATACAGCCTGATTCATACCAGCCTCACGAGACTTAAGAACATTCTCTGCATCTTCAATGATGAGAACACTATTCTTGTGGTCCATTAAGAATGTGAGGAACGATGGATCAGATAGGCGAGCGCTCATATCTGGTGAGATATAAATGATCTTTCGGTCAGTAGTGGTTACAAGGTGACGTAAGAAGGATGTCTTACCAGTACCATTGAAACCATGAAGCATAATAAGACCCTTGCTCTTATTGCCATTGATCGAATCCATGATCTTCGTGTAAGCATCTTTGAATGAATCATTGTAATGGTTTTCAAGATCAAACTCTTCGCCACCATCATTCACCACAGTGTCAATATTGACTTCCTTTAGATATAAGCCAGAAAGACGGCTCTCACAGATGAAGTTAATCTTGCACTTCTTAGTTTCACTCTTAGCATTTGCGTCCATGAATCCCATCAAGGATGCATATAACTTTTCAATATAATCATCATGAACAAGTGAATCATCGTAAATAACGTTAATACTAATAAAGCCATAGGTGGCGATATTAATGTGGATCAATATGCTGGTACCTTTACCCCTAGAGACGTAGTATCTCTGATTAAGATAGATACCCTCTCGTTCTCTTTTACCTTCAGGCTGTCTACTACTATAGTATCCAGTATGATAACTAGAAAACAGAGTGAGAAGACCAAATTCATCGGCAATTTGTTTAAACGAATTGTCAAAATCAGCCTTCTTTACGAAGTTTTGGTATTCTACTTCTAATGCTAGGCTAGCATTATGCTTAATTCCATAATATTCATAAAACAAATCAGCAACGTTATAACTGAATGCTGAATTCCCATGAACATCCATGGAGTACGTGAAATTTCTCATTATTATGCTTAACTCCAAGAGATATGGTCAGATTCTACTCACCACCCCACGATTAATCAAGAGTCTGAGAATTCTAATAGAGCATCCCAAGCCTTGACTTCATCACCAAGTGAAATGATATAGATTAAGTCGGATAGTTCTTTAACGTCATAGATGAAAATACGACGAGACAGTTTTGAATTGAATTTGTAAATCGTAATATCCATAATCTGCTTACCAGACACCCACTCAAATTGCATAGTAGTTGGGGTGTTAAAGATATCCGCAGCAGTCGTAACTGACATGAATAGATCATCAGTAACTTGCTTGGCATCATGATTAAGGAACTTGGCAGGCTTGGTCTTATCACGCTTATGCCCCATCAAGATATGATCAATCATCTGAAGATTCCACAGATACTCAGCAGAATTCTTTAACTTGATTAGTTCCTCTCTTGAGGAAGGTTCCATATATTCATTAGCTAGATACCAGCCAATCTTTGCTCTAAAATTACCAAATCCATCGATAAAGGTAACCTGTGACTCTAGGTCTTCAAGCTCTTCGATTAGATCATCCCTATTCTTAAATGCTTTAAAACGATGCATTTCATCGGCTGTGACACTTACGTATGCATACTTCTGGTCCTTCTTGAGGATTACAAAGTAATCTTGGTCACGTAAGTAGTCGCTAGAAATGTAGACAACATTACCAAAAAATGAGAAATACTCATTGATGTTGGCGTAATCGTACATGTTCTGCTTGAATGTCTGTTTATCTTTCATTAGTTTGTATTTCTCTTTTAGTATTTTGAAAAGCTTCATTTTGTCAGACCATGTTCTTTAGAATATCTTCCCATGAAGCTTCTAAAGAATTCTCAATGGCTTCAATAAGTTCAAAATATTTATTCTCTATTTTTTTACATGCACTTTCATCAAGGTAGACTGGTCTAGGGTTGATCGTGGCAGCTTTATGCTGATAGTCAAATAGTGCATCCTTAACTTCAACTTGCTCAAGCTTATATGGATCATTAATTGAGATAAGGAATGAATATTTTAGAGGTTCAGTAGTTATACCTAGATCACCTCTGCGTCTTGAATCTAGTGATTTGCTGCTCAAGTAGAAGTGACGATTTATGTGAAGGTGATATGAACCTTCAAAATTATTATGAGATTTATCAAAGTTTAGGTTTGTAAAATATTCTACTAGTTTTGAATATCCTACATTCTCATTGTATTCTTGTTCCATACCATTAAGTTTAGCTCCAATAGCGTTCATTCTAGATAAAAGAGTATCAAACACGACTTCTTTACCAGTTATGGGATCAATATGAACTTCATATCTAGCAGGACGGTAATACATGTTCATAGTTATACCTCAAAATAATCAAGAAGTCCATGGGTATATTCATTCAATGATTTTTCAGTAATATCTTCAACTTTAGCAAAAACCTCATTAAGAGCCAGAGCAAGTTTTATTTTCTCAAACTCATCGGGTGTAACAGTTTCATAATTCAATGTATTAACTACAAGAATTACTTCACCATTATCATCAATAACTAATCTTCGATGAATAACATCGAAATTAATAATCTTAGCTTGCATGATTGCTGTAGTGGTTATGAATGATGTCATACCAAATGTAAAACTATATTGATTTGCTAACATAATAACTGGTGAGTTTGCAAGCTTTTTACAGTAATCAGAGATTTCTGAAATTGTTTCTTTATGGTTCATACTACATACTTCCGATATATTGACACATTATACCAATTATTACCTTAACCTACTTAAAATTTTAAATTTAAGTCATTATAACTACTTAATTATCATTTAAATAACTAATCTTCCCATTAGCCCAATCAATTATATTTTCACCCAAGAAGTTCTCGATAATCTCAAATAAATTATTGATAATTTTTGCATGCAAATAATAGGGTGAATGATTAATGGTTCCAAGCGGTGTAACCGCTTGCTTAAATCTTAAGAAGTCTTGTGAAATTAAACGGCTTGGCGTTTCATTATTTGGAGATTTCCACTCATAGCTGACAGTTAATTTGTGATTTACGTCGAATTCCATAACCAAATTAGTTGATGTTCCTTTTTGAGTATCATTATCAATAGATAATATCTCAATAATTTCTTTTGTATTAGTAAAGCCTTTATGAGTTTTCTCTTTAACTGTTTTATGATATACAGAAATTATTGAAACATCGACAGAATAATATTTCTCAATATATTCTTTAATCTTATCCACAGTGGGGTTGTTTGGCTCAGGGAGTGAGTAATCCATCTCTGGTACCATAGTTCTAATTGAAATGTGTTCAACAAACTTTTTAGATATTTTTGGAATATTGATGATGAGTGTGTCTAATGTAAGATCACCAATGCTAGATGTTGCATTATTAAAACTAAAATTAGGCATAATTGTTCGTCCAAAAAGAAAGGCAGACTCCATATTACTGGAATCTGCCCTAATATCAAGCAATTAAACTTACTTAAAGATAGCGTTTGCAAACACATTATCAAAAGCAGTTTCGTATCTTTTAATTAGTGCAACAATATTTTTATATTCACCCATGTGATCAGTAGTAATAGCACTGACAGGACATGACTGCTTGACGAATTCTTCTTCGTCATCAACACCAAGTGGCTTTACCACACTTAGGCAGTACTTCTTTTTATTCCAATGTAAGGTAATCCAATATGTGATTCCATTAATCTGGAAGTCAACCATTTTGAATTCTTTCTTAATTCTATCCTTTCTATCAAATAAAGTAGAAACAGTAGGGCCATCAATCCAGTCAAATGACTTAGCAGTCTCAAGCGCGTGAATTACTTCTTCAATTTTGGATAGCTTTACTGCATTTGGAACTAAATCACGATGAAAAATTTTATTAAACATAATTAAACTCACGAAAGATTGCTAATCCAGTTACTTGCTTCTTTAACATCATCAGTCTTTGAATCTAGAAGCACATTAATGTGTTGAGTGACACTATCAAGAAGGTCTTCATGACCAACTTCAAGCTTAGCCTCAGCCGTTGTTGCGTGCATATCATACGCACTGTTGGCATACACCAAGAAGGTTTCAATGTCTCCACCAATAACATTAATGTAAACTGATACCTTCTCACCAAGATCACCAACAAACTCTACCTGATATGAGCGTTTTGGATTTAAGGAACTTTCTACATATCCATGATAAGTACCCCAAGTTTCTTGGAAGCCACCTAATGAATTTACAAGACGACTAACTGTGGAGTTAAATTCGCCAGCAACGAAACGCTGTAGCGTAGATACGAATCCATCAACATTAGAAACAGATTCGTTAGGTGTAGCAGGCTGATCCATTACAATGTAACGTTCCATTACCTTTACATGATTTTCAATTAGTTCGCGTGCGGTCTGTGTCATATCTTTCCTTAATTAGGTGAGTAGCATATCTATGTTATGAGTTATAATCAACTTGAAGTTTAGATATCGTGGGTTTCCAAGTAACCGACAATATTATCCAAGGTGAAGTATCGTGCATTGTTGACAGCCTCAGCATAGGCCTCATTGTCTGTTTCGGTGATGATAGCTTGGGCTGTGATACCAGCGACACCAATATGAGTTCTCACCCTATTTGGGTAATAATGAGCTTCAGACTCGCTATAGCCAGACCTTTCAAACTCTTCAAAGGTAATAGTGATAATTTCGCTGCCAGTCCACAGAGTAAGTACAACATTGGTATCTTCCTTTGATCCACCACGATTAATATCATTCTCGTAATCGACAAATAGTGAGATATTGCTATCGACGTTCTCAACAATACGGAAAGCATTGTGCTTAGCCAAAGCCTGTTCAATAGCAAGAGCTACCGCATCAATGTTAACTGCATCATTTCTAAATTTTCTATCTAGTGGAAATTTTTCAACTGGATTAGTAAACTTGTCATAGAACGCAAAAAATTTATCGGTGCGAGTAACTTCTATGGCAATCATTTCATCAGTAATCATAATAGTTTATCCTTAGGTGGATAGCATATCTATGGTATGAGTTATAATCAACTACGTAGTGGAAACCATGGGTAAGTCTTACCTGTTGCGGCAAGAACATAGTCAGTTACCATCAAATGGCTAAAAACATCGGCTAATGCCATAAGCAATGGAATGTCTTCCTGAGTATAAGTTGACCACCAGATACGCTCCATTCCATTATAACCATCGTACTTAGCTAGTCTAGGATCGTTTCTATATTTGATTTCAACGAACCATGAACCATCAAATGGTGCCAGTGGATCAGGATTAACATCAAAATACTGCTGATAATCTATAACAAAGTAATTGTTATCATCAGCAATACGAATATTCTTTAAAGCACTAGGAAATTCTGTGCGATTTCCATGTTCAATAGTATCTTTGAATGAACTAGAGACAATAAAGTCACCATTGACAATGCCATTTAGTTCCTTTTTAACATATTCAATATCAATAGTCATGAATTAATTTCCACATCCTTTACTTTATTACTAATCAACATAAGAATTCTATCCAAGACATCATCATATCCAATATGGGCGTAATTAGTGACCCTTGCATAATAACGACAACCCTTGGCATGTAGAATTAACTCGTTATTGCCTTCCGCTTCATCATAATTCGTGAATGTAATACCTGCTGACAGTGTTCCATCAACATTTGTAAGCTGTACATACCATTCATCCTTATCAGATGTGTATGAACCAAACTTATCATCCACCAAAATGTATTGCGAACTCTTTATGGTAATACGATGATGGGTATCAGGACTAGCAAGAAACCCATTCAATGCTTCAATGACAGCATCAAGATTAATATCTCCATTAACATATTCATCCATTTCTGAAAGAATAGCTCCCGGAACAAGATACTTCTCGTTAAACGCTTCTTGAGCTTCGGAAAAATTTTTCATATCCAATCCTTAACGTTCCAAACTAAATCGAGAACTAGTGGTGCAAGCTCATGGCTATCATCGCCAGCACAGAACTCGTACTCTTCCCAATCATCCAAGGTATCTTTCTGCACCGTAGCAGTAAACAAGAAATCAAAATAATGAAGTTCTTCAAAAGATTGCTTTGAATAGTCAGATTTCTTACGTATCACATCATGCAAACCACTAAAGTTAGCAGTGATAAGCAGCTTAAGCGGTGCTTCATGGACTTCAAAAGTAAATCTTGTTGTCTTCTGCACCAGTGGATAACTGTCCTTAGGGTAAGTACGTGTGGTAGTAGTCTCATCCCAGCTAGGGATAACCGAACCGTCTTCACGGATCAGCGACTTGGACATCTTTTCAATTAGTAGGTAGGTCATATTTAATCGTACCTTTTCATCGTTCATCATCCATCAGGTTTTTAACATGGTCAATCAAATTATAACCTAGATTGAGGAAAATCTCCCCAGCAGGATCATTGGCAAAGAAGTCAGCATCAAGGTCAATAGGATCAATCTTGTAATGGACTTCAATACCGTCATTATAATTAATTTCTGAATACATTCGCTCGCCACTGAAACCAAACAACTTACCATTGTCAGTTTGAAGGTGAATTGTCATCTTGCATTCTGAGTTTTCTTTCTTATTAAAATAGAAGACAAATCCATAGATGACATATCCTTCGGGATGATTAGGAACCGACAAAGGAGCATACTCATAGCCTAATTTATTAGTCCAGCGTTCAACATCCTGCCCATAGATGACAAGACTTTCGATATCAGTGTACTCACCATTCATGAAGTTAGTTAATTCACCAATGGCATACACATTGGCCGGGTATTCATATGTCATCTTCAGACCTCACTCGCTACAATTAACTTGTTTATATGTACCAACACCATAATCAGCAAATCGCTAACCACATCAGAATGGGGATCAGTAAAATACACCCAACGGTTGGAATCATTATGCTTAAGGCTAATAAAGGTCTGGTAATTTTCACCATCAAATCTGAAACACACATGGATAGTGCCAGCCGTGGTGTAAATGTATATTTCAGTAGTTACAGAAAAGAACTTATTAGAACCAAAGGATGTGCTGACATGAGTCTGATCATCCACCTTTCGGCTTAGGTCATAATCCATATCAGGATCAACCAAGGCTTTCTTAATCAGATCAACTACGGCATCCACATGCACATTCTCGTATGCATACCTCGTCGGATAGAAAGGGTCTTCAACCAACACATCAGCATGGATAAACTTTTTTTCAAATTCTTCAGCATTCATAATCAATCGTCCCTATCTTCTACATCAGTGATATCTAGAAGGCATCGGGCTGCAATTCGCGCACGTTGCATCATATCGATGAATGCCTTAGGCGATTCTTCAGACTGATGAATAAAGATATAGAAACCATCCGAATGAATACTGATACCAGCATGATTACCTACTTGACCGTTATCAGTAAAATACAACTGGATATTTTCATCTAGATCACCAACCATTTCAACGGATAGCTTAGCATGAGCAGTCTTATCGAGGACGCGATTCAAATCAACCTTGCGAACAGTGTTCACACTATGGGAAACATTGAAAGCCTTACGCGTTAGAAGATCATACACAGTGGTGGTAAGTCCTTCTAAGTTAATAGACTCAATATCATACCCATGATGTGAAACATATTCAGCATCAGGCTTTAGATACTTCTCAATCATCACACGCTGTAAATCATTCTTTTCTAGTACAGTAGTCATAATAATCCCTTAAATTAGTGTTCCAATAATATGGCGAATCCTCTTCACGAGAGGGTAATACTTATCTTTCGTACCAGACTCTGAACGTATCTCGTCAGGGATATTAGAATGATATTCTTTTGTTACCATACCCGGACCCGGTTTAAGGTTCTCCACGACAGAAAAACTATAGTACATATTAAAATTAGCTTCATGCTCATTGTCGATGTTAAAAACCAATGTAAACAAGTAACCCTCTTCAGTTATTTCTTTTACCTTGATCTGCTCATACTTGTCAAGCTTGGTAACACCATTGATGGTCCTCTGGATAATAGAAAACTTATGAAATACAGTGTCGATATGATCACGCTCAACTAACTCATTGAGCATACGTTCTGAGATAATATGGTACATATTCATTCCTTAGTGATAGACAGCATGATAGGTCCAGACTAAACATTAATCCAGACCTATAAAATTTTAACAGAAATATTTTTTGAGAGGGAGGGGAATCGTTCAGGAAGGGGTTGGCTAATAGTGAGATACACTTTATGGCGCAGAGGACTCAACTAATCATTTTCCAAAAAATTCCAGAAAAAATGTAAAATCAGTTGATCGAAACACTTAGGCTTTACGCAATAGGATGAATACCATTTCATCAAAATTTCCAGAAAAAAAATGTAAAATTGATTGATCGAAACATATACGCTTAGCCACGGGTATAGGGTGGATTACAAATTAAAAATAATACTGATTCAAATTTCGCCAAACTTGTTTTGAGCTTCCACGTATCCCATACCCTCACTGTGCATACAGTATAGCCTACTGTACCTGAACGTATGCTGAATACTATTATGTAATGCTATGTTGTATTACGTTATACTCTATGCTAAGATAGGGTTGTGGCTGGGAAGGATGACACACTGACCATCACGTAACTCTATTGACTATCATGTAACTATGTGTTAGCTGTTAGTCTTTAGGTCTATCAGCATAGGGTGACAGGTCAATACGTATGACACCATTGGTAGCTACCACATGTTGAAACAGTTGTCCATCCCTTGTGTATCGTGTAAGACGTTCGGGATAGTATCCATGTACTCTCTTACATAGCCAGTTAGTGGCAGCTACACAACCCATGCGTCTATGCTTGGACTGCCATTCATTGATAGCATTGTCAAGTGTCATATGCTCTCGTACTTATCTATCAGGTAACCCATGACACCATCATAGCTACCAGACGAGTATAGGGTAGAGGTACCGCTCATGAACCCGTCTGTATTGAAGTAGGTGACCAGCACGACATAAGACCCATGCGACTCCACTACCTCATAGTAGGACGCGTCTACAGAGCCTCTGGTGGAGGCTGAGGTGATGACGAGTTTATCACCACTGATATAGAATGCGTGCATGGTTATATCCGTTGCAGTGTGGTGATGGGTTTGGAACGGTTGAGGGTATCGCCATGGTGCAGCATGAAGCCAATGTATCCACGCTTAGCGCATTCATCCTTAGCGAGTGCGATGTTATCCTGCAAGGTATGACGACCGTCGAGGATGATGGTAGCACGGTCACCGGTTGCTTCTATGGGCTTCTTGGCATCGTCACGGAAGATGGGAGGCGCAGAGCCTTTGACATAGCCGGTGGACATCTGAAAGAAGGTGGCAAAGATCATGGTAGTTCCTTGTGGTGTGGAGCCATTATAATGGAATTGACTTAGGTGTCAACACCTTTGTATAAAAGAAAACCCCCTTTCGGGGGCTTGACTGTGAGGTTAGTAGTTAACCTCATTGATATAGGTTGCTAGTCTCGACCCTCGTTTGATTTCACGAGCCTGTTTACGGGTCAGGGTGGGGAGGCTATCGAAGTAGGCATTGGCAGCTTCCTTGTACTCGGCCTTCTCTTCAGTAGTCATGGCCTTGAGCATGGCGCTCGTAACGTGCTTGAAATTGGTGGGCATCGCGATGATATTGGAAGCAGCCATGATCGTATCTCCTGTGGTGTGGATTCATTATAACGTAAATGAATCCACTGTCAACAGGGATCAGGGATTATTTTTACGATGGTTCTGTGTAGCATAGGACTCGTGCATGTGCACCACCCGTCCCGTATCTTGATCTACGGCCCTTGCAGCTAATTGGTGTACGTTGAGTTGCATCCGTTCCGCGTAGGCGCACATGTAGCCATCCACGGCTATGATGATATTATCTATTGGGCACTGTGGATGAAGTCTAGCACTGAGGCGATGCCAGACAATGTGTTTTGTATCATGCTTGACTTCGATAACTATCATTAGCGGATGTCCGGCGTTGCAGCGTTGATGTTGTCCACGTTCTTAGCGAACCAGTCTTCTAACTTCTGCACCACTTCCTGTTCAGTCTTTCCGCTAATCTTGCGGACGTTGACACCAACGGCTTTAAGTGCACGCTTGGCGAACATGTGACCTTCGATCATCCAACCGTTGCCATCCTTCTGGACAAGCAGGCGCATGTGGAGCGGGTCATTGTGGATGATACCATTGGCCCAAGTCTTTGACGATGCGAACTCAACGCAGATGGTGGACTCGCCAATGAGTTTCCACGGCCATGCCTTGACGTGAGCGTTGGGGAACATGAGGCTAACGTTCTGGACGAAGGCATTGCAGATGTCATGCTGGCTCATGGTGAATCCTCTGTGGTGTGTAGCCATTATAAAACAAAAGGGCCTGCGGATGCAAGCCCTTTCCATTATATTTTAAGCGTTATCAGCATGCACCTTCGGCCATACGCAAACGATGCTCAGAGGCATCATCTGGATCATCATAGACAACCCTTTGCCCATCACTACCTGTGCGATAGATAGGTTGACGTTCGGGTTCATCACGGACCTTGCCTGTTGAGTTGCAGTAGGTACAGGGAGCGTCATATCCACCTTCAAGGTAGAATTCCCAATCGTCAGCATCAAAAGAATTACGATCCACAACGCCGATGACATCTACCCTCTCTTCGCCATTGCATACAGGGCAAATGATGTATGGGGCTTTAGCATTGGACATGATGGAATCCTCTGTGGTGTACTTACATTATAGAGGAATACATTCAAAAAGAAAAGCCCCTGTGAGGGGCTTAGTCTAATATCTTGTCTGTATGAAAATAGTCAGGAACGCGTGACACCCACACCTCAAGATTGGGGTATTGATTCTTAGCCCATGCTTCTACCTTGAGTCTACCGTCACGATCATTGGGAGCATTCACTTGAACCGTTTCACGTTCGCGCCAGCTAAACCCTTCAGTGTTCGGTTTGGTTTCAACCCGAAATTTCATGGCTATTCCTTGTGTGTACTTACATTATACAGGAAGGTCGAGCTTGATTGCAACACGATCAAAGAGACGGTTAGCTACCGCATTCTCTTTTGCCACGTATTCACCTGCCTTCTCTTGGGTCATGAGGGTGGCTTGATAGTCCACATCCCAATTGCGATGATAGATACCATCCCAAGCGGCAGGGGTGACACGCTTGAGGATAACGTGATCTTTGGCATCGGTCATCATGATTCCTCTGTGGGTAGATGCATTATATACAATCATTGAGCATCACGCAACACTTTTTTATAATGAAATAGTGCTTGTATCAATTCGATTTCTATTATAAAATAGGATGGAGGTTGGAGATAAGGAGAGGCTAAAAAACAAAGGCCACCCCTTGACAGGATGGCCTTTGTGTGTATGTTCAGTTAGAAGCTACGATCATAGAAGGGGTTGGCACGGCCAATGAAGGCATCACGAACGGTACCCTTGAGCTTGCCACGGACGATTACCTCATGCAGAGACGGTTCGCCAAGCGGTGTGGAATCGTTCTCCCAACCCTTGACAGCGTAGCCTTCGGATTCGAAGTCCACCTTCCACGACATTTCCTGCAACATGTAACCCTTGATCTTGCCATTCTTGCCGTAGACAATTTCGGTCACCTTGGCAGGCTTACGATCACGACCATAGAGGATAGTAGCCCAATCACCCACCTTTGCGTCAGGCTTGGCCGTGGTATCAGCCATCATGCCGCTGTAGAGGTTGCCGTACTTCATGGTGTTGTTGCTCATGGGTCTATCTCCGTGTGGTGTGATGCTATTCTACTAAAGGAATGTGTATCACGCAACCCCTTTTGAGTAATTATTTTAAATTAAATTAGCACTTGCACCAATTCGATTTCTGTTATAAAATAGGGTTGTGGCTGGGAGAGCAAGTGATTGGGTAAAAAGAAACCCTCTCCACACCACATAGAGAGGGTTCCGACTTGCTCAGTTGCTACATGCTACCGTGTCACACTCACCCGTATACTTTAGCGAATCTTGATGACCTTGACAATCTCAGTCTTATCACCAATGCTTTCGGCAATATCCATTGCCATTTGCTGAATTTCAGCTTGGATACATTCAGTGGCGTATGATTCAATACCCCACCGGGATTCTTCAGGGCCTTCAACGGGATTCCCGTTTACATCCAGTAGCTTGACAGTGACACCAACATAGTGCCACTCACTCGCGAGCCAGCCCCGCAAGTGTTTCATATCTTCATTCACGGCAAGCTCAAGCGCCTTACCCGGATGCATATCCGGCTTCACACCATCTGCTACCCAACCTTGAGCTTTCGCTTTCTTCATAGCGCCAGCAAAGTCATAGAGCCAGATGTCATAACCATCAACATGGATGACACGCTCACCGGGAGCCTTGAACGAACGGTATCCATTGTTACGTGTGTTCACATGGCGAACCGTACCGTGTGCATCCGAACGGTCCCACGGACATTCATTGTCAAGATCAACCTCAATGAAATACTGAAAGCTAAGACCATTGATAGAGAAGATGGTTTCATGAATGCGCATGGTGGTTCCCTGTGGTGTGGAAGCATTATAACGTAATTGGTCTAACTGTGCAACACCTTATTCAATATTGGTGCGCAGATAGAGCCAGCCACGGGAAGATTCAGCTTCAATGTACCACTTGCGGAAGTCGTCACGCAATGGCTTGGAAATGGCATCACCCAAGCCATTGTCTTCCAACTCTTTACGATCCCAAAAGCCTACACCATGACCACGGGCAGTCAGGTACAGATCGTGGCCGAATGCCGCTTCAGGGCTTCCAGAGTCAGGATGGGAACCATAACCCTCAACCGCCAGCACTTGACGGGAAAGCTTTGGATATGCTTTGACGAATGCTTCAGCATACTTGCGAGCGGACGCCAGAGCCTTTTTGGTAACCTGTGGGTTCTTATCCTCACAATCGGCCCATACTGCGACAATGCACATATGCTTGGCGATGATGTCGAAGTCGATCATGAGGTTATCTCCCGTGGTGTGGAGCTATTATAAAACAAATGGAAAGGGGTTGCAAGGGTTTTGTGTAAAATAAAAGTGCCGGGGGTTATCGTCCGGCGTCCCATTTCGTATTGTCTCATATGGAAGCGTTATAATGGCAAAGGGTCCGCTACACCCACCGTTCAGCCTAAGTCGTTACTAACCGCTACGGCTGACACGTCCGTAACATAGCGGTCTTCAGGGTTAGCTCTTACTCGTTGGGCTTGAGGAATTCAGGCCAGAGGAAGGCATGCATTTCGTTTTCCGAATTGAGCAGCCAATTGTGGATGCTATTGGGGATACGGTCGGATTCGTCACCGATTTCACCCGTGTCAACTGCGCAGTTATACGTTGCGCTGTCACCGTTGGGAGCGTAGACCATGGCGGGAGTACCAGCACCCGGATCGTCAGGAATGATTTCACTCTTATCGAGTACCAGCTTCCAGCCGTCTTTGGTAAGGGTCTTCACGTTATCGCTCATGGTGTATCTCCTGTGGTGTGATTCCATTATACTGGAACCATGGCAGAATGCAATACTTTTGTTGAATAATTAAGGGCTAAAGTATTCTTTGATAACCCTTGACGCTTCAGCAATATTATGGGTTAGCATTTCATCAGAGATAGGACCAATCAATTCCCTGATATCTTTCTCATTGTCAAGGGTTATCAACCTATCACCGTAACCACCCATGGCGTCTACCATATTGGTTCCGTTAATGTCAAATGCCCTGTCATCATCGAGCAATACCCAAGCGTGACCGATGTAGGGATCGATTTCCTCGCACAGTTCTACCACCATTGTCAAGCCATAGGCCCGATGCATGGCCAGTGCCAGATACATGCATTTGCCGCACATATAAGCATCGATGATTGACTCAGGTACGGGCTTGATGGCATGCATTAATATCTACCAGATGTCTTATGTGTGGTTACATTATACACAATCCATTACATAACACAACTCTTTTTTATAATGAAATAGGTGTTGACTGATTTCGATTTCTATTATAAAATAGGTTGTGGCTGGGAGACTGTGCATAATGGAACTAAGCACACCACGCAACTACTTTGTTATACAGAAATCGTAATCAGGGTGACGTGCCAAGTAGTTCTTAAGAAATTCCTTAGCTTCGTCCATGCTGGCAAAATCATGCTGAAACGTTCCCCAACCCCACTGACCGTTTCCCTTGGGTACACGAATCATCAACCTGATAGGTGCATGGTCACCAGTGCGAACACGATAGGGTGTATATTCATCTTTACAAGCCAGCATGGCTATGGTATCACCATCAGGCGTCTCGGCGCTGGGCCATCCTCGCCGTTCGAATGAACGATAACGACCAGTGGGTGCAGACTGGACTTTCCATGCATATTTAATCACGATGGTTCACCAGTTGTTCATTCAGCACTGCACACCTTGCATCAGCCTGACGCTTATGTTCGTGCAAGGGTACGGAACCATAGCAGTCCCATGGATATGCTGAATCGACTATGTATGATCCACGGCTACCGTATCGAATAACACGGTAGCCAGTAAGGATGCCAGAGATGTACCACGGCAGGACTTCCCACATGTTACACCACCTTGCGCGGATCGCGCGATTCAATGATGTCACCCGTGGCGTAGTTCGTGGTGCGGTAATACATGGGACGGCCATCAACCATCTTGATACCGATGGAAGGATTGGCATTCAGGAAATCTTCAATGACCATCTTCTGGATAGCAGCCTGACGAGTAGCGGCTTCGGTGTTGAAGACGTTGGGGGCGGTTGCGAGGGTCATTGTGTATCTCCTGTGGTGTGGAATCATTATAACGTAATTGACCAGAGCCGTCAACAACTTTATATAAAAAAAGTCCCCTATTCGGGGACTTTGTTGATGAAGACGTGGAGTTCATCGAAGGCCGATTCGTACAGTGCAGCCTTACAGTCTTGAGGCGTTCCGGTTTCCAGTGTCGAATCGATCTTACCATTTTCGAAAATGTCAATAGCGGACTTACCGTTACGGACAGAGGCGATGTATCGATAACCTACATTCTCACCCTTGGCCTTGTCTAGCACGTTATTGACCATTTCGCAACGAGAGCGCAGACTTTCGTGAGTGAATCGCATGGTGCTATCTCCGGTGGTTAATTCCATTATACATGAAGCTCAACCATCGTACAAGGGTTAGCTATTCACTCCATAGAGCGCCAGCACGGCCTTCAGATGGTGTTTGTTTGCGAATTCCAAGCGCTGAATCAGCATGATTTCTTCCACTGCGGATTCACACTTGACACCGAGATATGCCAGACCGATTGCCTTCAGGCCATTGTCCAACTGGTCCAGATTCGAACCCGGAATCATCTTAATGAATTCGACCACCATCTTACTGAAACCGTCGAAGTCGGTGGTGATGGTAAGAGCGGCGAGAGTATCAATGTTATCGGTCATGGTAGTTCCCTGTGGTGTGATTACATTATACACAATCAATCCGGATATGCAACTCTTTTTTATAATGAAATAGGTGTTGACTGATTTCGATTTCTGTTATAAAATAGGTTGTGGCTGGGGAACCAGCATCAATTAAAATAAAACCCACCCTTGACAGGTGGGTTTCGTTATGATGGATCAGCCGTATACGACGCTACCGAAGAGCATGTATTGCATGATGATATCAGCATCTTCACCATCGTAATTTTCATTCATCACGTTCATGATGCGGGAGACAGGGATGGTATCCCAATTCTTCTTAATCAGTTCCAACGTGAGGATATGCTTATCTTCGCTCTCCATATCCGTGAAGGTGAGACCCTTACCCTTGCGGAGCATTTGAGCCTGCACGTCTTCGATACAGATGGAACCTTTGATGGGCATGTCATCAGCATTGAGTTCAGCCTTGGCATCTTCGTACTCGTCATCATCATAAGACAGTTCGAAACCGTAGTCCACAAAGAAGGGAAGGCCAGTGGTCAGAGCATGATAAGCAATGTTGATCATTTCTTCGTTCGTGGCGATCAGCTTCATGGTGTATCTCCTGTGGTGTGGAATCAGTATAACGTAATTCCAGATAGAGTCAACAATTATTTTAAATTAAATTGGCACTTGCACCAATTCGATTTCTATTATAAAATAGGTTGTGGCTGGGGAACTGACCGAAATGAAACCCGAATTTACTCGGGCTTGCACGCTTGATCAAGGTTGAGGTGCCAGCTATCACGGGCACCATTGTGGTACAGGTAAGAGCCATCATTGAATCTGACGTTGGAAATCATGGTTCCACGCTGATCATCAATGACATACACTCCCGTAGCCTTGCCTTCACGCTGTAGCTTGGATATGACAGCCAGCACGAAATCAGGGCCACCATTGCGGGAATTGTCAAGGATTTCCTTCGCAATGGTCATGAATTCGGAACATCTTTAATCGTTACCTTTTTGGTCCACACGTCTTCCAGACCCGTGAGGTATGAATAGGCCGTCTGATAGGTCTCACGCGCAGGCTTATAGCCCAACCCTAGCACGCCACGGACACCACCACTGGCATTTGTAACCTGCACCAGCTTGACACCACCATATGCACGGTCGAAATGGAAGTTACCCACTTCGTTAAAGGATTGCGGTGTGCCTGCTACACGATTGAGCATGGTTGCGAGGTTGTCAAAATCTTGTTTAGTGATACGGTCGGCCATGTCTATCTCCTGTGGTGTGGAAACATTATAATGGAATTCACAATGTAGTGCAACCCTTTTATAAAGAAAACCCCGCAATTAGCGGGGTTTGTGTCTGGCGTTGAACCGTGCGATACGCGCGTCACGGTGTTTGCTGCGGGGTTTGGTTGGGTTCCAATGGTCCCAACCCCATGATGGACGATAGTGGTAGTTCATGGTTATCCTTATTCGTGGCGGTCGTGAACAGAGAGGGGAGCGCCATAGGTTTCGGCAAAGCGGCTGTCACTGGTATATGCCCAATTTCCGCCAGCCATGGGAGCATTCATATCACCTTCCACCTTGAGACGGTAGGGACAACCTTCCATTGCAGGTGGCAACACTTCGAAGATGACAGCACGCTTCCGGTAATCTTCAGTCATATCTTCCAATTTCCAATTACCACGCTCACATGGTACGAAAAAGCTTTTTGCATTGACTCCGAACGTATCCAGTGCCGTGACACCACCGTTTGTGCAGTCGGTTCCCATGCGCAGGATATCCACTAACAGGTAACGTCCACATTCATTCAAGGCCTGAGCGCCAGCAAAGGTATGGGTAGTGAAGTGATTGAAGCGCATGGTGAAACTCCTGTGGTGTGGAATCATTATAATTGAATATACGCCAGTGTCAAGCATGATATTCAATTAAATTAGTTGTTGACTGATTTCGATTTCTGTTATAAAATAGGTTGTGGCTGGGGAACTATCATCACGGGAGAAGAAACCCCTCCACACCACATAGAGGGGTTCCGTGTTACACTTTAAGCGCGGAGCGAAAGAACCATGGCAACACCCGGCACGTCCTGCACTTCCAGAGCGCTGTAAATCTTCACGCCAGCATCCGAAACCATGAATGCACGGGCCGTATCATCGCTGGGGTTGATATTGTGGGTTTTGAGATATTCACGGAAGGCTTCCACACCCTTGTCAGCGGCTTCGCCTATGGTGACCACGTTGATGACTTTGCGGCTCATTTTGGTTCCCTTGGAAGTGAATTAGATTATATCAGGAATTGTTGCAAGCGGCAAGCGCTTTGGCACGGCGTGCATCACGTTCAGTGATGGAATGCTTGGAATATTCTTTCTTGTAATGCTTGTTCAAAAACCCGTTGATGCTGCGCAGGTACTTGAACGAATTGTCGAATGCTGCCTTGTCGGCCTGATATTCGCGACTCAACCGGATATGTTCGGGAGTCAAACCCATCGGACCCTTCTCAGGATACTTGTCATTCAGGATAGCTGACATACGGTCAACTTGAGCGTTGAACTCTTTTTGAACATCGAGGGCTTCTTGAAATGACATCATGGCTTTGGTTTCCTGTGGTGTGATTCCATTATACATGAACCACACTATGGGTCAAGCATTTCTTTTAAATAAAATGCTATTGGTTAATGACAGCCTTGATTGAACCCGGTGCCCAGCCAGTGTCAGTTTTGTTCAACTGTACGGCGGCACTCATGTTAACCACATTCGTCCGAGGGCTCTTCACAAGCCCTAGGAGCTTGATGGCAAACTCTACGGCTTCATTGGGATTGTCGAAAATCACCAATGGTACACGCGGATCGGTGTTATCAATTTGCACGATCAGCCTCCAATTTCTTGCGGTAGGTGATTTCTTCCTCGACCTTGGCGCGCATCGTTGCGATGAACGTTTCACCCAATGCCACCCATTCCGCATCGGTATTGTCTTTATAGTAGCAGACATATACCGATTCAGTTTCGTAAAAGCTGGCGGTGTCATCAGTAAAGGAAAAGTACAGGTAGCCATCACGGTTATTGATCAGTTCGCAACGGCTGTCAATCTTTGCCAGTTTACGATTAACGTCACGAATTGCCATGTTAGTTCCCTGTGGTGTGGAATCATTATAATGGAAAGGTGCGATGTGGTCAACACCTTTCCACCATTATTTTATCAGGAATCGCGACGCTTGAACTCAGCGTCAATCGCATCCATTTCAGCATCAATTACATTTGCTTCGCGAAGGTCTTCCGTGGTGTTCTGCATGGCTTCATTGAGAGCTTCATAGCGGAGGATGAGCCAGTTATTCGTCTTATCAGCGAAGTCATACATGGTAACAGTTCCTTATGTGGTGTGGTTCCATTATACACAATCCATTATATACCGCAAGGGATTTCTTTAAAATAATTGGATCTTTTTGCGAGGCTAGTCTTCCAGCCTCCATCCTATTTTATAACACAAATCGAAAAGGTGCAAGAAGTATTTTCATTATATCCTCAACGAATTATTAAGCTGATACAGGCGACCACGACAAGGGTTGCGGCCAATACGATAAACGTGATCCAGAGTGCAGCCTCAAGCTTGCTCATACGATACCTCTTACCCATGTGGTGATCCCCTTGTGGGTTCCATTATACACAGTCCATTCTAAAATACAATACATTTATTTTCAAAATAATGCTTGACAGGTGCCTAGGGTTAGCTTATAGTGGATCACCTAACACCACATCGGAGGTCAACACATGTCCGTAACCAAACAGGACGTGGCGCGCTATGCTGCGGAGAAAGGGATAGAGATTGAGGATGAAGGTAGTGGTCGAGACCGTCACATCCATGGATACTCGCCCGATGGGTTCATCTTTAAAGCCACTGAAACCCATAACATCGGGTGCTATGATGGTGGTCATTGGGATGGTAAGCCGGTAGACTGGACGCATGTAATGGGTCAGCTTAAACTGATTCCTTGCCCCAACTATCCCAACTGCGAAATCTGCAATGAAGAGACGTATGTCGGCCCTTCCCAACTGTAGGCAATGGTGGTTCATCCACTATAAGCCTGAACCATGGACGACCTATGCCATGGTGCTACGTTGGAGTACACAACGCCGTGATCTGTTCAATCTAAATTAAGTCCTTACGCAAGCGTAACCCTAGGGACATATAGCACAAGGCCTGAAGATATCTTCAGGCCTTTATCGTTTAAACTGTGCGGTTAGATCAGTCGAACAAACTGTTGACGTTGTAGTTCAACACTTCCTCGGCTTCCTGACGGGAGCAACCATTCTCCACCATGGAGGCAATGAGTTCAGGCTTGTGTGGAGACATACTGGCATGCTCGGCACCACCCAGCACATCGTAGGCTGTCTTGTTGTGCTGGATCATCTGCTGACCCACTGCGATCAACATAGCACCGAACACATGTTTTTGATGCTCGATCTTGATATGCATCCCATTCTCCTAGGGTTCTTTTAAAACAGTAGCACCATCATGCAACACGTCAGCTTCCACAATGAGAGGATGGCTCTCATTGTTGTTCTCGCGTTCGATCCAGTATGCAGGACCACCATTGTACGTGCTGAAAGCTCGCACAAGCCAATTCTTTCCCTGATAGGCAATCAGGGTACCGTTCTCATAGATCGTCTTCATTACCACTGTCCTCGATCAGTTGCCACGTAAACATGGACATCATCATGGTCATAGTGATAGCTGATCCGCAATACCTCTCCACGCATCCGTGGATTCTCACCATAGACGCATTCACCGACACGAGGAACGGGAACACCATGGACAGTGTTACCCGCAGTCTCAGAATCCAGAATGCCTGTTTCATCGTAAAGAATAACTCGCATAGTTTGCTCCGTGGTGTCTATGGTTTAAATATAATGGAACGAAGTCACTATGTCAACACTTATGGAGTCGGATAGTCTCGATCAACACCCAACTCTTCGAAGTCACTGAGCAACATGGTTTTGAGCTTGTCTTTGGGAATGTCTGCGATGATCTTTGCATTATCGAAGTGGACAGACATATGGGACATTGGCGCACCCAACTGCAATGCCGTGAAGACATGCCAGTGAGGGTATTCATTCTTATCGTAATTGTTGACATCGGGTGGAATCTTCATATTGGCCTGTTTTGCAGCAGGGACAAGCATTTCAGCGAAAGCAAACATGATTAGGCTCCGATAGTGAAGTGGATATTGTACAGCTTAAAGAATGCGATAATACCGATGATGAAAAGGATCAGGAACACAAGGGTTCCAAAGAACTGAATCACGACCCCTTCAAGCCCGTCACCACTGAACAAACACTTGAACATCATGCAGAACGCTACAGCGATGTAGAACACTAGGCAGAACGTAATCATTTCGCAATCTCCAACACGTCTTCAACGCGTTCCATTTCAACAGTGAAGTTACCGAGTTGCATATCACCGTATTCTCCCGGCTGCAATCCGACCAGATAAGAAGCGCCAGCATACTCATGGTGAGCATGACCAAACAGGAACCGCATCTTGACAGGGAAGACAGATTCGACTTGAACGCTGAACGTGTCGGGCCCTATGGAGTCAGTGATGACTGTGGATGCAGTGCCATCTAGGTTTACATTAACAGTAATCGCCTTGTATGGCTTACCCTTATAGTAGGCCATGACGTGGTACGTCTTGTGGAAGCCCACCTGTTCCTCAGCATGGACCACGGTACTGAAGAGCATGGTGAAGATCAGAATGAGCTTGTACATGACTGGCCTCAGATGTAGATGATTTCGATTTTGTCAACCACGTCACCATCCAGCGTTGCACGGATAGCACCCTTGGTGGGATCGCGGTCATAATACTTGAGGTGTTGCGTAGTCTGACCACCACCGAGCTTTTCAAACGATTCATAGCTAATCGGTGTTGGAACTGAACTGAAATAGAGGTTGCTATCATCATTGTCTAAGAATCCAGACATACCAAACTTCGTGTATGCCTTGATGACGACTTTCAATGCATCACGAGTATGGAAGTCATCTTCCTCCAACGTCTGGATGTAGTCAGCAGCCTCCCGCATGGATATACGATGGTGTGACCACGGCTGAATCTGCAAACCCTTGTGGGTGAAGATACGCCAGTTGGCATTGTCATACTGATTGGTGAGAAACCCAACCGCAGCATTCGACTCGCCACGATTGGCGGAAGGAATGATCTGGAAGATTTTCACTCCCTTGCGCTTCATGATATCAGACAGTTCGATTTGCACGAGGTTGAAGGTACTCATGGATCACATCCTCTGGTTGATGGTTTCAATATAACGTAATCACCTAATACCGTCAAGCATTATATTCAAAGAATTTCATTCAGCTTAGGTTCAGGTATAGTGTTATAAAATAGGTGAGGGATGGGAGAACGGGAAGTTCCTGTGATCGAGGCGTGAAGAAAAGGCTTGACCCCATCACCCGTTAAGCTAAGATGATGGAACCAAGCCTTCGTTGTTAAGACGCTTGAGCGTGCCCTCTACCTTTGTGAAGTCGGCCAGTACGTCTACCACTTCCCCTTCAGGATCGAAGATCAACCATTCAGGCGCATCGCTGTTGGTTCGTTCTTGACAGGTGTACATGATTGCCAGTCACCTTTAGGGGTTCCAAGCTAGCATCGTCCCAGCCACACATCCACTGATAGAAGTGAGGGGAAAGCGCCATGTGTGCATATGGGCTGTCTTGCCATGTCTTCCCATCACGGAAGGCCTTCTGGCCTTCCTTATACGGATCAATGCTGAAAACGTTGTTTACTTGAGTGCCCATGGGCCTTGTCCTCTTGAGACGATCTTAAGGATGGTAAGGAGTCTCTAGGATACCTGAATTTCGGCAGATATCCTAGAGGTCACCCGGCGAGTCATGCGGCCTGCTGGCTATCCAGCACATTGACGATGGCGCTGGCGATCTGCTGAGCGAGGGCACCGTTACTGCGCTTGCCATTGCTGGCGGTAACCTTGGGAGCCGTTTCAGCCTTCGCGGGACGACCCGGACGACGCTTCGGTGCAGCTTCAGCGACCGGTGCAGCTTCAGCCTTGGGCGCACGCTTACCGGTATTCTGCTTGCGTGCAAGCTGTTCGATCTGGAAGCTGATTTTCTTCGCGTCGAATTCCCAGATGGTGGACGGCTTACCGCCGCGACCTTCCGTTTTCTTCTTTTCGGTACCGACTGCCGTTGCCATGCCCATGCGGGTAAGGAACGAAATGTCCGGCTGCTGCAACACGGTCGTCTGGCCGTTGATGGTGAGAGCGATACGACCGGCAAGCTGCTTCGGGGTACCAATGAACTTACCGTCGTTCGCGTTGAGGTTCTTCATGATCGTTTCTCCGAGTAGTTGTTGTTTAACCGAGGGCTTATTTGCTGTCGGTGGAAGTAGACTACTCAAACATTGAAACGAATGCAATACCCTGTATAACGAAATTCAGGGTATAGACAGTTTGGTATAGATGATATTCTTTAAATAAACGCACTTTTGACGGGTTGTTCACGTTAAAGTGGTTTTTCGTGAGATTGGTGTGAAGGCCTAGTGCTTTTGATGTATACAAGTCTACGGCCTTCACACATGTTAATCAAGCTTTTACAACACTCGCATTGAGCGAAACGGTATCAAAGGTGATCTTGAGCAGGTCACCATGGGCTCCCATCACGTTTGTAACGGCATCAGTGATACGGTTGAACAGGTTACATATAGCCTGAGGGGTGTGGCCCTTCCAACGTACAAGGGAACGGTCATAGCCTACAGACATCCAATGACAGGCTTGCTCAAAGGCAAGGATGGCTTTCACCATGTCAGGATGGCTGTTGTTGATCCCGTGACGCTTCTCAAGCCATTCCAGATAGAACGGGAAGGCTTTCATCTGAAAATTGTCCAGACGGTTGGAGTGACGGGTTTCGCAGGTCTTAATGGTGAAGTTGGTTTCAAAAGAGAACCGAGCCATGTCCCATGCGAGCATCTTGCATGCTGCAACTGAACCATGGGCTTTCCACCATCCACCACGAATGCGAATGTGGTAGATCGAACCAAAGGCCTGCATCTCTTGCTCAATGCCTGCATCGTCCGCTTCGAAATGTTCCAGTACATCGTGGGTGACGCCATAGGCTACGGGCATCGGATCGAACGTGGTTGCTTCCTGTAAGCGCCATCCAGTGGAACGGACGGAATGGTTGATGGACTGGTCTATATATTCGAATACGCGAACTGTGTTCGTCATTGTTTTTGTCTCCCCACCGAGTGAGACAACTGTATAGATGTCGTCAGTATTAATCAACTGACTTTTCACGACACTTTCACGAGTCAGATAGTGACCATTCACGTCACAATATGCCCTAAGCCATTGTGCCCCAACGCATGAGGGCAGGCTTTGCAATATCCTTAAGAATATGCTAGGCCTGCCCTCTATTCATGCTGGTGTTAAGCTTTCGTTATGTGTTACTGGTAGTGCCCGTCATAGGGATCGCTACGGTTCCATGCGTTGGCCGGACACTGGCCGTGGTAACGTGAGACAGGGTTATGCCAGAACACATTCCCATCCTCGACGCGTTCCAGAACGTAGGTGGAACCTCTCCACTTGACCTCAGTGGGCAGCGGATGCTTGTCAGTCGTCATTGCGGTTATCCTTATGGGCATCGGCACGGTAGACGGTAGAACCATAGGACTCACCCACCACTTCCCAATTGTAACCCACGTCAGGAAGTTTCTTACCCGGACCCGGTGCACAATAGTAGCTGTCACCGATTGCGTAGACTGCAACCGTGTAACGAGTGGACTGGTAACGGTAGTCACTCATTTCAGCTAGATCATAGCCAATGAGGAAGGCGATCCGTTCAGCAGCAGTGTGGCGCTTAGCCATGGTGTCTCCTTAGGTTGATTCACTATAACGTAATCGGTTCTATAACGCAATAGTTTTATAATAAAAATACCTCTTGTGCTAATTCGATTTCTGTTATAAAATAGGATGGAGGCTGGAAAGCTAGCAATTGATTAAAGAAAACCCAGCGCAAGGCCGGGTTTGGTGTTAGAACGCCTTGGGAGCTTTCAAGCGTTCACAGAGAGATTCGATCACACCCACGAGGGCAATAGCCACGTCTTCCGCAGTGGAGTTCCGTACACGTTCCACGCCATTGATCTTGATGACATAGAACGGTTTGGTGAAGTCATGCGGCATACGCTTGACAACCTCCAATTTGAAATCTTCGGACCTCGATGCCACTACCGTGGATTCGGTATACATGATGGTTCCCTCTTGTGTGTATTACATTATACAGAAATCCTAAAAGAATGCAAGCGTACAAATGTACGTATTTCAAATAAAACAAAACCCCATGGATTTCTCCACAGGGTTGTATGTGGTGGGTGCACTTGGATTCGAACCAAGGATAGCCCGATTATGAGTCGGGGGCTTTAGGCCTCTAAGCTATACACCCTTTTTTGTTACTTGACTGGAACGGCCTTGACCCGAATGGCATTGTAGCCTTCGCCATCATCACGTTCGAATCGTTTCCACTTGCGGTCATCTGTCTGGCTAATCTCTTCACTGAGATAGCCACCTATTGGCCGTTCGTCAGATGTCTCGATGTATCCTAGAACGGGTTCGCCTTCGTCTTCAGCATCCTTGTAGGAATTGCTGACAGCATCACCATCCTTTGCCGTGGTGAATTCGTAATTGAACGGATCGGTCCATTCGTCCAGAATCCAGAACAGGCCATTCACGCTTGATGCGACTGCGATGCCGATTTCCGGGACTTCAGCATCAGCGAGACGATACACGTAAGCTTTCAGAGCCATCTGGTTTCCTTAAGTTAAAAAACGATGATACGCCATGGTCGATTACTCGTTATCACATTGTATCATCAAACAGGCGGAGATAGAGGGAGTCGAACCCCCAAAACAATGCTTCATCTATTAGGCATGTACTTAGCCATTTTATCACTGGTTGTCTGCGCAAACTTCCAGAGGATTACACATTGCACTGACACGCATGTCAGCAGCTACCAATTGCTTTTATCTCCATAAAACTAAGTTCAGGGAATCGAACACCTGAAGTACGTGACACTGTACTCAGCAGCCATGCTAACAAAGATGGTGGGTTGTGCGGGATTCGAACCCGCGACCACGGGATTAAAAGTCCCATGCTCTACCAACTGAGCTAACAACCCGAAACTATTACTACACTAATCGCGGTAGCAGCGGGACATTCTTTCCTGTCCTAAGTCAAATGGATTCTCACCATTATAGTCAGTTTTAACTCAACTGGCAAACTTTTTTATATTATTCGGTTTCGTAATCAACGGTCGGGTACCGTAGGTGTAGTCGCCATCACCCCAATCTATCAATTACCACTAGCTCTAAGACTACTTTTCCGGCCCAGCGATCCACCGAAAGTTTGCTGGGTGAATTACATTATACAGATTTGGAGTAGGTTGTCAACACTTACCAGAAGAACAAACCCATCACGACGCCCAGCGGTGCAACAACGATGCCGATGGCACGCAGAGCCAGTTCACCACCGATATCCGACAGTTGAGCCAGTGCAATGATACCCGTGATTGCCTTGACGGCGTTGATCCCCCAACCAAGCGCGGCGACGATCCAGAGGATGAAGTAGAGAATTCCGATTTTGAACATGTTGGTGAATCCTTGTTGGTATAATGCAATTATACAGACTTTAAAACAGGTTGTAAAGCTTTACATCTTGCCATAGTTACTCGTTTTGAACTTGTCGCGAAGCTCAATAATCTCCACATAACGACTGTATCGACGCCACGGCAGTTTCAACATACGAATGAGATTTTCGAAATTCCTGTTATGGTCTTTCACCTTGCGGGAATTGACTTCGTTACTGGAAATCAGGTCACGGCGAGCTACCGGATTCTTAATAGCATGTTCCACAAAACTCTGTGCGAATGCCATATGTTCTTCCTGCATTTCCCATGTCTGAGCAATGTCAAACATGCGGAATTCCACTGTCTCATAGCAACGGCGATAAGCAATGGGACCAGCCTTCATGCTTTCAGCCTGCGACGATGTATATACGTCACTGGATTTTTGTCGGGTGTTTAGTAGCCCATGATACGAGTCAGATGGGCTACAGAATGCAAACATGGCTTCAGGATGATTGAGCATCAGTTGGCGAACCTTCTGCGCTTCGGATGAATCCTTGATGCCGATGTGTACGTGACCACCACTGCCGCACTGTTCTTCCACCCAGCGGATAAGGCCTAGGTCTTCACAGAGGCCATCGACCTTGTGATAGAACTCGTTGAGCTGATCCCAGCCAGTCAGGATAGCACTGGACACTTCCACACATCCGGGATCATACCCGAAGGCATTGAGAATATGCATGTTGTCCCGTTCGAACTTAGGCAGTAAAGCTTCCCGCACGGCTTCGTAGTGAGCTTCAGCAGGCTCACGAAACTGCGAAATAATGTAACGCCTGTTATCGTACTTGTCATGCGGAAAATACTTGTCCGCAGTTGCCTTGATATGCGGTGGCACCGTTTCGTCAAATTCCCACGGACGCAGACGGGTAAGCTCAACGCCAGCGGTGCGGTGCCATTCGATATTCTTCACGGGAAGTTACCTGTTTGTTGATGATTTACATTATACAGAAACGAGAATTGGTGTCAACACTTTTCTATAAAAGAAAAGCCCTCACTAGGAGGGCTTTCGTTTGTTCAGCCGATGATTCGACTTAGAGCGTGATGTGACGCATCTGGCCGTTCGGACCTTCGACAACCACGAAATTCTTGCCGTCCTTTTCCTTGACCACTGCCGGGACGCCGTACTTGATGGCATTTGCCATGCTGGTGTAATTCTTCGCGGCGGACACGTCGAGCGGACTACGGCCGGTCATGCGATTGGTGTCATTGAAACGGGCAGCGGACAGGATGCGGAAGTTGGCGGTGGACATGTGGTGTGTTCCTTGTTGGTTGGTGTGTAAGTAATTCTAAAAGAATTGAACTAGGCTGTCAACACTTTTCTTGAAATTAATTTAGAGCTTTCACCAGCAGGTGCAGACTCTTGAGATACGTGACGGCATCGCCTTCACTGTATGCATGGACCAGATCGTTACGTTTAGTAACGTTATCCTCGGTGACGATGCCACGGACCTTGCAGGCCGTCCAATCGATTTCGATAACACGCTTGCGCCAGCCGATGGTGATGATACCGAAGTCAGTCACCGCAGCGAACCACGGGCTTTCAACTAGATCGGTGTAATAGCGCGGATCACGAGGCCAATACTGGTTGATCATTTCGAACATGTGACTGACCTTGATGTCAGCCAGCATGAACAGTGCAGCAGCTTTGTGATGGTCAAACGGACGCAGTGCTGGCATGTGTTGCTCCTGAATATGTTTATAGCTTACTGAATTCTTTTAAGATGTCAAGCAACTTGTGCAAGCATTTCCACTTTCAAAGGGACGAAGTTAACCGTTTCGTCAAGCATATCGAATTCGCTGGGGTAGATGGGATTGCGACCGATGCGCATGGTGCGGACACGACCATCCGCGTCACCGTAATAGTTGTCAACCTTGGCAACGGTAGAGGTAATGATAGCTTCCAGCTTGTCCGTATCAAACGTGATGGACAGTGTGTCACCAAAGTCAACATGACGACTATGGCTCTTAATGGCGATCATATTCATTTCCATGAACTGGATAAGGTCACTATTGGAATGCTTGCCATAACGAGCCTGCGCACGATTCCAGCCACGGAATGACCAGATAAGTGCAGACTGAATAGCACCCATCTTCTTTTCGAATTCTTCCTGCTTACTCACGTCGAACGTCCACGTATCGGTACGCCAGTCATGCTTGGACAGGGCACGACGAATGGTCGTATAGCAATACCTATGGAAGTCACGCACCAGTGCACGCAGGATAGGATCATCCGGGAGTGGTTCATCGCACGGCTCGACCTTCCATTCACGTTGTTCAAGAAAGTTGTAGAAATCCGTATAGATGGTTTCCAGCATGTAATCACGGGAATGGTACTGATTCCACATACGCTTACCACAGCGAAACAGGAATGCGGCTCCAAAGGCCATCATTTCATCTTCAATGCTGTCCTTGTCATCTTCATGATGTTCGTACACATCATGGCACACCACATGCGGAGAATGGCACGGATCGAAGTGCGGACGATTCTCTATGCGCCAGCCACCGCTAGGACCAAAGAAATGACCATTGGTGATTTCAGCATAAACAAACTTGCGGGTCTGGATCGTCATAGGATTCATTCCTGTGGTGTGTTGATGGATTTAATTATACACACCACCATCACTGATGCAAGTCCTTTTAAGAATGAAATTGAGGTTTTATTTTACACAAACGTATTGACTGATTTCGATTTCTATTATAAAATAGGATGGAGGCTGGAAGACTAGCCTCCCGAAACTGAACAAATAAAAAGCCCCGACCAACGTGGCCGAGGCTTTGTGTATCATTCAAGTTTGTATCATCTAAGTGTTAATCAATTCTCAATATGGTTGTGAGCGGATTACATATAGATACCCTCGTTCATGATTTGATGTTACTGACAATGTTGCGTCTGAGGTTACATCTTACGGCACCACCAACACTTTGTAAAGCTTTTATTACGTCTTGTTCTTGTGACGCATGTACAGGATGAACGCCACCGTTAGCACGAGCAGAATGACCACGACTTACTCCTTCAGGTTGGAAACGCCAGTCCACGGAATTACACTGGCATCGGTCAGGTTGAACACGTTACCACGAGCGAAGTTCTTGGCCGGAGCCGACCAGCTTGACGCCTTGAGGATGTCACCACGCTTGAAGTAGACACCCTTATCCGACTTGACGGTATTGTCTTCCTTCACGATGAAACCGAAAGCCGAACCCGTCTTCTCGACAAGCACACCATTGCGGGTATCCATGGAGACGAGACGCACCAGCTTATCACCTTCAAGATACATGATGCACTTTCCGAAGCCATGCTCATTGCCACCGAACTTATTGAAGTCACGGGTGACGAGGGTGTTGATCAGAGGAAGGGTATCTTCGATATTCAATGTGGTGTATCCCTTGAGTTGATGGAAGAATTATATAACGTAATTCAGATGGTGTCAACATGTTTCGGCATATTTCTACATGCTTCTAGTGCTTCTACCATCTGACGCAAAATATGGGCTACCTGTGTACCAGTGTACTCGTTTTTACCACTCTCAATCGACTGTGCAATGGTTTCAACATTGACAGCCCTTCCACCTTCACGAATGATCATAATGATTCCTCTATGTGAAGGTAGTGTATGCAATCTCACATCTTTAAAACAAGATGCGGTGCAACAATCATTAGTGGGAACGGATGTAAGGAATAGCCACAATGCCCACTACAACGATGATGTACAGGACAGCGCTAAAGAAGTTCGAAAGTGACATGAGTCTATCTCCGTGGTGTGGAATCATTATATTTAAGATGATCCAGCATGTCAACACTTTGAGCATAAAAAAAGCCCCCAATGTGGGGGCTTTTGAGTATTACATGACTTGGATCAGGCCAGCGAGGCGGACACCGAACGCGTGAACTTGAGGGCATCATTCGAATGAAGCTCGATGATATTCGCGGCCTTGCCACGGCTACCCGGATTCGCCTTGAGTTCACCGACCTTCTTGACGATGCCGTATTTGAGCATCATGGAAAGGTGCGGACCTTCCAGCGGGACGCCATTGAGCAGGACACCGGCGATCAGTTCACCCGTGGTACCGCTGATGACTTCATTCTGCGCCGTGGCGGCAGCAGCCTTGGGAGCCTTCGGTGCGGACTTCTTGGCAGCAGGTGCAGCAGCTTTCTTCTCGACGGGCTTCTTTGCCGGAGCAGCCTTGACATTCTTGACGGTGGACTTGGGAGCGGCAGCGGCGGTCTTCGTGGACTTCGACATGGTGTGATCCTCAGGTTTGTTGTTGGTGGACTGGTTTGCTTCCCAGTGATTAAAAGTATACTCCACTCTAAAAGATTGTCAACACTTTTTTAGAATGGAATGAACTTTTTTTACAACCCCTTGAATTCTTTGGGCATAAGCTTGACATTGCCAATGCTCAGGGATTCAAAGTTATTCTCATTGAACGCTAAGTTCTTGATTTGCGTGGTCTTTGGTAGCTTTTCCTTGATGGCATTGCTGATGATGACAGGAATACCACTGTTTACAGGCTTGACTTGAGCCGCTTCGATCACGTTACGGGATACTTCAATGATGTTGAGCATGATAGAGCCAACCATGGGCAGACCCGTTTCCTTATCTAGTACAGGATAGCTCTGCTTGTCATCCTTGTTGACTTCGGTAACAAAATTGATCTTGACACCGTTGGTCAGTGTGAGGTAGTTACGATCATTGCTGGCACGACGATTGTCGTCACGATCACCATCCAAGGTTTTCTTGAGTGAGGCAATCTCAACCGACTTTCGATCTTCGAAGGCCTTGTTCAGATCAGCCACGCTCAAACCCTTGATCTTTTCAGATTCTTTGAGGATATCCATGATATCGCCCAACGTGAGGGCTTCGATTGCCTCAATCCTGCGCTCATAGAGCTTCGCAGTAGAGAATCGTGAAATGAAGTTGATATCGGCCTTATAGCCGGAACTAGCCACATATCCCTTGACAGTAGCGAATCCGCCACCGTTGGAATCCATGAGGCTTTCCAGTGCAGCGGCCTGACGTGCTGCCGCAATGAACTTTTGACCGTTATTTTCGATGATGACGCGCATACGGGTGTTCCTTATTATAGTTTCATTCTAAAGGGAAATGGATCAAGTGTCAAGAGGTTTGTGTATGAAGGTCATACACGAAAATTTGATTATCTGTTTGGTACCTTATCAACATAGCAAAAAGGGCAGCGGTTTCCCGCCACCCTTCATACTTGATCGGAGCTTAGTTCTTTTCGTGCTTATACTTGCTGTAATACACGTTTGCAGTCTGCAACGGCATACCCAATTCCTTTTCCATGCGCGCCAGCGTATGGGCACGTACACGACCAGCGTTCACGTCTTCCGTATAGATGGCCTTGCCAAGCTGGTAATTGCTGCCGGACGAAGGGGAACGGGTGGCCTTCGGCTTGCGCTCGACAGAAGCGATGATTTCACCATCTTCACCGATGACCGGAGTTTCGTCTTCCTCTTCGTCACCTTCAGCCACAATTTCAATGGGACGATACTTGAGAGCTTCCGGGTAGACATCGCTATCGCTGTTCTGCCATTCCTGCCAGATGATGGCCTCGGCTTTCATCTTTTCGAAATGCTCAGCGCCGAACGTTGCGTTGAGGTCGAACTTCTGGTCAGCGTGGGTCAGGTGGGTAATGGCACGCTGTAGGGTCAGTACGGACAGGTGATCGTTCCCCAGCACGTCATGGGACACGTCCGGGAACATACGGCGAAGCTGATTGATGGCAGCAGTGTGTGCAGCGTCCTGCGGGGTGTTGGCGTAGGTGTAGCCTTCGAAGTCGGAATCATTGAGGGCAAATGCGAGAGCAGAATTCATTATTATGTAATCCGTTTAGTTATGTGGTGTTGGTGTGAAGAGAACTGTAATGGGCGTGTTACACCCTGTCAACAACTTTTTCTACTTTTCTTCACTTTCGTTAGTAATGGTGTTGGAACACAGATCACGAATCCCGTCAAGCGCCAGCGAATCCCGGAAGTTCGCCAGATTGATGTCACGAGCGCATTCATTACAATAGTGGGCACGGGTGCTTCGGTTGAACCAATAGGCTCCCGGAGCCAGACAGGCAGAACGGTTGCACAAGCCACCACGTTCACCTTTAACCTTTGAAAGCTGGGTAAGGGTGTTGATGTGTTCGCGTTCGAACTGGCGGTGTTGCTTGTTGATCAGAAATGCATGATCGATCACGCTGGGGAAGTTGTTAGGGGAGTAGTTATGTTGCGTGAGCCAGTTTTCGATAAGTGCAGAGCACTTTTGATTATTCGTTTCGTAGAACAGTTCAGGCCAAGGTTTGGCAATGTACATATTCACGAAACGCTGCCCCATGCGTTGCTTATCGTGTGCTTCTTTGCGGTAGTGATAATCGTAGAACTCGATAAGTAAGCTGATGGTCATTTGCCCTATCCCTCGTTTGAGTATGTGAAGAGTGTAAAGGGTGATTCACACATGTCAATAGGCTGTGTAACATTTGTGATGCTCTTTTTCGGTGGGGGTTTTGTTTCATTGATACCTTCAAAGATTGTGAGGGTAGTTCTCCAGCCACAACCTATTTTACCATATGGAACCTGAATGTAGCCTGAACAATCAATTGAATATAATGGTTGACAGGTGGGTTACGTTTTAGTAGTCTGGATGGATGTGATATCGACCAAGGGAGGTCCGAACCTGAATGGTTTGTAAAGTTATCGTTAAGCCATTGTTAGCTGTTGAGCAACCGGTCATTGACCAGTTTCGTCTACACAATCATGGCTATGAAGAAGGTAGGATGCTGGAAGCCATTGACTTTGCTTACAATGAAAGGAACCTTGGCGAGGATGACAATAGAGTATACCGGGCAGTGACCGCTGGTTACATTCTGGATGATGGTGAGTTACATTCATGGGGTCTGATATACGAGTTGTATGAGTCCCGTGGGGTGTATTCCTATCACATGGATGTATACACGGTACCCAAGGCCAGAGGGATGGGTTACGGTACACTGATAGTGAAGACCCTCAAGCAATTACATGATGGCTACATCTATACGTACAAGGCACATTCTTCGATCTACACCAGACTAGGGATGTAATTAAGTCCTTACGCTTGCGTAACCATAAAGGCCCCTACAGGGGCCTTTGTTTTATGCGAGGATTGAGAGTGGATGAGTCTCGACTTCTACCGCATTGTTGAATTTAAATGCCACTTGTCCAATGGACACTGGTTCAACTATCTTAATCTTAAAGATTTTAACAACATAGCCATACTTCTGCAACAGTTCAATCATCCCCTGATTGAACCATGTACGTAATGCTTCCATGCTATCACATCCAAAGTGATATTCAGGAGCAATCAACCTATGTGGTGGTGCTGGATGAGAGTCAGCCTTAAGGTGTTCATGGATGATATCGCAATACGCTGCATCATCACTATAACTCATATCTAGGCCCTTCATGGAGAACGGACCCACACCGGACGGAGTTTCAACACGGTAGACAAGCATGGGTCCAATAATCCTTAAGCAGCCGTGGCAACAGTCTTGGCAGCAATCTTACGGGCAGTAGCCTCGTTGGTGCGACGGATGGCACGGTTCAGTGCATCACGCAGAGCGGTGGCACGCTTGACGTTGGTGACCAGCGTCAGCGGACCCGTACCCTGACTATAAGCATTGATTCCGGCTTCTGCAAGAATCTGTGCAACTTCGTTACGCGACTGGATGGTGCCCTCGTAGGTACGAGCCTCAGCCTGCGAATCGAACAGCTTGCCGTCAGAGGTTTCGAACTTGGTAACAGCCTTGATGGAGGTAATAGCCATGGTGTTATGTCCTGTTAAATAGTGTGTTTGATGATGTAGAAAATGGCAAAACCTTGGAAAATCAGGTAAATAACCATTAAAAATTGATAAAAACGCTTAAAAATCAACGATTTAGGGTCATTTTCAGCGTATTTTGGCATCGAAAAGGCCAAAAACAACCCCAAAAACCCGAAAATTATGATCAATGTGGTCATGTGTGTAGGAGTTCGTGTGCCTGACGATGGAGATAATTTACGTCATCTTCACTGAGGTTGTCAACTAATTTAATTGTTCCATTGAGGATATTTTCAGAAACTTTGTGTATGAAGGTCAAATCTGCCTTGGATACGACCTCACGGTAATTATTTAAAGCAAAATCTCTGAACCATCCTGAGGTGAGAGTGGTACAAACACGTTCCAGTGCCTTGTGGAAGGCCTTTGAGACGTCTCTCTCACCATTTAAAAGATATCTCTCAGTGGCTATCACGTAACTCTCTTCTAGTACGCAACAGATTTGCTGATGGTGAGTCAGGTCATCCCACTTTCTCTTTAAACATAATGCCATTTCAAGATCATCCTTCATCTTTTCATAGATGGGACGGTCCTCATGCTTCACGGCTTCATGGATATCATCGTGAATGACGAAATATCTCACGCTGTAGTGCTTGTCACTGAAGAATTCAGAATTGGTCATGTTCAGCTTGGGAGTAGACTTACGTCTCACACGGTTGGTCGTCTCCTTCTTACGTAGCTGGGCATACCTCAGGTCCATCTTTAACTTATTCTCAGACACGTATGCCTGTAGGTCTAGGTAGTCCTGTACATTCTTAGCAAAATGGATAGGGTGATTGATGTGGGCTCGCTTAGTAGCGAACAGGTCAGCGATGGGGAGGGCTTCAAAGGTGTTGTTGAAATCATCATCCACCAAAGGACCAAGCATCGTTCCACGGTTGTAGATGTATTCTACCGAGGGAAGGAGGTTGTTTTCAATTTCATAGTGAACCTTGCGCTCACCATAGAGGTCTAGTATTACACTGACCTTGTACTCAGACTTACTTTTAAACTTAATGACATGGGAGCTAACACGCTCATACCATGCATCATATTCATCGGTAGACATAAAAACGTCAAAGTCCGCTCGTGCTAGACGGGCAGACTCGACTTTAATCTTATTGTGTGCAGCTAATGCACGAGAGCCAATAATGTACATCACAAATCCTAAATGATGTACACATTCTATTGACTAGCTGTGTTTAAATCAAACTGGCGGGTTGAAATGGATATCCGGCCAGATGACGTAGGTCTTGTCTTCATTGATGATGATACCACCCATGAGGCCATGACGTGCGGCAATCTCAAGGATTTGTGCCGGGGAACCTTCCATTGCCCAGCAACGCGGCTGCGCCATGTGGAAGCTGAAACCCTTCTTGACAACCGTAGCACAAACTGTCTGCTCTTCGATATGATCGAACAGAGCCTTCAGGTCTTCATGCGAATCACCACGGCTATAAGACGCCAGATTCACTGACAACTCACGATTCGATCCGTTGTAGGATTGAATCATCTTTTCGATAAGGGGATGCATGATGGTTCCTCAGAGTGATGCAACGTTGAGTTTGGGAAGCATTGCCTTTGACCAACGATAGAACATGTGCCGTCCTACCCGAGCGATGAGCTTGTAATTCTTGTCCTTAGCCCAATAAGGTTTAACATATTCAGCATGGTAGTGCGTCATGCCATCGATGTCAATCTTCTTGGAAGGCTTTAACGCACCAAGCATGACCAGCTTTGCGATAGTATATGACTGTTCCCATTCCGCTGCAACAGCATCGTTCGTGAAATCAATATCATGGTTCTCACCATCGCATACCCATGAGAATGAACACTTGGCCTTGATGAGGTTACCATGACTGTCTGTGTTGGCCTGATTGACCACACCACAGATGGTGGAAGGGAAGTGGGGAGACATGGTGCGTTCCAGTACAACGGTGGCAACCATCACCTTTCCATTTGCATCCTCACCACGCGATTCAAAGAATACGTTTTGAGCCATGCAATCCAATTGCACCATATCCAACATCTGAATAGGTTTAACAGTGTTGGGTGGAATCGCAACGGCTATATGTGACCGTGGCCGAACGATTGCGTATTCCCACAATGCTGCAATCATTAGTGAAGCAAATAACCCGAAGCTTACCCAAGCCATGAAAGAACACAGGCGAGTTCGCATCTCTACTCCTTGTTGAGTCAGTGGGGTAATGATACGGTTATATAATTTAAATGTCAATAGCTGGGAAGCGAGCCATAGCAGTAGGGACACCACCCAATGCACGAGTGGCTTCCTTCCATTCTTTACCATGGATGTATCGTGCATAAGGGAACATGATCCCCTGAACGATATGTGCTATTTCGTGAGGAATGATTTCCTGTATCACGTAATCCCGGTTCATACGTGCATAGGCTGGATTGATGTAGACGACATTGATGTTCTGGTCAGCCAGACCTACATAGTCATCACCAATATCTTCAATTCTGAGCTTGATGTTATACATGTCAAGATCAGGCCACAGAAGCTTCGCCTTGGCTAGGCAACGATTGAATGCAATATGCAGTGCGGGATAGAGTTCCATGGTAAAAGAATATCCGATTTAAATTATACGGTCAAGCCTTTCACCAAAATCTTCAAAGTCGAGAAGGCATATCCCCCAGCCACAACCTATTTTATCATATCTATTCTGAACGTAGGCTGAACAGATCAATATCGTTTAGATTCGGTTCATATGTTAACGGCATAATGACTTCTGTGAATTTGGCATCAACGTTTGAGCATCATATAACAGGTTGTTAAGAATGAGTTACGTAATCGTCTATAGTGAACCACTTGAGTCAATTAGTTCGGAAATGCGCAAAGAGCTTTACACACTGAACTCTGGTACCAATGGAAGGATGCAATGCAACCTTGCATATTACGGTACACAGAATGCTCGCATGCAAAATGCTACAGTGTTCTATATCCTCAAAAGGAATAAAGTCGTTTCATGGGCAGTTGTGTATAATCCAACTCTTTACCCAAATCGATTCTCCAAGAAATTTGAAATGGATATCTTCACCCGTAAGTCAGCCCGTGGTAATGGCTATGGAACTGCTGTTGCGGAAACAGTGAGAGATGCATTTAAAGGTAAACTCATTCATGCGTGTAAGGGCATGACATCAGTCTATAGACGTGCTGGTATTTAAGTCCTTACGCTTGCGTAATGTAGAGGTGTATGGTACAGTCCTAGCATGGACACTATTATCTTCTTTGATCTTGAAAATACTCTCATATGGGATTGGACGGATAACCGCGATCCCATGTGGCTAAAGCACCCTGAAATCACCGAGTGGATTTTCGCTCAAGGTGATTTCCGTGCTGGTCTCTTTTCATGGGCTATCTGGAATCCTAAAGATATAGCCGAGTTCAGTGAAGAGGGTGGAGTCCGTGAAGCCATCGAAACAACCCACCAGTTTCAATTTGAGGATGATCTAATCATCACTCGTGGAATGCTGGGTGACCGCTTCAGGAAATGGTTTAAAACTATGCCTTGGGTCTCTGACGATGATTGGTTTGAGTTCTTCAAGAAGCGCCAGACCATCCAAGAGCTATGGCTCCATGAATTCAATCAGCCGAACACTCGTGTTGTTCTATTGGATGACACTGTAGAGAACGTGACTATGATTAATAATAGTGTCGAGAACAACCGTCTAGAGTTGATCGACCCATGGACCTTTAAGGGAATGTTTAAATGACAATGCGTTTCTTCGCTATCCAATGCACTGCTTGCAATGATGTGCTAATCAGCCGTGCAGGCCATGACTTCAACCGCTGCTCATGTGAGGACATGCTATTCATCGATGGAAACAGTTCCCTGTCAGGTGATGGCTACTATCGTGTGGGTTACAACATCACTGAAGCTCGTCCTAGTGTCAATGTCATGTATGTCGATCTTCCCATTACACCAAGGGAAGCTTACGATGACTGGAACAAAAGAATTGATAAGTGGAAGAAAATCGATATTACTAAGTATCCACCTATCGAAATTCCCAAAGAATCTGACAAGAATAAATAGATCAAACATTAGGTAATAACATGACAGCACACGTTTCAAGTACTCAAATCCTCGATCATATTAAAACTGCTACCTCTATCTCTGTAGAAGGTAAGGTCTTTGATAAGATCACTGTAACAGATACAAAGGTATCAATCGGTCCTTATACCTTCCTCATTGATCATTTTGATATTGGTGGTCTGTCTCCACAGACTATCGTACTCATGGATACTGATGGTGAGTATAGACATCTTATGCTCCTAGGTGAGGATGATACCCGTCTCGATCATCCTGATTGGTCCATTGAACAATATAACCCTGAAAAGATTCGCAATCATCACCTCCTACCAAAGGGTGACAAGAAGACCAAATAAGGTTTGACAGGAAGTTATAAAACATCTAATATTTGTCTCGTGGTCAACAACATGTAACTCACCGCTAGGGCGGATATATTCACCAGTAATATATGAAGGTGCGATCCCTTGAGACAGCGTTAGACGTTCTATATGAGGGTGCGATTCCTTCCTGTTGTTGTGAAGCCAAAGTTACGGTGAAAAGTGATGCATAAGCCAAGCGTGCGTGTGCAAACATCTGATCCATTTTTCTAGAGAATGAAATCTAGCCGTAGCGGTACTAAATTTAGAATAATATGCCACTATGGCGGAATAGGTAGACGCAGCAGACTTAAAATCTGCCGCCCTTGGGCGTCCGGGTTCGATTCCCGGTGGTGGTACCATATTATTCAAACAGTTTGATCCCTTAGCTCAGTGGTCTGATGGAAGAACAATCATTCTTAGTGTAATCAGAATGACCTTCGGAAGTCTTAGAGCGGAGAACTCTAAATCCTCGCGTCGTGGGTTCGAATCCCACAGGGATCGCCAAATTGATGTAGTTGCAGTGAGACACACTCCTGTAATTTAAGTAGGCAAGAATGCAGTGACTTAATACTTCTTTTTAGTGTGTATAACACAAAAGCCCTTGACGATTGTTAAGGGCTTTCTTTTTGGAAAATATAATGGAACTTCTAATCAACATCTTATTCGTCCTCCACTTCGGCTATCATGCCGCTGCTACCATTGGTGGAGTCTGGTCCCTTCTACATAGCCACAATGCTCACAAACGTAGCTGGTGGAAGATTGCCCTAGCTTTTGTATGGCTCGCTTTGAGTATCTTGCTACTCGTTGTCAGCCATGATAAACTCCATCATCACGAGGACGAATGCAATCATGTTCAAACTATTCAAGAAAAAGCCTGAACCTTTCATCCATCACGATCTGTACAAAAACGCAATCAAAGCTATTGATGAGCTTTTCAAGGATATGCTCAATGATGATGCCAAGATGCGTAAGCTTTACCTATTCCATTATGGTGAAGCGCCAGCCACAGAACTTCATGCCACCTTCGCAGCTACCCTAGTCCATAACCTCTACAATAGGGTTAGCCTAGAGCTTCCAACTAAGTTTAAAGAGAAACACGATACCTTTACATCCACTCTGGAATTCTGTTATACTCCTTATCTTGAAACAGGTGCAGTACTGGTCGAACTCAAGATCGCCACACTGTTACTCTGGAAAGCAACAGAACATCATCATAAAGATTGGACTACCTATGAAGAAGCAAACCCACAAACCTAAAATTAATAACCTTGTGGCGAAACATGCCATGAAGGTGAACAAGGCTGCGGTCATGCGTGATCGTAAGAATGACTATAACCGTACCGACAAACATAAGAAGGGAGAAGGTGATGAGTAATTTCTTTAATTGGTACTTCGTTATCGGTGGTACTCTCTCACTTGCTCTCGTAATTGCATATATGTTCAATCCGGGAATGATCGATCCTCGACTACTCATCGTGACCAACTCATTTGCTGTTGCTGGTCTCGGATTCCGTATAGCTTATGATCATTATCACCCTGAAGCGTCAAAGCATTGACATTTGTGATTTTAAAGCATATTATACTTGCACCTAATATAAACATCGAAGGATGCAATAAAAACCAATGAGTAATGCGAAAAATCTTCAGGCTCAAATTCAGAAGCTCAGTAAGGATTTGGTTGAAGCAGAACATAACCTGAATCAGGCTGAATCCAATCCTGATACCGATGAAGCTACTATGCTGGAACTTGAAGATATCGTACAAGATGTTCAGGATGCCCTCTATGATGCTCAGGAAGAACTCGATAGACTCTATGCTCCCGATGCCTACTACGATGATAACTATTAATCAATAACTCATCTAGTAATGAATAGACCCGCTTCGGCGGGTTTTCTTTTGCCCATCATTTGAACATACAAAGAAAAAGGCCACCCGAAGATGACCTTTCATTATAACTTAACCTAATACCTTAGACTTCAGATTCTTGCTCTGCCTTCTCACTCAAAGCTTTCTGATCCTCACGGCCTTCCCACATAGAAAAGACACCATAAACCATGACTGCAAACATCAAAATCCAGAAATCCAATAAATCAACAGTGACACCATGACGATGCATTACGTTAAACATCAATGACAGACCCACATACTGCAAGACCTGATAGAACTTAATGTTCTCCTTCACCCAATCCTTAATCTTTGTCCACATGTATATACACTCCAAAAGTAATGTATATATTGTATCCTCTTAACAAACAAAAAGAAAGGGTCGTTTTCACGACCCTTTCATGGGTAATTCAATATTCTGTTCCTTCGCACACTAACCCCCACTTATAACGTAACCCTCTCAGGTTCTTACCCAAATCCTCAAGGAAGTATCTCTTCTCCTGCCGTATACTGTCATGCACCATCTGCAAATCTTGAAGAAATTCACACCTCATCTTCAAAAACTTCGCATCAATGTCATCCCGTACATCCAAATGATCCATGTAATGCTGCACCAGATAACACACCGATGTATGGTTACCCCTGTCCATTTCCGGTAAATATAAAGGGTCAGGCATGATCATCCCTATCGTATCCCTACACCCTCCCTCTCCCCTGTAACTACATCTGATTATCTGTAATTGATGATCGAAGGTCGTACTCTTCCTACCCTGCTCAACCATCCGTATCTCAACATATTCTAAAACTATCTCTTCATTGATATAACCATTAAGATATTCTGATATACCTATCGTTGACATCATTCCTCTCCCTAAAGATTAGACTCCTGCCATCCTCAATATAACCCATCCATACCACAAGTGTCAATCAACACAAAAATGTGACTGCCATTCTCCCCGCCTCCATCCTATTTTATCATATCCAACCTGAACCTAACCTGAACAAAATTTATTTTCTCGATCACCCGTTTAACACCCCGAATCTGCGTATCATAGGCCTCCACCAACAAGGTATCCCATCTAACACACCTTACCTGAACGGTTACTGAACCAATTGTTAAGAATGTTAAAACTTCGTTATCTTTAAAATGAATGGAACCTGAACCGTGGCTGAACGATGCCAGAACCGGTTTCATCTTAAAGATATACACAATCATCTTTAAAGTATTCGATGAATGCAACGTTCATCTTAAAACATAAGTGTAGTTTTTCCCCTTGCGAGCAAAGAATCATCCTAATAGTGATGTATCGCATAGGGCAGAATGACACCAATCACTTACTCAATCATACCAATCCCTATAAAACAGTGGGATATCGTGGACTGCAACGGTCTATACGATAGGGTTAAGTGTGTTTTATCCCCTTACAAGCAAAGAATCTATACAATCATTCATCATAAAAATGATGTATCGCATAGGGGAAAAGTACACTAAGTCTCTTTAAACATAAACAAACCCTGACCAAATTAAGTCCTTACGCTTGCGTAACCATAGGACATGTGTTAGTATATACATACTGAAACCGTTGGGAGACAACGACTGTAGATATTTTTAAATGAAAAATTAGCCAAAAGGTTATAAATTTTCAGAAAAAATGTAATCGCGATGCACGGGAAGTACCCTTGAAAGTAATCATCATATAACACAATTACTTACCCGTTTCCGCACCCTTCTGCACCACCCATTCCCACTATTTTCCACCTATTCCCATTAATATTCTATTGAATTATTTCTTCAATAGAATCAATGACTTATAACTGTACAAATGTATGGTCTGTAAGTGCTTGTAAACACTACAAAATATTAGTGTTTCTAATTACCTTTTGAGTGCACGTAACCTCGTTCCTATGGGAACGAGGAATCATGGCGTTGAGCCTTGTAACCTCGTACCTAACCTATGTCTAGATTAACTCCAAGCTAATACCTGATCTACAGTAGTAGCATGTTTAGTAATGAACTTAAAAGGGAATCTAGCATCAGGGCTATTGTCTTCTACCTTCTGTTTAGTCCATAGGAGTTTAACACGTCCTAGGTTAGGCATGGCATAACTAAGTTCACTGGTGGAATATACACGTACTTCATCACTAGGGAATGCATTAGCGAAATCTAATCTGAACTTAGGATCATTGAGTTCTTCTTTGGTAATATCTTCCATCCCATTGAAGTCTTGTGGCTTCATGAGTGACCAAGGGAATTCCATCTTCTCGTGTTTATGATTAGCTTTGACGGTAGCTTTACGTACTGCGATATAGTGAGTGTTCATAGGTTATCCGTTCTTAGATTTAGCTATGGATTTAAATTGTTCAGGATTGAACAGGGTGATGTATCGTGGGTAGTGAATAGGATACTCGCTATTACGGATTATCTTATTCCATGCTTTGGTGTATTCATCTTTAGTCATGTTAGGCTCCCCATTGGGTATCTTTCCATTCATCTAGTTTCCTTGCATCATAGGCATTATTGAGTAGTTTCTTATAACGTCTAGCCATACTCTCATGGGTGATGACAAGCATGAGAGGTTCGATATCTCTTACTTCATCGGGTTCCATACCGAGTTCTAGTTCATCTTTAGTGAGTGCTAGTTTATATCCGAATGTTCCATCAGGATACTGGATAGTCCAGAGGTAAGCAATAGGTTGGATGTTACTCATAGGGAAAGGATGCCTCTGTATATTAGAAAACCCATAACGAGTATGAGTATTAATGGGAAGATGGTTCTTAGTACATCCCATAGGAAGTTGATTACTACCAACAGGGATAGGTATGTTATGAGCAGGATTTGATCAAAGAGGGATAGTTTCTTACTCATAGGATTATCTTAGTGGAATAGGTGTATGTACTTTATGTTCATCGGGAATAAGTAGGATATGTCTGCCTTTAGCATCATCCATCTTATGTAACAGATGTGTTCCTTGGTATCCCATCTTGATCAGTTCAGCCTTCATGTATTCATACTCATAGGAGAATATGCCATAGGGATGATCATACAGGCGATTATTGATAAATGCATCATCTTGCTCTTTGGAGTAGCTAACCTCTACGGTATTCACTTGAACATGCCTATGTCTTCAAGCTTCTCTACATATAGATTAAAGATGTTCCCATAGATGCGTTCTAGCCATTTGAAGAGGCTGCTTAACATAGGGATAGGAAGACAGAAGGCAAGGATGATGATCAATGCAATGATCTGTAGGAGTTTTAATGTCTTATTCATTAGTATATCTCGGGAGATGTTCCTGTTTCATCTTCATAGTGAAGTTTGGCTCTGGCTGAGTAGTATTGAATTTCACCGCATTTTGTACATTTCATTCTATGCAGGTCTATGTCCTCAAGGGTTGACCTGACACCATACTCAGTTGAGGTATATGTCTCACCCGTGTAGAAATTCTCATGGGTCACTTCCTTAGTGAATGAGGTCTGATGTGTGCAGTTATTCATAGACCGCTCTTAGTGAATAGATCAAGAATGTCATCTAGTGCTTCATCACTCAGGCGTTCGGCTTGATACTTCTCCTTCCAGTATTTCTTAAGGAATTCCTTTTCAGCTACAAGGAATTTCAGCGTGCTGACGACATCTGCATGATCTTCATAGGATACATAAGGTCCATTCTTGGTTTCATGTCTCTCTATTGCCTCACAACCACACTGACATGTCTCAAAGGTGTAACGTTTAATATCAGTCATGACTTCTTCCTGTTTCTGGTGGATAGACGCTTGAGCATAGCAATTTCATCGTCATCATCTTCACAGGTGATAGGTGGTATGCGTTGGGTTGTATCTTCCTCTTCATCCCACATGATGTTCTTGAAGTCATCCTCATAAACCTTGGGTGCGAGTTCTCTTGTGCTAAACAACTTCTCAAGGTAGTTATCTACCATTGAGTTTAGACTATAGGTTACTACAGTTTCAATTCGCACTACCTTGACTTCATAGCCCTTGACTATGAATTCTTTAATTTTTTTCTTGAAGTTTTCTGGTGATATACCATTAGGTGGCACTGACTCGACTGTCCAATTGGCAGAACTATTATGTCTGTACCAGATAGATAGCTTGTTCATGTCTATTTTTGTTTTATTCATAGGAATCTCTTAATGTATTAGGTTACACATGGCTACTACAATCATGATGAAGATGAACGTAGCTACCAGTACCATAAAGCCATAGGCTGCAATGACGAACATAAACTCAAGGGCCATCATAAGCAGCAGTAACGGTGATAGTAATAAACGTAGAAAGGTCTGGAAGATCATTTGTAATCCAAGATGATGAAGCATGCAACGATAATGACTAGCATGAGGACAGGTAGCCATTCCTCTAGTTTAAGGATGAATCTTAATAGGTAATTCATAGGAAGAAAGATAGAATCTGAATGGTTAGGTCAACTAATAAGACAACCACATCAAAGTAATTATCAATGAAACGTCTTAGTCTTTGCATGGCTTTTTATTTCTTTTTAATCCAACGGGTAGACTCATCAGCAATGGTCAACAGGACTGCCATGAGTGCCATGAATACCTCATCTACTACTGCAAAGACGATTGCGATAGCTTTGAAGATCAACCACAAAGGAGTCACCATCAAAAGAAATGGTGTGATGAAGATAAGGACAATGATGTCCACGAAATAACTGAGCAATTTAAGTGTGATTTCCATAATTATTCTCCGATCTTATATTCATGGGTCAGCTTCGACTCATGTTTAACAGGAATAATTTCGTATTTAATTAATATTTCACCATCACCGAACTTATAATCGACGCTATTGATTGCCTGAATATAGGCAATTACATCTTCAATTTTTGAATCCCAAAAACCATTAACATCCTCCCAAGCTTTGGTAGTTAAGATGTTTAAACCATTAGACTTTGTACTGTATTTTCCCGACTTAACAATAGCGTAACGGACAACTCCATTTGAATTAAGATCGATGTTTTCAGTATGTTCTACTAATTCATTATGTTCTACTGATTCAATGGCTTTTGTTCTAGATTTAATTCCAAGCATAATTAATTTTCCGTTGTAATGGTGATGTATGGGTATGGCTTTTCAGCATAAACTTTGTCTGTAGACACGAAAATACTAAGAACATATCCACTAGCATACATGTGAATATTGTAACCTTCATCCTCTAATTTTTGATAAAGATATTGAAAGAAATACCATGAATATCTGGTGTACACGAAATTGAAACCTACATATCCATAAGGCTGTATGTTCTCCATGGCCTGCTTGTATGGTGGTGTCATTCCATCATCAATGAAGCGAAAATCTTCCCAATCCAAGTTATTATCGATATCAACCCCACCAAAAGGCGTTATAAGCGCTCCACGGAGCCCTGTAGGGCCATGGGTGACCACTGATGTCAGATAGGTTCGGATCGCTTTAGAAAAGCCCTCAAGAGCTTTCTGTGAGCGAGAGCTTCGCTTATACCAAGCGAAGAAAATATCTCTAATGTAGTTCCTCATCTGCGTCTCCTATTTTTACGACTGTTGAGTTTATTGATAAGTTCGATTTGCTTCTTACGAAGCGCCTCTACTTCAATAATTAAATCTAGAATTTGCTTCTTGTGGCGTAGACGTGTTAATGGTTTTAGAAATATACAAGTAATTCCTAAAATTATTGTAATAATTGAAATAATTGTCATCATAATTATCGATATACCGGAGTATCACCGTTAAATAACTTAGGAGCTTTAACCAAAATCATCTTAGTTGGTGCAAATATAACTGGTTTGGCACGATATCCTTTATGTTTAATCGACCCAATAAGTCCACGCAGATGATCACTCTTGATATCTTTGTAATTAAATATAAATTGATACACCCCTTTAACATAAGAAACTTCAAATGCTATATTATTAATCGTTTGAACTGACCATACCGGACCAGTATTAGTGCCAGCCTTGATGGCACCATCAATAATATCAACAATTTGAATACTGTTAAAAGAATTAAATATAATTTCTTCTGATCGTTCAATAACTTTATTAATAAATTTTTCGACTTTATCAAAAAACTCATTAAAATTAAAATTATTCCAGTTATTGTAACAAAATAAGTCCTTTAATCCCTTGTATTCTACATTAAATAGATATGGTAAAGCCTCATATTCAGAATAACTACCATGTGACGATTCAGGTAGGTTAAATACAGTATTGTTATACCAACTAATAATAGAATGTTTAGCGTAATTAACAACTTCGATAGGAGGATGGTATCCATGGTGATGTGAAGAATCAATAGAAAATCTATTGGAGCCATTTTTACCATGACCACTAGAAATAGCGATCTGAAAATCACCAATATTACCCGCATTAATTACATCTTCAAGAAAAGATTCTCTGATAGTGGAAAATAACCCTGAGTATGTACTACCTGTTGGGCTGGGTATCGCGTGTCTGCCGGGAATACAATTCAAGGCCTGCATTTCTTTAATCTTACTATCTGCAATGGCAGAGCCATGGACACGTAAAACATCGAGGACCATCCTCAGGTTATTTTGCTGATATGGGCTTAAAACATTTCTAATGTATGGATGCATATTGATCCTCCTATAAAAGACACATGGTCTATTTTTTAATTCTTTTAGTCAACTAGGGGATAATGTCCAACTCATCTGAGTCTGACAAAGAATCGTAAAGGTCTGGATCAATGTTGATGCACCCATTAGTGACATGCCTACGCTGTTCTGGATCATCTGAAAACAGACGCTCTAGCCTCTTCTCACTTGGCTTCAAGAGCCACACTCGGTGGATAGCTAGAATTGTTTTAGCATTTTCCGAGAACATTAAAACATCACCACCGTAACCCGGTAGGTCTGTATCTGCTCTAGTAACTTTAAAAGTACCTACGGGTGTCGCATCACCGACCAGTGCCGGAAAGCATTGGCTAGCAACACATAGAAGAGCTTTAGATAGAAACACAGTAATTGTCATGACCTAGACCCTGAAATAAGAAGCCCGCCAATTGGCGGGCTTCTGTTTAGATTAAAATGTATTACTGGCCGATACGCTTGCGGATAACTGTCTTGGGACCATTGTCCACTATGACATGTACCGTTTCACGCTGAAGGGGACCAAGATCGCAGTCATGAAGCTGGATGCTGGTGACAAGCTGGTTCATCGATGCGGAAGCACCACCGCCAAGCTGTCCAGATGCGCCACCATTGCCATTTCCACCCATGGCGAAGTTGCGAGCGCCAGACACGCTAACCACTGTGGAGGTAAGTACAGGCTGAGTACCGATCAGATGATAGCTGCCATCAGGAAGAAGGAACTTCTTATAGAAGACCTGTTCACCATGGCTATCAATTTCAGGTGCCAGAGTATCCGTGGTTCCCTGCTCGATACGCTTAGTCTTAAAGAAGCCGAAGTAGGTACCCTGAATCGGGGTCTTCACTACAACCTGACGTGGACCGCATGCCAAGGTTTCCTTGATGATCTGACCTGCGAAAGTCTGCGACGCTGGGGTCTGCGGAACGATGGCAGGAATGAAGATGGTCTTGTCGCTGTAGCTATTGCTAGAACGATCCGAAGCATCGACACTTACATCCGATCCCGAGCGAGTGTTTGCACTCTGACCATTCGTGCTGCTGGTCGTGCTTGACTGGCCCTGACCAACGGTGTTTGCAGAACTCTGTCCATTGGACTGGTTTCCACCTTTAACCGTATTAGCTGAGGACTGACCATTCGCATTGGTGGAAGACTGGCCGTTGGTGTTCGCATTACCGTTGGTATTAGCGGACGACTGACCCTGACCTTGGCCCTGACCCTGTGCAGCAGTGGAAGTGCCACCAGTTGCGTTACCACCGGCACCGCCAGCACCACCGTTTGCCGATGTGTTACCAACTGAGCCACCAGTACCACCATTAGCGGTATTGGTTGCAGTATTCGAACCGTTGGTCAGTGTATTACCACCGCTGGTTGAACCGCCGAGAATGTTACCACCACTATTCGAACCGCTGGTAGTGGTATTGCCGCCATTGCTGGCAGATGTATTACCTACCGATGACTTGTTGTCGTTGTTGGAGAGGTTACCCGTTGCAGATGTATTGCCAACAGAACCACCTGTAGCACCGCTGGTGGTGTTTCCACCACTGATGGTACCCGTTGTTGTATTGGTGGCGTTCTGCGTCGTCTGCGTCTTGTTATCGAAAGACGGATCGATGGTTGTACCCGAGGCAATCGAGTTGGATGAGTTACCAGCCTGACTTGCATTGCTCTGTGAGCCATCTGCTGTCGATCCGTTACTCACATCACCCATGCTCTGAGTGCTGGTAGTGCAACTGGTGGTTCCCGCAGGACATGGAGGAACGGTCTGTGCCTGTACGGACATCATGCCCGTGGAAAGCAATAGTGCTGCCAAAAACTTATTCATTTAAAATTCCCTGTTTTGTTGTGAGTGGTAACAGGTGCGGATGTTAGGGTTGTTAATACCTTCTGTCAAGCCTTTTCGGCCAGCATATTCATTATCGGAAATAATAAAAGAAAACCCGCCGAAGCGGGTTATTCTTAATATATACGGTAGTTGCCAAATATGGGTCGCAGACTTATTCCTCTCATCCTTGCGGTGTGAGACTACCGCAATTTTTAATGCTTAACTGAATTGTAGTAATCTTTAGAAAAACTGGATTCAATTGATGCTGGAACATAAACTTGTGTGCATGATTCCTTCCAGAAACCTTCACATGCCTTTGATGCGCGATAGTGTTGGACACCATTAAGGACATCACTGGCAATAGTGATAAGAAGAATGATAATAATAAAATTATACAGGCTCTTGCGCATCGGGAAAGTCTTTGACTTCTCTGGTACAACTTCTGGTTCTGGTGTTGACATTTAAAATATTCCTTGTTGAAATTCTTATTGAAATTCTTATTGAAATTCTTATTGAATGAAGGCCGTCACTAGGACGGCCTTTCATCAATCTATTACGTGTCGCGAACCTCTGATTTCATCCACATATCCTACAGTGAGCTTATATATTCCTTGCTCTACAACTACCTGTCCAAAGGGACTCCGGTCGTTCTTCTTGTATAACGTAACGTGACTATCATATAGAAACTCTTCGGTATCAAGATCAAGTGCATTAAGAATGCGGTGGCTCAACTGCATATTAACTCCGATTGTGAAATGGTGTTCTATTTATTACTTCTTCTTTTTTGAACCCTTTCGCCAATCAACTCGGACATGACTGACCGGCTTGCTGGACTTAACAATAATGTTGCCCTTCTCATCGCAGATATAGCAATCCGTGCGATCTGCGTCCTTCACCAGTTCGGTGTGGAACTCAAGTGCCGTAAGCTTACGGCCACCTTCGCGAACGTCATATACTGGACGCTTTGGGTTGAATGAATAAACATTGCCAGCATTATAAAAATCGTACTTCATATTTCAATATTTCCTTAACGGATAACGGTTTGGGTAATGTGACTTTCTTTGTTGAAAGTCGCTGCTAAATCGAACTGATGGCATTGAAAGCCAGCATTTGTTTTCAGTTCGATAAACTTTTGCATTCCTTCGGAATCATTCTCTCCGAAGGTTTGCGTTGTATTTAAAAGGCCGGACTTAGTGTTGCTACGTGTTACTAAGATTAGATACTTATCCATTTAAGTTTCCCTGTAGAATACATGTCTTCCAATATGAGCTACTTCTTGTAAGCCCCTTTTGGTCCACCCGGCATTGACACCGGACAAGTGGAATGATACGGCTTGTGGAATCCAGTTGTCAATCTTTTTATTCAAAATTGATTCTGCAATCCTCAATGACTCAGCGTAATTTTCATTACTTATTTGAGCATTTAATTTCTTATCACCACCAGAACAATACCATGAGAATTGGCAAAACTTCTTGCCATCCTTCATCGTCTGCTGCTTTATAACTTTGCAGATAGATGATGGGTATTTCTTATTAGTAGTTCGGTTTAAAATAACGAAGCCAACTGCTTCTTTACCTCTTACCGATTCACTTCCAGCTTCATAATAGATGCCTTTAGCCAAACAATTTACGTCTTGAGGTAGAAGTATATGCTCTTGACGAAATAATACAACAGGGTCATTGTGTATAATGAATTTGGCATCCAACACTATGATTGGCTTAGTTGATACTTCGGTTTTAATTGGTTGAACGCTACAACTACTTATCAATAAGCAGACTGCAACGATTACTGCGATACACTGTCTCATCGTTATGATCCTATATTTAATTTTGGTTGTGTGACTTTCGTTTTGATGTTGTGAATTTTAAACAAAAAAAGGCCGATCTAAGCGTTAACCTAGATCGGCCTAACTTGTGCTATTTCATTACCCGATAGTAGCTTCTACGTGATAGTGGAATTAGATATCCTTCCATTTCTCAAGCCATTAAACACAATGGCTGGCACTTAATTGTTACAGATTTATATCATGATCCTTATATTTAGGTCAAGAAATTAACCGTGCAATAGTATTTATAATTAAATTATATTTTATTAAAGGCTACCTGACCATCAGCAAAGACTCTGCATTGAGATTCTTCTAAATTATAAATTTTTAGTATAAAACCTATTTTATTAAATTCTTTCAATAATTCAGGATTACAAAACCTGTTGAAGTCCATCATAGAGTACCAACCCCACATCTTATTCTTAATGAATAAGGAGTTAGCCATTCCTGCGAACCCTCTCCCGTGATCAATATGAAAGCCTAACTGCTGGCGTAACTCAACATCCGTATCGTCAGAATTTATGTGCATGAACGGACCCAGCCCCGAGTCTATATGCTCTAATCTATAAATGTTCATTAGAATTCTTTAGGATAATGGAATGTCTTACAGTTCTTATAAGAATCCTGTGGTGTATCGCCACCATACCATTTATCGTTAAACCTTGTGTACCACTTGTCAGTTGGCTTGCCATCCCATTTGGTCTTGCTGATACGTGGCTTCTCATCAGTCGTGAATGGCACTAGACGTGATTCATCAGGCATCATGGGGATGATATGATCATCATTGACGGTCATTGGAATGACCTTAGTATCAGTAATGGCATCAGCCCATTTGTTTAAGAAGTCTTTGATACTCATACTCGCACCTTATAGTAAACGTACACTTTTCAGAGTTCTAAAACTATTCGTTCGTTCGAAAGCTATCTGGTTATCAATAAAAATATAACAGTTGGTTTTTACGTTATATCGCTTAATGACAAATCCTAAATCAATTAGTTTTCTTTTTAATTTATTTGAACAAAATTTATCAAATAGTTTTCGTGATGTCCAACCATATATCCATTGCTGCTTACACATTTTTCTAAAGGTCTTGGCATCAATCATATCTGAGGGGTCTTTGTGGTATGCCAACTGCATACATTCAGATAATTGATCACCATTGTGACGATGTTCAAATGGACCCATACCAGATTTTTTATGTTCAATTCTATAAGCGAACATGATTATAGCCAAATTATTATGGATGAGAAATATTATCAGTTATTACTAGAAATATCAACCCGACCTTAACATTATTTTGAATTCCAGAAATGAAAAAAGGTGGAGCAATGCTCACACCTTTTCAAGTTCAATTAACTTTTCTACTGCTTGAACAAGTCGCTGCTTGTCCTCTTCTGTCCAACGCCATAACTCTTCGTTACCGGGTCTACAGTAACACTTATCACCCATACAAGCATGAAGTTTTGATGTAATTTCTTCCATGATATTCCTGTTTTCTCTATTCACATATTTATTATGGTTTAACCTGTAGCCAACAACGACATAAGCTAAAAACCTGTCTCTGAAATTGCATTCTAACATCATGAGTGATGTCTATAGTTCCTCGGCTCTCTATTCCGCTGCGTAATCGCACTGCTTGAATAGCGCTGTAAACCTATTTGGTATCGCTGACGGGATTCGAACCCGCATTATCTAGAATGAGAATCTAGTGTCCTGACCAGTTAGACGACATCGATATAATTATTTATTTAACAAACGATCAATGAATTTATTTGCTAGTAGCTCATGAATCTCTTCATAAGGATGAAAGACAACGGCTACAACCCAACGCTCATTTAGATTTGTTTTCTTGTTGTAAACTACAGCCTGTATGTAACAGGAATCATGTTTACGATATATGTTATCTACTTCACATGCTTCAAGGAGGTAATTGTCACTCCAACGCTTAATAAATTCGATTTCAAGAATATCTTCAATCTTTTCCACTGAAATATCAATGGGATCACCATCGACAAAACCGGGTATATGCTGTAGTACGCGAATGCTCATACACTTCCTATTGATTTAAATTTATCGGGCTGAGAATAGACCCTGACACGTTGATACTTTAGTTTGGATTATGGCATCTTGCGGATGCTTTCCCACTTTTCCACTACAACCATCCTTCCGAATGCATCATAGTATATCAACATAGCAGCCTTATTTAAGTGGTGGCATTTCCACTGTCACCGTAACCTATTCGGCATGTCCTATTCAGTCTGCCTTGCGAGCAGCAAAGGGTTCGACCCCATCCTTGCAATTCTTTACCAACATTCATCGGCCTTGCGAGCTTCCGAATGACTCTATTGTCTTACGACTAGAGCATTATGCTATTTTCAGTTACGACCGAATCCGTCTTTGCGTTTTTTCAAGGTTGGATTTGAACCAACGTATGATCGTTTAAGAGACGATTGCTTATCCACTAAGCTACTAGTTATCCCACTAAGGTCGAGCGGATTCATAGGTCCATACCCTTTTGGGGTACAAAATTCTATCCGACCTCATCTGCTTCTCACCCGCTAAGGTTACACTCGCAGTTCGTTTCACGACTCTTTCAAGCCATTAACAATGTATAAACGCATTCGTCCGCTAAGACTCACACCCTCATACTACCAATTCATCATCCACTGGTTCAACGTTAGACCGGCTAGAGGTTTCTATTCCTCTCATCACTCACCGATTGGCCTGTGATGGTTTTAACCGCATTGAATTCCAATATATCTCCGAAAGCTTCCGAAGCCAGAGCGTTCCACTCTGTGATATGTTGGCTTTTATAAACGAGTCCATTTTCATGGTGGGACGCTGGTAGGCGCATTCCCGTTTGACACCTCACGGTATCTTATCTCTCCCTCATAACCCTTTCGAATTATGAGGTACTACACATACGTTATTCCTTTAACGTTTCGTTCCTCTAAGTGGGAACTCATCAGTGTGTGACTTGATGTAGAACATATTAAAGTGTTTAACTATTCCTGTCAACACTTAAATTGGATGTTTCATTCGGGAAGGTGATCAAACCTTCCTAGCTTATCTTCCTAACACTCCTTTGGAGGTTCTAGTCTTTGCTCATATAGAAGATTTTTGAGTCTACGGTAGCCTGTATCCGCGATATTGATCCGAATGAAACGTTTGCCTTTCGGCCAACAAATATAGTGTATATGTTAATCTCTTTATGTCAAGAGCATAAACACTAGGATTACAATTTGGTACTCTGTACGGGTATCGATCCCGTTTCTGCTGGGTGAAAACCAACTATCCTAGCCACTAGACGAACAGAGCATATTTAATAATTACATCTTATCCAAACATACCCACGATAATTACCGGGAGTTGTTGGCATCGTATCCTCAAATATAGGCAGAGGATCATTGATATAGACTTTACTGCTACCACGTTCAAACGTGTATGCCGTATCATAATGTACTGTTGAACATGAAGTCAAGAAGATAATTATGAAAGGTGACAAATATTTGATCATAGTTTTAAAATTGGTATACCAGACGGGATTCGAACCCGCAATGCATCACTGCAACTGAGTGAAAGTCAGTCCACTTTGTCCAATTTGTATACTGGTATATAAACTGTTGCTTTATTTATTATTACGGTAAGCAAATGCAATAATTATGCATTTGCGATTACACAATAAGCCATACCATGATCAATACGACACTCACGATATGAATCCATCTGTGAATAAATGCTGATACCAGCAATCAATAAGATGAATAAGGCTATGAGTGTAGCCATGATTTTGTCTGTGACTGTCTTCATAGAGCGTATCTTACCTTATATTATAACTTTGTCAAATGATTTATTTGATCACTCATCATATCAGAACTCAACTTACTATATGAGCTTGGAATTCTGTAGTCATATTTTTCAAAATCCCAAGTGGGATCGAGAACTTCAAACCAATGATTTTGATCTTTAATACTGCATTCAATAAATTTTAGTTTACTGAATGCTAATTTAATTTCTAATTCTGTTGCCATAAAATAATCCTTTCGGATTATTTATAAAGTGTTGATTGCAGTAGGATGAACGTTACGAATTGTGCGCATTCTTTCCTTAAAGGATTCCACGAAATTATCACGAATATTTAATGAATCGTGTGCATTCTGCACCTCTGTCAAAACATCCAATAATTTTGTCAGACGAATGTCCTCTGGTACACCAAGGGTACGCTTCATACCAAAGGTTCTGTCATTGACATCAAAATATTCTGCATTACTACTTAGAACAGAATATACATTACCACCCATTCCGCGACTAAGGTAAGCATGATCTTCAGCCGAAAGTAAATGGCCAACAGCACATTTACTACCATCATTTGTAAGATACACGCAATGACCCGCCGCGTTGAGTGCAGGATGTCCCTGCTCTACAACTTTGGCTTCTACGTAGTCAAGTGTGTCCTTAAGGCTGACTTTACCAGCGATCAATTTCTTAAGAGTAGGTACATTAGACATAGTTATTCCTTAATATTTTGCAATAATATCAGCATTATCTTCACGAATGAATGCCATTTCTGCCTTGAATTTATTTACGAAGTCATCATGATTACTCTGCTCATCATGTGCACACTGAACAGCATGTAGAGTTTTATAAATACCGACAAGTGAAGTGTCTTCATTATTAGTACGATGATAGAAAGGCTGTGTCATATCAATTTCAAAATATTCTTTATTGAGTGAAATAATACCAAGCAAGCTTTTATCCAATCCCTTAAGACCATGTAAGTGATCTTCTTCAGTAAGAAGATGACCAATAGCGCATTTTTCACCTGTTTCAGTGAGATATACACAACTTCCACGGTAATCAAGCGCAGGATGACCTTGTTCGACCACCTTGGCTTCGACATAATCAAGAGTCGCGGCAAGAGTTACTTCACCAGCCAAAAGCTTCTTTAATGTAGGTACATTAGACATGGTTATTCCTTGATATCAAACGAGTTGAGGACGCGAGCAATTTCTGCTGCTATCTGGTTATAGGATGCCGGTTCTTCACCGTAGAAAATACCCTTGATTTCGATATCAAGCATACCATACTTCTCGCGAAGAATCCCATTGATAATTTCTTTGCTCTGAGCATCACCGATTACAAAAATCGGTGAGTTCTTCAGGCCGGTTACATAATTGAGTTCGGTCATATTCGTTATTAGGTTGATTCTGAAGGTACAGTGTACCTTTTATCATTCGATAAAGGAAGTTATTTGTTGGAATACTGTTAAGCACATCCTCAAAGAACTTTTCACCCATTAGTTCAACGACCATAATCTTCCTTCGGAATCATACCTTCCTTACCGGGAATCAACTGAAACTTATCATCAATGGAATTGAAGTACTCGGAACGGTTGCAATTGAGGCAATTACGTTCCTTACGATAAACCGATCCCGGCTGATTGCCGCCCATGGTTCTCTCACCCGGAAGCGTTTCAGCGGTATTACCTTTGTATAGGAATCGACCAGTCATCCCACCATACCAATCATGGAATCCGATTGAACAAAGGAATCCCTGATCATGTGAGAAATGGACCAGAAGAAAGAAGCCAATGATGAGGACTAAAGCAATGATAATGGACATATGGGTCTCAGTATTTGAGTGTGATTTCAGTGTAGGGATTAATATCTGTCAAAGCTTCGAAGATAAAGAATCTACCAAAGCTACATACTGTAATGATTTTGAAGTTGGGTTCATCGGAGTGATTACAGTAGGTAAACTCACTCAGGACGACACATAAAGGCTTCGGACCATTCTTAAGAGGAAAGACATGGTGATCTAACTCGTTGGTGTCTACAGGCAGAATGGGAACCGTAAAGGTCTGTCCTGCCTTTATATTTGCACGGGTGAAACATCCAAAACCATGAATGGATGAATCATCTATGAAGAAATCTTTCATTTCGGCTTACGACCCATGAAGACAACATTTCGCGATCCACGATCACCAATTTCGATCAGACCAGCAATACCAAAACCCCAGCGGAACGGAAGAAGCCTTCCCGGAACCTTGGGATTACAATGATGGTTGGTAAAAGTATAAAATATACCATGCAATTTCAAACATACACGCCAATTCTTCCACCTGTGCTTAGGAGCAATATGGATAGGATTATGATAGGTACCATCCGGCTTCAGCGTGGTAATGCCGATACGAACCAGAGGACTAAGCAGTTTTTCTTTGGTGATCATGGTTATCTCCTGTTGACTATAGTTTAGTGAATTTAATTCTTATCGTCAATAAGAAAAAAGCTCGCCAAAGCGAGCTTTTTATCTAATAAAAGAAGGATTAATTTTTAATAGCAACCATATCCTAGTAAAGTATCTTTGCTATCCGATAGAACAGTTTCTATTCCATCCTGCCCACTGTGATGTAGGGTGTGCTTTTTGGGAGGTCGTACAGTTTCGGAACGCACTCCATTCCTCACCATTTTGCTATCTCTCGACAGTCTTTGAGTTGATTGGGTAGAAAAAAGGATTAACCTACCGGCTCAACAATTATAGAATATAACTTTTAAAACTTTATGTCAATACTTAGTAAGTAGGACCAGTGTGATGATTGAAAGTCAGCATTGCATCATGGCTCACCGGCCACAGCGGACAAGCACCTTCATGGCCGAAACCTGCACTACAAAACCAACCCTTGGGATGGTCATGCTTGCATGGACCATTCTTCTCTTCAGCACGATAGCTCTGAAGATCAGTAAACATCTGTTCCATAATCTTCCATGGCTCGTAGATGTCCTTCAGAAGTGGAAAGCCTTCAGCAGTCTTCTTTGCCCATTCAATGAACTGGGCAAGCTGTTCGTCAGTGTAATTGAATTTAACTTCAGTCGTCATAACTTTGCTCGGTGTTGGTGAGATTGAATTCTACCGGATTTAAAAGTTAAATCCAAGTACTCATGACATAGAGTGGAAATGTTCCAATAAGAAGCAAGACAATACTGATCACAAAGTCAATTACCTCAAAGCCATATCCTTTCTTCCAACGTAAGATGGTTATAAACCCACCATAGAAGCCAAATCCAAACAATAGACCAAGCAAGATAGGTATAAAAATGTAACTCATAATATTTCCTAATAAGGGAACTGTGATGGGATTCGAACCCACGATACCTTCCCTTCCGGGTGAGTCGCTTAACCATCAGCGTTCACAGTTCAGATTTTTTTAATCTTTACGTGTCAATAAAGCACGTTTGTACCAAGCTGATTTTGCAAATTCCCAAAAGCCATCATAGGGTTTACCCTGTTCACCCATAAACCATTTGGTGAATTCCTTCTCTTCGTCAATAGAAGATGAAACGTGATTATGGTCGGGTAAGCCGAATAGATTATCTGAAATCCAAGTATCAGCCTTACCCTTGGTATCAACACGCCATACACCCATTGTGGATACATCAGCAGGACGCCAGATGGTTCCACATTTTAAACAAGTATGACTACGATGCGGTGGATTGGTCCACTCAGCCTCATATGCCTCCATAGCCTTTCTAAGAGACTCTAGGTCTTCAACTGACTCAGTGCCCATAGGAGCATCGAACTTATCAGACCAATGGTTTGGTCTATCTAGATGCTGAAACCCGCATACGGGACAGTGTAGAACCATTTTGATGGGCGTTTGATCCGTCATATCAATCTCTTTTATTTTCATATCAATCTCTTTTATTTGTATATTAATAATTAACTCTATGATACTAGTTTATGAGCATAATCAATAATGTTATTTAAGTATTGGTCTTCTATAGGACGTACTATATCACCAAACGCAGCGATTAAATTGTCTTTGAATTTGGGATTATAGTCCATACCACCACGCATGTAATTATACAAGTATTCAAAGTCACCAGCTACTACACCCTTACTAAGACAAATATCACAGATATTCGATACGTGTGGAAACTTAGCTGGATCATTTACAACAAACACTGCGCCATCAAAGTCTGATCCATATCCAGTTGAGACTACGTGCATATCAATCTTATCGTAATAGCTTAGATCGGCTGCACAGCCATTACCTTGGAAGTATGAACCTTCTCTTTCAGCGTCATGCCACCACACAGGAAAGCGTGCAACACAAATATCGCAGGTTCCTACCTTAAGAAGTCGCAGATTCCTTAACGTATTTCTACGAGCCCTCCATGAGTTCTTTAATAGCCAATTCCGGGTCAGCTTTAATGATCTTGGCCCTTCAGGCTCATACGGTATTTCAAACCAATCAGATAATGAACTAATAGTGGTCATGGGTTAATCCTTTATAAAACTTCATTGCATCAGAAAATTCTGTATCAGACAATGGATTATCCATGGTGTAAACTTTGTTCTGATAAGCTTCCAGATTGACTAGCTGAATCTCAAATGTATTAGTATCTAAATACCAGTCAATTAGTTCTTTGATCTGTTCATCCGTAACATGATCACCGATGTCATCCACCCTCCACTCACCATGAGCATATGATTTATGTTGTCGATACAGAATAGCTCTCATCCCTAATCCTTATGTAAGTATTACCATTTAAAATCTTCGCCATAAATGCTCTTCATATGGGTCGTAATAATTGAGCTAACTGTTGATTGTGTCCTTGGTCTAACTTTACCACTTTTAACCGCGTCAGGTTTTACACCCTCAGAATCTTCATGGTTTAAAACACAGTTGGGATTACCACAAGGGCATGCGACGTATTCATATTCTTCACGGGAAAACAGTCTATTTCCAGAAGGTGCATAGCCTTCGCTGTCAGCATAACCAGCTTCATCACCATAATCATTCTTTTCAGATGGCTTTGAATAGAAACTCTCAACCACTCCTAAGCTGACTTCTGATAGCATGCTATCAATAGTATACGTATTATCATTATGAATATCATAATCAATCAACTGAGTTTCATTCCCAGCCTTTACAGATTCTTCAAGAAGATAACGAACCTGTGTCTGGTCAGCATCTTCACTGATAACTCTGATTAACCATCCACTATTTGGATTGCTACGGTTAATATTTTTATTTAAATTCTTTCGGTATAAAATTGCTTTCATTTATTATTCTCTTATATGATGTTAAATCTATTGGCTTGATGGATAGCGTGGAGTCATATCAATAACCCTACGGCGCAGTCCAATGGGAATGTCAGCACCGTTAATATCATTCCAAGTCTCGCAACATGGGCACTGAAACGTAATATAATCTTCACTGCTTTGATCTATAAACGTGTTGTGCGTGTGGAATAGATCAGCACTAGAAACCTCTAGGAGAGCGCCACAGCCATGATTGCCATTACCCCTACCATCGCAGGCGTATTGCTTCGACCATGAACCACCCTCAGTACCTTTTTTAATGATCTTCATGATTTAGTTTCTTTTAGTAATTTCTGTGATCGGTAGAGACATGATCTTATCCCATAGCATGGATGGTATTACAAGTTTACTTATTTCATTAAGCTCTTGACATGATAGACATCTAAACACAGCCATATTAGCATTATAAAATGTTATACCACCAAATTCACCAACGTAGTAATGCCTACTATCCATTTTTACATGAAACATGTCTGGCACCGATACTTCAAGCAGCGCTCCACATCCATCTTTATTTAAACCACGACATTTGGCTCGCATATTCCAAATATCATTGTTTCTTCCTTCTTTAATGATTTTCATAGATTCTCACTTGACGTAAACACAATATGCGTCACGAGTGCTGCTACGTGTCTTAAGCCAATCGATCTGCGCAGTACAAGCTTCCTTGGTTGTGAAACCGGGAATCATCTGACTCGCCACCGCTGAATCATAACCGTTGTAATTGTTCAAAAGAATGATCAATACCCAATGCATAAGAAATCCTCTGAGAAGATTGGATTATAACTCTTGAGTGGTTATAAAGCTACCATCGACTGCACGCTTCTTACCTTGGACATTGCGTCCTGCATAGGTTGAGGTCTGTGAATGACAGTTAGGACAAAGGAAGCAAAGGTTATCCAATCGGTTATCATTACCAACACCATTGATATGCTCAAGATGTAACACAATTGGCTGACCATTCCATGTATCTGTGATAGTACATTGTGGACCGGAACATTTGTAAGGAATGAGGTTGAGTGACAGGATTCTGCTTTTTACTGTAGGACGAAGTGCTGTAGAGTTTTCACAAAATATATCGTCGTATGACCTCGTACCACTGTTATTTTGTGCAGCAGCTTTTCTTGCATCAAAATGTGATACATCAGTCTTGTAATGTTTAATCAACTTTCTAACTGTTTGAATATTATTACCAGAGAACCTAATATCCATATGCTTCATAAGATCAGTCCAACATATAGACTCATTTGCAAGCTGTTGGATAGTTTCTTTTGAATATCTCTTATGTAACGGGTTTCCCATACAATGATGGGAAATATTAATTTCATGACTTGCAATGAAATTTATTAAGTATTTAAGTGCTTGAGCATTCTTTATGTTGATACCAAGCCTGCGTAGTATCTCTTGTTTTGATGTGCATTCTGATATAAGCAAAGTGAGTTCACTTACTGGCTTCATTCTAATTTTATCTATTTCTGTCATACAATATCTCAGTTAATGAGATATTTATCAAACGTAGAGCAGTGTGTCACGACGCAGTGTATGGTCATAAACATTAGATATTAAAAAACCCGCCGAAGCGGGTTTTTATAACTGGTCCGAGTTGCAGGATTCGAACCTGCGACCTTCGCGTCCCAAACGCGACGCACTGCCAGACTGTGCAAAACTCGGATTTTAAATTGGTCTCCACGGTTCGACTCGAACGAACAACCTCAAGCTTCCAAAGCTCGCCATCTACCTATTGATATTACGCGGAGAGATTATGTTACGTATTATACATCTATTTATAACTGTTGTCAAGCATTTAATATTCTCTACCATTTTCCACTCTATTGGGTGGTGAGCAATATTGTAATTATTTAGGACGCCATACAAGAGTGATGCACTTATTACCTTGTTCTTTAAGAACTTGCATTTGGTTCATCGCATCTTGCAATGATTCACCACTCCAAACTTGAGCATTTCCCCAGCCATCGTATCCATCATTACGTTCGATGCCAGTATATTTCCAAACAAGAATTGTGTATTCTGTGCCCATGTTATCTCTTAAATGGTGGCCAGAGGTGGATTCGACCCACCATCTACCGGTTAAAATACCGGTGATTTTGAACCGCTTAAACTATCCGGCCATTAACTTGTGAAACTATTTATGTATATTAAACTAGTTGTGAAATTAAAGCAAGGGATTCTTTCGATCAATTACTTGAAGTTCAATTTCATCAAACTTTGAGCCCCATCCACTAAAGATGGCATCTGGTTCTTCACCAGTTAGCTCAATATAAGCCTTACGAATGGCTTGACGCATTGATAAATCTGCACCGGGAGGAACTTCAACACCATCTACGGAGCCGATCTTGCATTCCCATACGAAACGTGTACTATCTAATACTGTATCAGTCATACATTATCCAGTTTAATATTCTTTGAAGCTTCAAATAATTCATCTTCGGTATTATAAAAATTACCTGTTTTAATTAGAAGTGCTTGTAGCTCACGTTCATTGTACGTTTCGGCAACGAATCCACCATAATAGAAGATGGTTCCGATGAGGTGTGCAATTTTCTTATGATCAGGCTGGGTGATCATGGAAGCTAGTGAGCGAATGTATGTTGAGGTATGAGGGCCAAGTGTTGTCCCAAGATCGATACCATCTTTCTTGAGTGCATCGGCCAATTCTGTTGCGATAATTGTAGCTGATAATCCTTCGGCGCTCATGCTTAATCTTCCTTTAAAAATTCTGGTGCAGTTTTCATAGATCATTTAACCTTTTGACTTCAGTAATTGCGTTGTTCCAGCCTTCACGATAACCTCTACGTTCTGCCATCCATTCAAGACTGATTGGTGCACAAACTTCAAGACCGATAGGCTTTGGTAGTTCGATGATTTCGTAATTAGCAGCCATGTAATCGAGTGTATCTCTTACCAAGGTGATAAGAGCATCACGATCAGCTTTCGATCCTTGAATTTTTGCTAGAGTGAGGCTTTCACTCATACTCATTAGTTGAAGTTTACTCATAATTATCCATTAATAGCAAGATTGTTTCCTACCTATGAAGCATACCAAGTGTATACCCTTCATACGTTCATTATAACATTGAAGTTATGAGTAGCGGAAACACTCTCTACAGTAGACCTTCTCAGGTCGTCGCTGAGGCTCGTTACCGTTCCGACTCCCTCAACCTATCTAACGCATTCTACTTTATGCGCTTCGGTTTACTTTAATATGTGATACCAAGCTTTTCTATTTGATCTTTACCATGAACTGTAAATTCTTTTCCATTATGCATGGTAATAATATACTCATGATAAACAGCAGTTGATCTTAATTCAATACTAGAAATGCTATTAGGATTAATCCAAATCTGCATATCTTTACCGCCATAATTTGCTAGAAATCTTGATGTCAATCTAATAAGCTCAGTCATGTTACGAAATCGTCTTAATGAAATTGGTGCAGTCTTCGACCGTATCAAAGCCGAGAGTTACATATGCTTGATTCTTGTGTGTACGATCGATGGAGAATGGAATATGCTTGGCCTGATGTTCTCGCCAGAATCGCTTGAGGACTGCGGTTTCAGTTGGGCAACCATCATCTTCAACGCATACCTTATCAGATGCTTCGAATTCTTCAATTTGATTATGTAGAGCCTGACAAGCTTCGAATCCTGTTGCGAATGTATTGCCATGGTTATTGTCAATGGCATTGGCAATCAGAATCATTTTATGTGCATGATCCTCATAGCCATTACCTGAAAAGTATTGGGCATGGTCACGCAGATATTTTTCAGCTTCATCAAGTTTCATATTAGCTCCACAATGGTTTCAAGGATTTTAACTATTATTTGAAACGCTCAGGCATCACTAGCACAGTCATAACGAATACCTAGTGATGCAAGCGTGCACTCATCAGGAACAGTGAGTTCATCGTAATGAAAACCATCACCATCACAACCGAGCGAATCATAATCAAACTCACCGTTATGATATGCCGCTTCCTTCTTCTTAATCCACTCTGCATTGAAAGTGTATTGTGCGCTGGATGAGCCATCACCATTGTTGCTGATTAGAACGAAAAGCTTCTTTGCCATTGTATTATCCAGTTGTTGATTAAATGTAAATCATGTTGGTAATGACTTCCAACTCTACGGGGATTGATCCCGTTACCCGTCCATTTTCATGAAGCGCGGAGATAGAGGCACGACAGTCCGTGCATTAATGATTTACTTTATAAACTTCACGATCATTTAAAGCTTCTTCACGATCAGCTTTGGTATGTTGCTTTCCCCAAGCATTTAAGCCACCGAAGTGAGCATTATAATCTTGAGAACTCTTCTTTAATTTACGTAAGGAAGTCATTCTAACTAAACGCTTGGTATCTCTATCGACATAGCCTTTATAATCATTAGCTATATCAAGATCATTTTCATGATAAATTCTTACATTCTTTCCAGAATCTACAACCTGAACATGATGGTCATCAATGATTCGCCAAACTCGTCCAAACATACCTCCATCACGAACACCATCTTTGTTCAATGGGAAGGTGATATCATTACGTTTAAATTTCATTTGAATGCCTTAGGATATTTTAGCTTGGTGTTCTCGCCAGAATCGTTTAAGGACTGCGGTTTCAGTTGGACAACCATCGTCTTCAACACATACCTTGTCAGCAACTTCAGGTGTTAACTCATTTAATGCCTGATATGTACGGGCTACTAGCCAACCTTGAAATCCAGCTTCGATTGCAAGATTAATATATGCACCATCAGCATTAACATTAAAATAATGTGCTTTATGTGCTGTATCAGCTTGATCTTGCATTGCTGCTTCAAACAGCTTACGTTCGTTGGACATATAAATCCTGATATTGATGCTAGGAAGAAGGGATTCGAACCCTTGGTTTGATGTTATCGCACATCCGCTCTTTAAGGCGGAACACTTTAATCCTCTCGGTCACTTCCCGCATATTAACTGGTGCCCTGACGTGGTTATCCTCCACGGTTGCTTCCCTAAGCGGGAAGTGTTCTTATATCTAAACTATCAGGACTGAATTTGGTGGCTTGCCATGGTTATTCTCCACGGTCGTTCCTCTGAGTGAGGGTGCTTTAATTCATTAAGCTAGCAAGCCATAATATAGTACAATTTTTAAATCGTTAAATCAAGCGTCTGATTCGTTGTCGGTTGTTTCGGTTGTGTTATCGGTCTCATAGAAACCAAGATCATCTAAGTAAACCAATGTTTCAGTCACTCCACGCTCTGTGGCTGGTGTAACGTCTGTTGTGTTTTCTTCTTCGGATTCAGGAATTGAGAAGATAATTTTAATACATTCTTGTAGTAGATCGACATCAGTTGCACCGCATACTACTGCACCAGCTAATTGGGTAGCAATCTCATCGCGAACTTTCTTCTTAAACTTCAAACCGTTTACTTTTTCAATATTGTTAATAGATGCTTCAATTACAGTAGGAATAGCGTTCATTTGTAACCTTGATTATGAATTAATGATACCAATCAACACCATTATTGTCAACAATATCTTCAGCTTTCTGCTTACTAATACGTTTGACACTTACATCTACAATGCTTTTAATCTCTTCGGCACGATGCTTTGCATACTGCAATGCTTCTTTAGCATTCTTGGATGACAGCACGATATCGGTCTGCAAGAAGCCATCATCAAACTTAAAAGTGACCTGAAAAGCCAGCATTAGTTTATCTCCGAAATGGTTTATGTGTCATCGCCATCACGCTTAAGGCGAACACCCTGACCAAGAAGAATATACTCCATGATAGCGAGCCTTACAACACTTTTCATGGAATGATAGAAAAGACTTCCACATCCCTTGGTCATATAATTCAGTGCTTCATCACTTGCATACTGTTCCTGTTCAGGCGTAGCAATAGGAAGACTTTTGTAAGCGGTGTAATTAGGGTTCATTACTATTCCTTAGGTAGGTTTTTGCTGCTATCTAATAGGTCTTGGACACTAAGTAACACTGTTGCATCATTTACAAGGCTACTGTCCATGTTGGCACATAGTATCATTTCAGCTAGTTCTAATGCAATAGAATGACGAAGATTTTCATCCAGCTTCATCTTAACTCTGGACTCAATTTGATCAAGCGAGAAGATGAAGACTTCTGGATATGCTCTATCCATTACCAGTATCTCGTAATTGTATCAATAGCATCAAATATACTGATTTCATGGATTAAACCAACCTGTTGGAATGATGAATAGCTTCATAAGCTCATCATGTTTTCTGGCCTTTTCAGCCTTCTCTTCATCAAGACGAGCTTTCAGATCAGTATATGTGATACTGAAAGGTAAATCAAGTTCACTTTTGAAATCCATTAAGAAATTATAGGGGCCATGATATCGATAATTACCAAAATACCTACCACCATACAGGATTGATTCATTATCTATAAGATGCATGATTAGACCTTGATAGAGAATTTCTTTATTTTACCGCACTTGGAACATTCCTTGATCCACCAATGTGAATCATAGAAATCCCATCCCATCTTACGGTCTTTCCCCTGCTTGAGTGTTTCACTATAACTGTGATCGCAGAGGCCTAGAATGTACTTCAAAAATAGCAACATAAATTACCTAAATTGATTTATATGTCAAAATTTTATGTTATTAACGTGTTTCTTGACTTATAAGTCATCTGCCATAGCCATGGCTTGTTCAATACTCAATAACACATCACTATTGATTAATTCTTTTATATATGCGATTGCATCCTCATGCCCAAACACTTCACCGTATGGTGTATGAGTAGAAACAATCTTGCATGGGTCTTGATCCATCTTATCGTTGTTAACTAAATTTGTCCAGTCCATTATCTTTCCTGAATTAAAGAAAGGAGCCTAAAGGCTCCTTTCCATTACTTCTTTTTGCCCTTGGATTCGGACTTGTCCTTCTTCGGCTTTTCAGCCTTGGACTTGTTGAACTCAGGACCATTCAGCATGTCGCGCCAAACCTTCTTTTCGGCTGGCGAAGTTGCAGTGCGCAGATAGTGACGAACCTGCTTGATGGAAAGCTGTGCATCAAGTGGACCACGATAGTTCATATCAGAAAAAGCCATTTTGTATCCTTAGTTGTTTAGTGTTGTTGAAGATGATTAGTATATCGAATTTAAAGTAGATGTCAAACGTACTTATAAAACCCATCACTGGTACAGAAGTTAACGCCAGCACGGATCAATTCAAGAACATCATTAGTTGAAAGGGTTGCAAACTTGAATTTGTCAACTTCGAAATAGATTTGATCATGTTCGGCAGCAGCAATGACATCTGCATTAGGACTCACTTTAACCTTGTCCAGAATAATTAATGCATTAATAAATGCATGCGGATAATAGGTAAAGATATAATCTTCATCTTTACCATGAAGACTTTCGTTATTTTCAAAGAATTCTCCAATATAGACATCAATGGATTCTTCCTTGTCCCACTTATCACCTTCAAGCGTTTCAATATCAAGTAACATGTTAGTTCCGTTATTCGGTTTCTGTTAGTTCGGGATCGTCGCCAATTCCGAACTCCTTATAATGCTTGATCATCCATGTCTTGTAGTCGTTCTCCTTCCCAAGGTAAAGGTTCATCGCAAGGCTGAAATACAGACGGTCTAGCTCTTTCTGTCCAGCAATCGCATAATCCTTTCTCTCTAGATCACTATTTGAATTATAGAACCCAACAACATACTTGTCAATATTGCGATAAATTGCCTTGACCTTGAGTTCCATTTCGTCAATGAGTTTGAGCATATATTCATCATACGAGAAGTTAGCACGGGCATCATCGTGGCCTTCGTTCACTACCACAATGAAGCGCTTCTTAGGTGAGTTAATATCATCCTTAAGATTGTGTAGTGAACAATACCAGTCAGTCTTGTGCTTCGTTAGAACACCCTCAACACCAATGATGTAGCCCTCTACTCCCGTCTTTGCTGGAATTGAATCAACAAATGCTGGAACATCATCAACCTTATAGCTCTTTACCAAATAATCAAGAACAAGTGGATCAAATGAGACCATTGTCATTACGACTTCATTATATGCCAGTACTTTACCATCATCACGATCACGAACATGGAGAACAGTCAGCTTATCTTCCTGATAAGGAAGAACAATACGGTGTACCGGCGAAGTCCATTCCAAAGAAACAGAGAATTTAGCCTGTTCCATGTATTCTAAATATTTTAGCAATCTATCATTTTCGCCATTGAACAAAAATTCCATGGCAGCATTTGCCTGCTCTGAAGCTAGCGATGTTTTGCTCTTCAGATATGTGTTTCCATGGATCATGTAAGTGGTCATAATGCTACCATCCATCTTATCCATGACAATATCTGCCTTGGAGAAGTCGATGTCCATAACCAAAGGATTTTCCTTAAAATTAAAGAATTTTCGGGGTGGCAGGGAAGCCAGACGCTTCATACGTCCATCTTCCATTTCAAACATGATACCACGAGCCTCAAGAGCCGAAGGCTTCAGGAAGTCGCTATAGGAAGCTAGACGATAGTTGAACACACGGAAGGTAACACCTTCCATCTGATGTTCTACGATATAAAATGGTGAGTCAGGAGCATGAATAAGCTCCATCAACTCATCATATAGAGTTGATTCATAATGCATGATTTGATTCCTTTCAGGAATTTTAATTAAAGGGTTGGGGTAGTGATCGGCGGTGGCGGTACGAGATTAATCCATGACTTACCGAAATCTTCAAGTGGATTAACGCCAAAGCTCAGATGGCGATTGGAAGTTCCAACATTTGAGAATGTTGCCTTATGGCTTTCAGCGCTTACACAGAAAGCATTCAAGCGCATAAGATGCGCGAGCTTCTTGGTAAGTTTCTCAAATTTGGGCTTGGGAACAAACTTGGTGTTGCTCAGGTAAGTAGTAATTTCCTGATGCTTCTTGACCACATAGCGGTTCAGATCGATAACGTTAGACATATGAGATATAGCCTTGATAGAAAGTAATAAAAGGGACCACCAAACCCAAATACAGTTAATGACATCATCACTGCAAATAGGAACCAAAGAACAGAATCAATTTTCTTCATGGGGGTATCCCGGCTATGCTAATATTTAGCAAGAATACTCAGTAAAGATCGTCATCCTTAGGATATTTTTCCTCATGTTCGACGCCAACATTTACAATAAATGTCGGAATAGCTACAAATAGGATGAAAGCTCCTAGGTACCACAGAAAGAATGTAAGCATAATGTATTATCATCCGTAATGCAATCGTTGTCTTTGTAGATGCAGCACAAACCTATTACAATAAATTCCATAGAATTACATTATAATAATCAGACCAATCCTTAGCTTGATCTGGAATTTGAGGGAATTTATTTGAACGTTTTATTTCATCGCCCTTTTCCAAAGCTTTATAAGCCTTCTTAATTAACTTATACATCTTCTTGCATTTTTCTTGATCATAATAATCATTGAGGTTCATCAGGCCGCTACTGGCGATGGATTTAGCACTAGTTAATCCGGTACTGTATGATGCGGTAACAACAATAAATTCATCGAATTCTTTCATAACTTTAACTGAAAGATTTTCATTAATATCTACTATATAATAATTTAAATGACTAGAATAGGAAATCCAACGCCATGAACCACTCATGACTTTGTAGTAGAGCATATCTATTCCAGAATTTTCAGTGATCATATCCAAATTTTTCCATCTTTGAGTTTTACATTTTTAGATTCATGAACAGGACTTCCCGTGTTCACATCGATGAATGTGTCACCGTGATAAGGATTATAGCGAACTTGAGTGTTAAATACATCCTTGTAGATGTTTCTAAATGCATCAGTATCGATGGGTTTGATATATCTGTCACATACCACATAGGCATGAACATTTTTATGTTTGGTTCTCAACACCTTCTGGCGGCCAACTTCATACACTTTAAATGAAACATTATGAGCATATAGTTCGTCCAGATGTGCAATCACCTTCCCGCGATATTTCACAGAGAAGGTGTTTTTATGCAGGTTTCTATAAATGTAGAATTTAGCGGACATCAATTCAATTTCTTTACCTGACCGCAATGGGTGCAGTAAATACGTGCCAGACGGATGTTATATGGATAAATGTATTCAAGTGTTGATTTTCACTCGTTTAGTGAAATCCTGATCAACATGCTTTACAAATTCATGTTTGCAGAACCAGCTTCTAATAAGATTGATCATAAAATTCTCAAATTGGTGGAGCATTAACGATTCGAACGTCATCAGCCCTACCACCTCTGATACGTCATGGACAGTAGTACTCCTGACACCATCATCTTTATCAGTCAGTTTCAAGGGCGGCGGTTTAATGTCGCTGGGTTTTCCAATTCCCTATTACTCCAAAACTTTGCTTTCGGAAGGATTCGAACCTTCTTGTCCATTCCTCAGGATAAGCTCAGCCTTAACAATTATGTTCCACGGAATCGAACCGTGAGCCTTATCTTTTCGGGTCGGTCCCCTAGAGTTTCGAAAGCATAAATTGGCAGATGTGGATGGATTCGAACCACCGACAGCTATGTCATATTGTCCATTCCTATACGGGAGGACTCAACATTATGCACCTCTCCACGAGGCCACTCTTCCACTGAGTTACACATCTAAAACTTATTGTGGCATATCCTTTACCACGTTATCCCAAGAATCTCCGTCCGGGTAAACGATATTATCATCTATATCGTCATCATTAATCAAGCCCAACTTTTGTTTTAATTCAGTAGGATCGATTTCAGGATTATGGTCAATGATAAATTCTTTAATCATTTCTTCATGGTTGTCTCCACCTAACTGTAACAGAAAGGCGAGGAAACTTACATCTACATAAACTATTTGCATCATTATTTCTCTGGATAAATTAATTCACCAATCCAATCATCACCGGGACTTGAAAATGATCCACCCATACCTTTAGGTCCATTCCACTTCCAGAAGCCGCTTTCCATCTTATACCAGTAACCATCCTTAGTTGGTGCTTTAGTCCCTACTGGTGCAGCTTGAAGAAGGCTCCATGTCACCATGTTATTCATCCAGCTTTGCACCCACATATACATTACGGTCTGCAATTTTAAATCCACGGACATCGCTGTTTTCAAGGCCAATGTCAATGTTTATCATAAATCTAAGACCAGCGGGGAGAAATCTTTCGCCCATAGCGTAAGCTAGGTCGTTGTGATTAACAACAAAATGCTTTCTTGGGTCCAACGCCGAAATAACGATATATGCCTTTCCACTATCAACATAATCTAGTCGTGCAACAGTCCTGTAGATATGCGATTGTGTAGCGTGATTCATAGCTGCAACGTAACCGGTTGCATAGGCTAGCTGGGACTCAAGATCATCTGGATAGAGGGCCTTACCATAGGTAATAGAACGCTTGATGATATCTTCCGCTTCAAAAGTCTTATCCGACATTTATTTTATCCTTATTCAGAACCATGTACGTATGTGCAGAATTCCAATATCTTGAAATACTATTTGTTCGTTTAAGAATCAAATAGCCTTCCTTAACCATCTTACACAGATGCTTATACCTAGGCTCATTTGTATTTGTTTTAGGAAATCCTTCACTATTAACACGCATGTTTCCATACGTGCCTTCAAGGATTTGTTTAATCAAATTATCACGATAGTCTGCGTATGAGACTCTAGGCTCTATAGGGTCATCAAATCTATACTGATACACAGCAATCTTGCCGCTTTCCCTTCGCTTAGGCATACGAAGATTGATCTTTTGAATTTGGGTCAGGTATCTACTTCTTGACATGTTATTCCTTAATAATTACTCATTCTAGTAACAATATTATACTGGAATGCCCACTTGTCAACCATATTACTCTCATGGTTAGTAGCTGCACGATTAGCACGACCGCGAACCTGTGTGATTCGACGCGATACGTTATTCATTTGAATTGTCAGGTGACGCTTCTCAACACCAGTTGCATTATATGACTTAACGGACCAGATGGAAGTGGTTCCGCTCTTGCACATATCACGATAAGAATAAACACAATGACGCATAGATGTACCTTCAGCCGCAAGTACTTTGGCAGTCTTGATCTGTGTGAATGTCCACCTACGAACGTTCTTCTGATCATCCTTGAATTCGAATTCATAGTCAGGCAAATCAATACCTTCCCAAGAATGATCACCCATCACCTTGACACGAGCAAGCTCATAGTGCCAATCCTTCATTTTGTTATGAAGAGTCTTGATGGTGTAGTTCTTACCCAATGGTGTGAAGTTCAAGATACGGTTAAATTCAGCCCAAAGATAATCGAGAAGATCATTAGTCTTTTCGATGCTATCAGGTGCATGCATGGAGAAGAATTGAATAACTTCACGCCAGAACTTACCAGAAAGCTCTACGTTGAGCTTCTTCTGATTGAGCTTAGACTTAGCCAGTCTTAGTGCAACACCGATGCTAGCGCCATAGGAGAGTGCCACAGAGTAGATAACAGCTTCTTCGGGTGTTATGTCATGTGGACAAGTACTGAAAACATGGATTTCCTTCTTTGTCAGGAAATCCTTGCAGTATTCCCTGTACAGCGAACCACCGCTGGCGAGACAAATCCACCAAGCCCTGAAGTTGTAGAGCGTCTGCTCTTTACGCAAAGCAACTTCATTGACAGCGTTACGGCGGCGACGATGGTTTTCATTGTAAGTATGTACTTTTGTAGCAGGAGGATGCTGGTACCATGCAAAATCAAGGAAGCTAGGAACACGGAACTTCCCGAAGGTGTACTTCAGGAATTCCATCTTCAGCTTTTGGACATCCGAAGACTTCGACTTGGTAGTGAAGAGGTTCGGATTATTGACAATCTTGTCTTCGAAACCGGCAGGCACGATTTTCCCATAATCAGGAACATACTTGGTCTTGACTGATCTGATAGCAGTATCAGTCAAGCGCTGGCGGAACTTGGCTTCGTCTTCTGCGGAATATTCAATTTTCTTTAGTTGCTTAGCCATATCATTCCTATAAAATTTACTGTGCAGCCGCCATTGCCGCTGCTAGAACACGACGCCATGATGTGAAGTTGATACCATAAAAACTAGCATCAATTGCTCCACGTTCTGCGGCCTCTTCCTCGCCTCGCTGCCAACGCTGTAGAGCGTAGGTTATGACCATGATGGTGCATTCATCCTCATAACCACAAACCTTCAATTCCTCAAGGCCTGCTGCGATATCGACATTATCCAGATTCACACCCGGAGTACCATGATGACTATCAGTAAACTGTGCGCGCATGATGATTAACCCGGAAAGACGTAGTGACCAGCGGAATAGCAAATATTTGAGTCGAAATCAGGACGATCTTCATCATGTTCCATGGTCTGTTCATACTCGTCTCCCTGAATGAAATAAAGGTCAGGAAGATCACCACCAAAATCTGTAGTTGCACTGTAGTTACCTTCATAAAGTTGATCATTGAACAAAGCAGTAATCTCTTCGCGTTTGCTGCTATAGTCAACGCCAATAGCATCCTTGATATCAGTGATAACTTGGTCAGCTTCGTAGTGGCAGTCAGATACAGACATGATAATTTCCAGTTAATTTGGTTTAGATGATTTAGACGATTTAATACGATAGAAAATGTCGATGGGGACAATGATAAACCAAACAAATGAATTAAACATCATAGTAGCTGTCATTATCTTTAAACACAGCTTATCAATATCTTCGATTGACATGTTTTGGGTCAACATATTACTTTTAAAAGTAATATAACTATTGTTATTAATTCGAAGAGCCATGATTTCTTCTTTACAGATGAGGAAGAGCATAAAATAAACAAATGCTCCGCCAAAATAAATCATTAATAGAGTACTCATATTATTACCTTTGATGGGAAGCTATTATAGTAATTTAATTACTTAACATCAAGCCCAATTTATGAAAAGATCAAGCTGTTTGACACCTTCAACATTACACAGAACAATAGTAGGTGGCTGATTCGGATCACGAAAATGATATTGAATCCACATATCAGTTACGAGGGTATATTTGTTCCTTTTTTCTTCAGAAAAAGTAACTTCAATATCACCAGATAGTTCCTGACATTGTTTGAGTTCTTCAATCAGTTTTGAGATTTTCATAATCTACCTGTTAGATTTTAGGCTTCTTAACTGGAACTAGTGGAATGTCAAGTGCCTTTTCAGCAGCACGCTTGATGTCTCTTGCGAGATATCCTAACTTATAAAGAGCCGAACCGATATTGATAAACGGAAGGACTGCAATGATTGCACGACCTACCAGAGTACCAATCTTGATCTTAGGTGTGTAACCCTTAGACAGACCATTGAGGTAATCAGTACGAGCTTCAATATCCAGCTTATATTCTGTGATAGACGTTGCAAGGAACGCTAGTGCAGAGATAAAAAGTGGAACAAAGTAAAAATATAGAACGTTGTTCTGTGCAAAAGAAAATAGGGTTTCTAGATATATATTCATTTTATTCCTTAATTATTTGGTTAAGTCTTGCTGGCATCCAGAATGGTACTTCAGGAATTACAGTTGTAAAACCACCACCAACACGAACTACACAATCTCCATCGGCATGGTACTTACCAATGTGAAGCTGTCTGAATGGTTCAAACAAATATACAATCATTTGCTGATCTTCAGGACGAGTTTCGATAGGAATCCAACGTGGCATGTCTTGAACTGTAAGCTCGTTCATAATTATCCTAAATGCATGATGGGTGGATGAAGTGATGTTATGGTGTGCTGTTACGCCAAATGCTCTAAGGGTCTTACTGTATATCTTGCCTTATCATATCCCTTACTTTCCGGCAATTTCTTTAAGGTCTAGGGCTTCGCCCCCAAACCAAATTCAGTAAACAGTGCTTGTTCTTCCCCTGAAGTTATACGTCCCCATGCTGGGATTGCTAGGGTATCGGTTCCTTCTTGCAACTCATTATAGGAATCAATCAACTTAGTTGATTGACCGAACTTACGTTCTGGCTGCCTCTAAGCCAACCTCCCATAACAACTACTTCAAGCCGTCATGATACTGGCTTTATAAATCTCAGTCAATACAATAAAAAAACCCGACCTTATATCCGTAGATACAGTGGATCGGGCCGTGTTATTGGTTGTAACCTTTGGTTCCCTGATGAGAGGTTCCGAGCGGGTAGGTTACGATAGCGCTTACACGCATTTGGTTGTGACTTTACTAACTTTCCCTGCGCATGATATCGAGGAAAGACCCGCCGTCACGAAAATGTATTATACTCAGCTTCGGGATGGTCTGTGTAGGCTGGACCGAGCTTCAACGGTATAAATTGTTTATGATGGTTGAACATCGTGGGGTTTGGAAGCGGGGTTTGGAATCGAACCATTTTAGTTCCGTAGCTTATGAGGCTAGGTCACACCTTGCTCCCCGCAATAATTTGGTGTCCGGCTACATTTCTGTATAACGTGGCATTCCGTGCCACTACCAGACATAATCAGCCCAAGAGATTCCTTTCAGACATCCTTGGGATGTAAGGGCTACATATACTCCTTACAACTGAAACGGATTATGACGTTTCTATTAATTATTTGTCTATCACTTTATGGTCCCCAAAATCCCGCAACTCTAAGGATGCAGCTATCCGGTTTCTCAGTTTTAGTAATTAATGTTACGTACCGATCATTTCAAAACTGGCGGAAGATTGAGGTCACGCTCCCCAAGCGAGATTTGACCTCGCTCCCATCGATTTCAAGTCGAGTCCAGCACCTCGGCCGGTTAATCTTCCATTTTGTAGATTTATTTATTGCTGTTGCAATAATTTGTCTACAAATAATAACATATTATTTACGATTGTCAAGCTCTTTATTCAACATTTTCAAGGTTTAATCAATAAACTTGATATTCCTAGACTTCATATCTTCCCAACGATCCCTGTCTGATCAGCTTCACCGATCCACTCAGCCGTGGTATAAACATCATTATCTTCATCACTACGCGAATAGCATGTAAAGCGGTATTTACCGGGTTTGATTTTTGCAGTTTCAAGCTTCTTTTCGTAGTAATTTTTGTTTCTTTCAGTACATAGTTTTGAAATCATGATGTCATAATATTTCTTGTCTAGCATGGTTACCCACCAAAGATCAGTGCAGAACCAACCAGCTTTTTCAAAGCCTTCTTCAGGCTCTACTTCATTGCCGTCATCATAAATTTCACCAATACGAATCTGTGCAGTTTCTTTATTATAGAACCATGTCGGAGAGCTATTACCTACGCTCTGGTGGAAGATATGCTGACGTGCAAACACATCTGAACGCTGGCGTTGTCCCTTCAGAAAATTAATGGACTCACCATCAGCACCATCAAGGATACCAGCACTAGTCAGTTCTGAGAAACGATCTGGCCAATCAGAGAACACGACTTCACCAGTGGGGAAATCTACTTCAAGACTGAACTTAAGGTTGTTCTCACAAGGTTTAGCACCTATTAGGTGAACTTCATTCCCCTTGAAACGAAAGCCAAGCTTAACCGCGCAATCTTCACACCTCTGCTCGTAGGTGCCTCCAACTGTGAACCATTCTTCACCAGCCAAGGCCTTAGCGAAAAGCTCATTGTCATTAATGATGAGGAAATCATGGATCATGGTATCTATGCTGTAAATGAAATCTTTTTCATGAACATCAACGTCCTGAAAATCATACTTGCGTGGCTTATCAATATTAGCAAATTGCTTAAGGATATAAACAATTGATAGATGATCAGTATCACCAGTCACAATAATGGAACGATCTTTAATGATAGTTTTAATGTGCGTCTTAAGTAACCTCACACCTTTCATAATTTCTTGATGTGGAGTCAATTTTTCCTTTATCAACTCAAGAATCTCTTCTTTCTCAGGACTATCCAATTCACTAGCTTTTTCTTTAAGAGTTTCAGTTAGCTTATTGAAAGCCTCTTCAAGCTGGTTTTTAATATCGGGCATGATAATCCTTGCGTTAACGGTATAATGTTGTTAAAAGAACTTCTTTTTGTCAAATCGGGTTTCATGGATCATAAGAAAAATTGGACCAATAATAGCTACAATTATACTCTGAATCAGAAGTTTCTTTTTGAAGAGTTCTGGTTTAAACAAGTAGAAACTTATTTCTACTAAAGCCTCTCCTACTCCTATGATAAAGAATAAAAGAGATGGTAGAAAAATGAGTAAGAGTGGATTGGTATGCATATCAATTCTCTATAATGAAGGTTACGATTGTACACCTTGGGAATTGATAATTCAATGATGTATGTAATTTGGGATTTGAACCCGATAACTCTATATGGACTTATGTAGCGCCGGTCTTACAACGGAGTCGAACCGTCTTCTGCCTCGGTAGAGTAAGCTTACACCACAGCTTTCGATTACATATAATATGTTATATTAATTGGAGGAAGGCAACAGATTCGAACTGTAACCCCTTTCGGGGTCGTACCGCTTTCGAAACGGTCCCAATCCCTGACTGGTTTACCTTCCTTAAATATGGTCGGCAGAGTAGGACTTTCACCTACAATTGCTAAGCGTCAACATGTATTCGACTTAGACACCACATTATTAGTGGCGCGTATGATAATTCCGCCATCTGCCGTAACTTTCAGGATAAAGGGATTCGAACCCTTGGCCGCTTGCCTCGGATGCAATTACTCTACCAGACTGAGCTATATCCTGTAAAACTGGCGCAGGGTGGTGGGAATTCTCCACCGTCTCTCCCCTCGATGGGAGAGTCCTAGGTATGCTAGACGAACCCTGCATTGAACTTATATTCCTAGCTTTTTAATTGCCGATTACCATAACCTGTGATCAGGAAAGGTAATCTGATAGTGCTTTATTGATCAATCGAGCTAACCTACCGGAATATTCTTAAGACTGTTTAGTTTGTTGATTTTTACCGATGTGGTAACCATCACAAAACATACATTTGTAATTGCTAAAATAAACTGAGTGTTTCTGAGCCATTTTTACTGCAACACTTGTTGCCGTGGCCTTGGTATTGTACATCACTTTCGCATTTCCACCATCACGATAATGGGAGCGTTTGTGAAACACACCAAATATGTTACCATTTCTGAAGTTTTTGAGCATTCTAGACAATGGTAACTGGTCTTTCAATGCTAATAAGATATTTCTGATTTTCATTGAAATCCTAAATTTGGAGCGGGCTGCGGGAATCGAACCCGCGACTTGAGTTTGGAAAACTCTAATTTTGCCATTAAACTAAGCCCGCATATTGAGGATACCGATATTACCTCTAAACATCCTATGGTTGATCGCCAATATACATTGTGCTGGGCCTAGGTTTATAGTTTAGATTCTTGATGCACCTTTCAGTAACATCTATCCTCAAATCTATTTATTATTGTATAAGAACTTTTGATTTCGTGGCATTTCGCCAGAACATGTTGAATATTATAGATGTTTAATGCAGAATGTCAAGTGTAAAAAAGTCACGGAAAGGAATGATTAGCCAAGATGATATTCCACTTGTAACTCCAAACCAACACACCAGTACGGTGAGAAATGATCCACCATCAGAAAACAGTGAGTAAAGACACATAAATGTTATTACAAACATAAATGCACCAAATACAAACAAAAATATATTAAGCCACAGTGTGCGTGTCATCAGGAATAGTTTCTTCATCGGTAGGCTCAGGGTCTTTCCATGGACCTGCTAAGCCTGACCAATCCTGTACTGTAACCGACGCAAACATAAACCAGTTGTACACCGGATATGTAATGCTACCAAGCCAGCCATTCGTCACGAGAGTACGACTGATGATGTGGCCGATCCAGAAGAGACCCCAAGCTAGAGGCCATGCAATAATTTTCTTAAACATTGTTATCCTATTTATTATTAATTAAAACCAACAGATTAAGCATGTCCATCGCATACTGGTACTTGTCCCTCAAAATATCAAAGATGATACCGAGGCTAGGGTACCAAGAGCGACACGAATCAACATAGTCTGCTTCGGCTTGAAACTTGTCTCGCATTGCCAGAATCTTTTGATCTACCTTATTAGGTTCACTTGGACCTGCTGCAACCTGTTCGAACAGACCCTTCATTTCCCCGTACAATACTTTTAACGTATCGTGGAGGTCTTTACCGCCACGCTCAAGGGATGGCTTCACCATGACTGTCTCCGGTATGGTTTAAATTGATTGTAGGAGGGGTCTCTACAGGAGGTAATGCTTTAGGATAAATGTTCGACAACAGTATGCCATCGATCAATATCTTTGAGAAGAACCTACCATAGGTCATCATTTTAAAGAGGTAACTCTCTAGAGTGATGATTGTCCCGTCCAAACCATGAAAACACATATCAGAACCGAAGTCAAGGCTGGTCTTACTTTTAAAGTTTTTATACTCAGGGTCTAGGTATGTATCTACTTCGACCTTGAAGGTTCGCTTATTTTTAAGCTGATCCATACAGAACTGTTTAACAAAATCAGGGATTATCATTGCTTGATATTCACGCCAAGTTCTTTAGCCAATGCCTTTAGGCGAGCCATCTTCTTCTCTGTGGGTGTCAACTTTACATTATTAATCTCAATCTGGTACTGCTTCCATGCATTAAAGATTTTCACCTGCGCTTCCCTCTTACGAAGGTTGAAATCATGGGTAGATTCCTCAGTATTCCTAATCAATGAAAGAATAGATTCTGATCGGTATGAGTCATCATCGGTATCAATTTCAAACTGATACACTTCTGGATCATCCTTATATTCATTAAGGAATTCCAGCAAGTCATCTAGCGATGATCCACCAGAATAAGGAATAGGAGTATGACGATGAATTTTCCTCATCCCTGATACATCAATATCCTTAGGCTCAACTGGTTTTATTTTAGCTAGGTTAACTTCAATGCCATCAGCATAATAACGATTACGCATAATAAATCCTTAATGATAGTAAGAGTAGATTCCATACTTAAGAGTAATGGAATCCTCTCCGTAAATTTTCTTGAACTCAGCCATGAACTTATCAATCTTTACCTTGATATTTTCCAGCATCGGTAGCTTGTCAAGAGTCTCAATAACCCAAGGGATATCATCAATATCGTCTTTGGATGTAGTGTTAAAGTTGATTTTATGGAATGAGTCACTTGCTCGATATGCTGGCGTAAAACCATAATCTTCAAATGGTGCAAGGGAAGGATGTCCTTCAATGAATACCTGAAAATGATTGATATCTCTTTTGGCATACTTCTCTACAACCTCGATCTTACCGCCACATGAGCCACAGTAGCTGTCACTATTGATGTCGTGTGTCTTGTTACATGAAGAACACGCACGACGAGTACTTTTCTTTGTCGAGGTGATAGGTGGAATATCAAAGTAATATCCCATGGTGATGGTGCGATAGCTTCCCATTTAAGATAACCTTAGTGTAGTGGCGACCAGCCGGGAACGTTCAGACGAACGACCGTGCGGAAGCAATCAGTTTTAAGAGGAAGCGACTCATGGAGCATGCCAACGTTTCCGGCGTAGACATGATTAGCCTGCATGTCAATACGATCAAAATGACCGCTGATGCGAGAGGCTTCACCACCTTCACCTAGCAGACTTTCATCGTAAAGACCATTGTAGGCCGCACAGGCTTGGATATCCGAGGCAAGGATGATGCCTTCAGGATAAGAGAAATCAACATCATCCCAACCCTTGCTTTGGTTAAGGCTCCACTTTCTGCTGCGGCTCCACTCACCATCGTCTTTCTCTTTTACAGGAGAATGCTTGTTGCCACCATGAGCATGGATACGATGTCCACCATGACCATTACCACGATGGGCACTCTCAATCCAATAGCCATCCACATGCTTACCGGGACGACGATGGGCATTACCACCGGGAACAAACGCCTGATCAACCATAAGATAAATCGGCTGGTCAGTCTCGATGCCAGCAAGCATGCTACTCACCGTTGGTTGCCAGCGTTTGAGCGCTTCAGGTAGACCTTCATTCTTAAAGAACTTTTGCATGTAAACACGTTCAGCCATGAATTCCGGAAACTGAACTTGACCACGCTTCTGGACGATACTCTGATACATGATGTTTCCTTGTTGGTTGCCGCTGGTTCTTAAGAACCAGCGGCTTCGGTTAGCATTATGACAGTGTTAATGTGTTCAGTCAATCTTGTTACATTCGGTCAACCAGTACTGGCGTGCAGTCTGCATAACCTGACCCTGAACACCTCTCCAATCAAATCCACTAGCTGCGATAGTCTCAAGTTCTTCCTTAAGAATATCATGGGCAATCCATTTCAAATAATCACCAGTCCCATTTGGTAGGATAGGTGTTTCCTGCTCTTTCATTGCCATAACACCCTGTTCAAGACGCCATAGAGGAAGAATTTCTTCAACGAGTTCCTTGATTGATGCAAGCTTCTGATCATCGATCTTGATCTTCTGGCCCTTTGTTTTATCATTACCCTTGTGAAGCAAACCCTTTGTCTTAAACCAAAGGTCTGAGATTTCAGGATGCTCAACACATTCCCACACGATCCCCTCACCAACACCTTCAGGAGCGCCACGGAAAGTCGCCCATGGGCAGTTCTCTTCAACTGCTAGAGTAAGGTTAGAAAGAATCTCTGAGGCTGGCTCAGGCGATAGGAAGTCCACAGTTACCGTGTAGGTGGGAATCTGGTAAATGTTGAATACCTTGTTCTCGTTATCAAATAGATCACGAGGAAGTGGCTGGTACTCGCCATTAACTTTTACCTTAAAGAGAACCAAATGCTTGTCAAGGTTGACGAGAGCAACAGACTTCTGGATACCGGAGCCACACCACTCACCGTATAGAGTCACATCAGCATCAGCCGGAAACCCAGCAAATAGTTTCTCAACAGCTTCCTTATGGCTTTCAACGAAAAATGCAAAGCCATAGTTATCGGATTCAATACTGAGGATACGTTCACGCGACTGTGCTTGTAGCTTACCCGAGGATGTGCGACGAATGCCTGCATTACTACCATGGAGTTTCACGGTACCTTCAAAGGTAAGTGTTGGGAACGGCTGTCCACGGTTGTTTGAAAATTTACGAACCTTAGAAACGGTGTGTTTGAAAGATTCAATAGAAGAAAACTTTTCCATATCTTGTCTCTGTATTTAAGTCAATGTATTATAGATTTTCAAAGCCATTAAATCAAGTTATTAAACTGTAATCACAGTTCTGCTTAGTACGGAATATGGGATCAAAATAGTCCCTTTTGTTTGTGTTAATTTACCAAATTTATCAAACCTCACATAGGTGAACATCAAGTCGCTCTTATTAGTCAAACAGCGCATCACCTGAGTTAGAAGTTCTTGCGAGGTATCAAAACTCATAATATGATCATGAGTTTTGCCAGTATCAATATATGTAATGTTTACATAAACTTTATTCATAATATTTCTCACATAAAAAAGGGATGATATTGCTATCATCCCTTTAAATCAAGCGTTATTGTTATTAACGTTTCATCTTATTGATTTGAAATGTAACACCGTTAGTTTCAAACGGTAATCCACCTAAATTAAGCGTGAATTGAAGAGAGTTTTCCTTTACTCCGCACTGATTGAGGAAACCCACAAGCTCATCATAATTAACTGCATTAGGACAAACTTCACCATTCATAATAACGTTATACATTCTACTACCTCTACTCAGTTCATTGTGTAAGAAATTCTATCGGGTTAAATGTTTTATGTCAAAGGAGAATTTGGTGCCAAGCCCAACCACCAGCCCATAGGAAAGTGATCGCTAGCGAAGTAGTAATCATACTAGAAACTACGCTTGCCATGCGGTCAACAAAGTGTTCGCCTGAACTATCCTTGAAATTTTCCAAGATAATGTAAATCGTTGAAAAGATGTAACCAAGGAAGATATTGATACCGATCATCTGTTGGATGGAGATTGCCACATGAGTGATAGGTTCCATGAACCATGTCCACAACATATGGCCGATGTAGCCACTGTAGAGTGCAACTGGAATACTCATGATGAACGCAAAAATCAAACTGATAGCGATAAGAAAGAGTTTCATGTTAGTCCTTGAAGTTGAATGAGCCACGATCTTCATTGTGAAGATCATTGTAGGCCGACATCAGGATATTGGTGTGATTGACTGAGGTTTCATCTTCAACAAGGACGCCAGTACGAATCTTGAACAGGACTTCCAGTAGAGCATCATCAATGATACTGGCAAGATTGAAATTGATGCCAAGATCATGAGCCTTCTTGATTGACGGAAGTGCGAAGCCTACAGCCGACCAAACGTTTTCTTCAGTGTAAGGAATATAGTTATTCATAGAATGTTCCAATTGATTGTAATTATACCGTCATCATCATCCACATTGTATCCATTATCTTTTAGCTCTTCAACTATTACTTCGCAAATAGTAGCATCAGAGAGAAGATAGCTAATTTCAAACTTACCATTTAGGGATGCGTCTTTAATCTGTGAAGCAATTTGGGACTGGTGGCGTTGAAATGATACTTCACGATAACGCTCAGTCTGTTTGCTAGCTTCTTCGGCTGGCATGAAAGGATTAGTACTGGAACCATTCATAAGTGGTTTGAATTCCTCTAGATACTTGTTCATTTCATATGGAATTGTTTCATCGTGTTGACGTTTAAACACGATGATTTTCTTCTCAAAATCACGGATTGTCATCACACGAGATAGGCCTTCAGCCATCTTCTTCAGTGTTGAACTGTTAACACATGAGACAGTATCAAGCCACACGGTAATCCTTGAGGGACGATCAAGTAGGCGACTATGGATTGCCGCTACAAACCCTTCGATATGCTCAGGAGTCATAGTCCAAAAAGTTTTAAGATCATCACTGATGCTGTATTCGAATTGGTTAGCCATTACTTAGCTGCCTCATAGTGAGCTTCAACGTACTTGCCCTTGATAAGGTGTTCAACTTTATCACAGGGAACGTTGGTGAAGAGGGTATCCTGATTCATCTGACGATACACGAAGCACAGACCGCTACGCTCATCCTTAATGTAATCAAGCTCAGCAATGTAGCCTGTATATGTTTTATGCATAGACCTCTCATGCTCAGCTTCCGATGGACCAACACAAAGGATAATGACAATAGATATGATGAGAAAAGCAATAATTACAGATATGAATTTCATTTGAAGTTCCTTGTTAGATAGGATGAAGGAATTATAATGAATTTAATGAGTGTAATCAACTGGGCGGTTGTTATTAACCATCGCAGAAGTATGCATTTCGTTCATAATCGCGATGAGCTTGCGCTGACGCTCTTCCTCTTCCTTATTTTCAAGAATATCCTGAGCAAGGGTAGGAATACTCCAAGTGAGTTCCTTAGCCAGAAGATCATTCATCTTAATCTTAAACGTAGCCTTGATCTTACGATAGGTGCGTTCACCAGTCACAAAATCACCTTCCCACAGGATAACTTCGACTTGAAACCATGGCTTACCATCATGACGAATGACCTTGATAGCCGTGTCAGAGCAACCTTCATACGTGGAGAATTCAATGGAGTTAACTGGATACTCGACCAAATTGCTACCAGTAAAACGCTTGAATTCAAATCCTTTGATCTTGTTGTCAAGGATAGCCAGTCTCACATAATCAACCCACTGGTAATTATTACTATGGATGATGTGATTGTGATTATCGCAGATGTCCCACATCAAATCGAAATCGTTGTAGTTGAAAGGAATTTTGGAAGAGTCGATATGCATGGTCATTCCATGTGGTTGATGTGAGAAGTATAATGGAATTAAATATGACAGTCAACAAAAAACCCTGACCATTGCTGATCAGGGTTTGGATTGGTCCGGCTAGCAAGATTCAAACTTGCAACATTCGACTTAGAAGGTCGATGCTCTGTTCAGTTGAGCTATAGCCGGATGTTATTTGATAGCTTGTTGCGACCCAACAGAACATTTCCCAATATTCGATGTTTGGCGTTGTGTTCCTGAATCGAACAGGATTCACCCTCACAAATTGAGGGGATTCTAGCTACTAATCTTTTCGACCAATGTTTGGTAGGGGTACTAGGATGTTTGCTTTGCCATTAAACTAACACAACATATTAACGATAATTCAAAATCTTTTCAACACATGTTTTGACGAAGATCGTATTATCACTGATAGCACAGATAAAGTAAACTCCGCTCTTCTTGACAATCTCAAAATCTTTACCATGCATAGATTTCATTTTATTTACATAAAATGGAACCTCTTTCCAAGATTGCAATACAACTCCATTCGATACTTGAGCTACGATCAACGATTCAGTCATCTTATAATTACCGAAGTAATTTCGAAAACGGAAATAGAATCGTTCTTTCAATCGATCTACCGCATGTCGGGAGACCACGACTTTTGCTGTAATGCTCATATCAAAGTCTCTAAATTTGGTCCGCTCGGAGGGATTCGAACCCCCATAATGCCTAGTTAGAAGCTAGGTGCCCATCCCTTAGACCACGAGCGGAAAGTATTATCTATTATAGACAATTAATTGTTTGCTGTCCAGAGTATTTATTCTGCTTCAGCTTTCTTTTTATTTCCCTTCTCAGCCTTGACTACACCACTATCCATCATAGCGTCAATGACCACACGAACCGCAGTCATTCGGTTTTCGTACATGACAGACGGAATGACATCCTTGGACGGTGCTTTGAAGTATGCACTAAACCATTCATCATTGACTATGGCCTGAACCAGCCATTCATTAACAACGAGTGACTTACAATTGAGAGCTACGTATTCGAAGCGTTCTTCATCAGTACGGATATTCATTAATGATCACCAAAAAACATATTAGCAATAATGGACCAAAGGATAAGCCAACCAAAAGTACTTCCGGCCTGCGTAGTAAATTCGTGACTAGGGAATGGAACACCTGAGCATGCAGTCCAAACTACACTGATTAGACCAAGGATGATACCAATTAAAATGACATTCATAGGATTCCTAGGGTTAAAGAAAATGGGACTAGGAATTGAACACTAGTCCCTTCCGCCCTCTCAAGGTTCGGTTTACTCGGCGCTGGTGGTATCTTCGCTGGTGACTTCAGTGGTATCGACGGTGGTTGTATCCGTGGCAGTGGTCGTGTCGGCCTTGGGAGCCTTCGGGGTACGAACCTTGCGAGCCGATGCCGGACGCTTATTGTAAAAATAGACCTGTGCAACTTCTTCGGTAAGTTCAAGTTCCTTCATTAGGAGAGGAACAGCAATCGACTTGGTAAGCTGGTCAGCCGGGAGTGCAGCAAGGAAAGCAGCAGCACGGTTGATCTTGCTATTCGGATCAGGCTTGCGACCACGCTTCTGTGGGGTCTTGACTACCGGAGTTGCAGTTGCGGTGGTTGTGGCGACAGTGGTATCTGTTAGAGCTACGGCAGTATCGTTCATTGTGTTTTCCTCAAATGTGTTGTGAATTAGGTCCGATTGGACAATTAAAATGTTATCTTCGATTAATGTATTTGTCAAGTTAAATCGTTTTGCAGCTTGACGTGTCTTACGTTTCTTAACTTCAGGTTCTACGGGTGTTTCAATAACAGGTTCATCTTTTTCTGCAATATAATCATTGGAGATTAGATTCCAGCTTTTGAATACACTTTCTTCCTTATTTTCAAACTTAACAGTTACATCATAATAGGGATATGACTGCTTATAGCCATGTTTTTCTTCAAAGAAGGAAACTTTCCCTACCTTTCCTGCATGCTTGCCAGTGTCAGTAACACGAACTTCTTTGCCCTTCTTTAACTCATTATCTGAAAGCATATTATTTTCCTTTGTAGATAGGCTCTGCCTTTTCACCCTTGGGAATTACATACCTTTCTGATAAATGCTCAAAATAAGCTTCGTCCAAATATTTGACTTCCTTCTGGCATCGCTTCTCATGATTCTTCCAAGCTGCGATGGGGTCATTCTCAAAGAAAATCCATTTAATGTCAATATCTGTTCCAAACACTTTATTTAAGTGCATTATAATCAAATCATGTCTGACCAAGATCATAGTAGCATCAGATATAATGATATCACTCTTTCCAGATTTTAATGCATCTTTATAATGATCATACTCACGACATGGGTTATCTATGAAGTAAGTATTTGGTTTTGTTAGGGATTTACCTAGAATGGTTTTACCACTTCCCGGAAGTCCCATGATAACAGTTATTGTATATTTCATATAAAAGGGCAGATATTTCTATCTGCCCTGAAGGTTACGTATTGGTGAATCAGCTTAGGCGGAAATCGATGTGGTCAACGATGTCCTTCCACTTGGTGGAACCATTGATTTCGGAGAGTTCGAAGCGACCCGACTTCAGGAATCGAGTATTTGCTTCATTCACACCCTTATGGATGCGGCCAAGCACGATTTCACGGCCAATGGCCTTGACAAACTGATCCTTGGGATTGCAGTACGAAATACCGAAATCGACGGTGTTGGTGTCATCATTGATACGATAGCCAACGGTACGATTGCCGTAGGGATCGCGGAGGTGTGCAAACTTAAATTCCTGACGTGCCATGATGGTGAAACCTATGTGTTGTGGGAGTGAAGTAAGTATAACAATTAATTTGTAAGAGTCAATCCAAGCCTTCCATCAATTCTTCATAGGTAGGCATATCTTCACGAGAGCCAAATACAAACTTGACATCAATGGTATCGTCAAATGCGTCATCGTCACCCGGACGATAGTTACCCTGCGCTGTTCTTACGATCATTTGCAATCAACTCCTTATAACCATTGAGTAATTTTTGGTAGTTAAGATCAAACGCACTCACCAGTGATGCTTGCGCGATCAGGATGCCAGTCACGATATATTCAAGCTTAGCTTTCTCCATATGGCTCATAGTGTTGGACTCTTTAATGTCCTTCTCGTAGCCATCGATTCGTAGCTGTAGACTGTTGAATGTTGAGATAGCCTTCTGTTTGGCCTTGGTCATTGCCATGACTGTTCTCTCTGTATAATGTATTTGATGGTGGTGATCTGAAGCTTAATTGCACGTTTAATAAGTTCAAAGGTAGCCTCATACTCAGGGTAGAGCTTGCGGGCTGTCTTGAGCATGGGAAGATGATACTCTTCCGTTTCATCGATATACCTTTGCATCTTCTCCATAGAGAAGACTCCAAGCATGGTCGATAGGTTATGCCACCTGTCAACACCTTTCACGATAGCCGATTGTGGAGTGCTAATCAGACCAAGGAAATATGTCTCCTTGGGAAGCACATAGCCACGATGCTTCTTGGTCAATAGCTTGGCATCTGAGGCAATCTCAGGACCAAATTTATGATCAAGTTCTTCAAAGCCGATGTCATTGTCTTCAGGAGTATCGTGAAGGAATGCCAGAGCGATACAGCGACGAAGCATGTCATCAGGAAGGCCAAAGGTACGGATCGTACTGGCAATCCAAATCTGGTGGTAGAACTCAGGAGTAACACCATCCTTGCGCACACCAGAATGATGCTCTTCGGCATAATTCATGATTTTCAGTTCTTTCCAGAACTCTTTACCCTTGAGCCAAGAGTTCAAAGAAATACGTTCTTTTTCGATGTGGTTGAGTGACATAATTTTCTCCTTAGCGGGATAAGTAGTCTGCACAATTTAATTATAAAAGTCAATACGAAAAGACCCACTCAAGGGAGTGGGTCTATAAATTCAAAGCGGCCTTCTTCGTAAGGTATCTTCACGATTTGACCTAATTGGTTTATGAACAAATATTGATCAGCAATTTTAGAACTTACAGGTAATCGACCAATGCAAACATACGTCTTACCAGCGTAAAAGCCATGTTGAATTAACCATTTAGAAAACCATAGATCATTGCATTTGATTATAGCTTCTCTCAGTTCTTGAGGTTTAAACATTTGAACCTCCGGCGAAAGATCATCCATGTTACACCACAAAGATTGCGGAATCATAAGGAATTGTCACAGTAACACCGTCTTCACGAGTTAAGGTGATGTTTGTTCCGTTACGACTTCCTTCGTACTGCTTATAAAAATTCAGTCCAGCATTTGCAATGCTCTGACGCATTTCATCAGAGATATCAAAATGAAGACCTTCGTTAATCCAATACTTTTTCATTATCTTACCTTTTCATTAAGGAAATCGTTACGAAGCTGTTCCTGTTTATAATTCTCAATGGTGACCACAGCGTTGATAAGAACATCTGATACAGTCTTATTCTCAGCTAAAATTTTAGCTAAAGAACGCAAAGTACTAATCTGTTCATTCAAACTAGCTATGCTACTCATGCTAGTTTGCTCTTGATTAGCTGTGATACCTTACTCATGTCGGCCTTTCCAGCTAGTTCAGCCTTTACAAGAGCCATGATCTTGCCCATATCCTTCAGGGTGGCGCTTCCAACAGTTTCGAAGGCCTTGGTAACGGATGCAAGGATGGCTTCCTCTGAGGCCTGCTCAGGGAGGAATTCCTTGATGATCTTGAGTTCTGCTTCTTCCTTATCGGAAAGATCAGTACGCTTGGCAGCGATGAACTGCTCAATCGAGTCAAGACGCTGCTTGATCATCTTTTGAATGATTGTAACGATGGATGGGTCATCCAGTTCGGTACGTGTGTCTACTTCCTGCTGCTTAATGGCTGCAAGAACAAGAGAAAGGGTTTGTGAACGTGCGGAAT